TTCTGCGGCTGATGCTTCTAGTGAAGCGTGGCCACCAGCGAGTGTTAGCTGACCGACAGGAACATCAGTTCCGTCCTCAGCACGAACAACACCTGTGTGGAAATATGCGTACTTGCTGCGGCTGCGCGGTGGCTTAGTTCCAAAGCTCATTCCGATGTGGTCAACGTGCCATGCTGCGATGTGGCCGAATACGTGGCCTTCATCATCTACAGTAAGAGGCGTTGCCTTCTGGAGTTTTGGATTGTCAAACCATTCACGCGGCGGCGCGACTGGAATGGCGCCAGCAACTACTCCGCACGCTACAAGCGCGGAAGCTTCTACTGGATCCATTTCGTCGACGTAAACTCCGTCGGGAATCACGATGTCCTCCTGTTTCTCGTCTTCAACGAGGTAGATTTGGCACTCTTGAAATGCCGGTTTTGGCACGAGAGTAACAGCCATAACTCGTGCGTGAGTAATCACGAGCTTGTCTGCGCCAATCTTACCACTGTCTTCTTCTTCTGATAGATCAGCTCTTTCTTCATTTGCTTCGAACTGATCCAAATCCGCGGATACTCCACGGATAAATCCATTGCGCACTAGGCGCTCTGCCTCTTGTCCATATTCACCCTGGTCAAAGACTCCGGTGGCATTTCCAATACCATTTTCAACTCGTTCCATATGGTCGATACGACCAACAACAACTGAACCGTTATGGCCTTCAGCAGATTTGATCTGCCACATAAGAGGGAGTGGTAACTCACGAATTTCAATCGCGCCCTTCTTAAACTTGCGACCATCACCAGACTCTAGATCTTCTGGGATAACAAGAGGAATGCTGAACTTACCGCCGTCCTCGTATTCAATGTGGCCGCTTGCCTTGAGAACGCGATTACGCGCATCTTTAGCTCGTGCTGAAAGAGACGCAGCCTCGATTACTTGTTCGCTTGAAAGGATCTCGTCCATAGCGAATACTCCTTTCTTCATTCCAGGGTTGTCCTTATCACCAGGCCACATACCTGTCATTTCCTTGTGGCGTAGTGAGCAGTAACCCTTAGCTCTTGGTCCCATATACTTCTTTAGGTTGCGGTAGCAACGTGTCCAGTCTCCTGGAGTGTTCCAACGAATCTTTACAAGACCGCCCTTACCAACTGTCCAATAACGGCGTAGGTTCTCAGCGTTGCCGCGATTACGGTCAGGGCCGCCAGCAGCCGTGAGGAACATGATACTTCCGCCTGCGCCCCATAGAACTGTAATAAAGTCCTTATCTGGAGTTGCGCTAGCGGCAACTGGAGCAATACCGTCTACCTGCTCAATTACTGACTTTAACGCACCTGAGTCAAGCGGCACAACAGGTGGAGGAGTCGGAGAATTCATATCAACAAGGAGAGCCTCGTTGCGTATCCACTTGTTATCTTTGCGTGTGTACGTCATAGGATCTGTGCTGGTTGAGCTTGCAGGCACCAATGAAACAAGTTCAAGAACTGCACCTGGGTCATCTTCTGAAACAACAGCAAAGAATACTGGTTGAACGTCTGAGGTCTCAGGCGTCATCTCTTCTGACTTGCCAGCCTTAGCGGCAGAAGCTACCTTAGGAACTGCAGGCTGATAGTAAAGTTTGTTTGGATAGTAGTACTTACCGTCTGATCCTTTAACCTTCTTGTTAAGGAACGGTGCAAGCAGCGGGTGCTTGTAAGGATCCATAATCATCTTTACACCAGTAAGATCTTCAAGTTCTTTTAGGAAGTCTGGCTTTTCATATTGCTTAGTCTGCCCTGGTCCAGTGATAATTTCACTTCCAGGTCTAGTGACTGGCTTACCTGCAGCATACCCATCGCGCTGATCCTTAACAAATCCTGGCCAATCGTTTTGTGCCTTTGCAAGATCACTTGCATTCATGCGAGGAAGTGTTCCTGGCAATTGCGCGTATGGACGGTCAATAGGTGTACGAGGCTCTGCAAGAATTCCTGAAGTATCCAAGGGAGTTTGATCTGGAGCTTGACCTTGGCCTGCAGAATACGTAGGCCTATTTGGGGCAAGCTCAACTGTAGTAATTGGAACTTCTATAGTGTTGCCACTTCCTTCTAGTGTAACGCTAACTGTTTGCTTGGCTTGGTTGATTGCAACGATTCTACCTGAGCCTTTCGCTGCGTCTCCGCCTACCACTACTTTTGATCCTACCTTAGGCCTTCTTCCAAATTTTCCGCCTTTTTGACGAGGCTGATCTTCAACGGCATCACTTCGGTTTTCAGATGTGTAGATTCCATCACCTGGGATTCCACCTGGTGTACTGGCAGAAGGAGTTTCACCTGCCGCAGTTAAAGTTCTGTCAAGAAATTCTAAGTCTAGCTCATTTGCAGCCGCAAGAATCATTGAAGCTTCGTCGTAGTCAATGTCAAACAAAGACACTGGGCGATACGCATCTTGCTGGAATGATGCAGATAAGAATAGAGCAGACTCAGGGTCAATTTCAATATGAGTCTTTTCTGTTACGTCATCCTCTTCATCAAGAGCGAGGTCGTAACTTGCAAGGTCAGGGCTGACTCCGTCCAGCATATGCCAGTGCCCAGAGTCCCATACGGAGACAAGTAAGTCTTCATCAATTTTGTATAGGCGGTCAATGCCTGAGCCGTCCATACGCAAACGGGCAAGAAATTCAACTGCTCCATTTTCAGGGGAGAATGCCGCAAGATCTGCATCGTAATTATTCTCTGCTACAAAGTCAAAAGGATCTGCAACGTAACCGAGGTCTGCGTAACCGTCAGCCTTTAGCGCTTTCTTGTTTTCGCGCTCGACAATTGCTCGCGCCCAACGCCACGCGGCGTCGCCACCCCAGAGAGCCCACGCGATACGCCCGCGAGACGGGAAACCGTCTTCGCCTGGCTCATAGCCTTTCGCCTTCTTATCAATTTCATGACGAGGAAAATATTTCGCAATATGGCGAACTTTCTCGATACCAATTTGTCCGCCCTTCGCGAGTGTGCGTGCACTGTTAACTCCTACGGGAGTACCACCACGCTTGTGCTCTTTGCGCCATTCAAGGCCTCTTTTTGCCTCGGCCTGCGCTGCTTTAGGAATTGTGTATAGTCTGCTGCCTGCTGCAACGATGCTTACGTCTAAAGATGTCAATGTTGCCTGGGCTAGCTCTAATGCTGAAGAAATATCTTTACGGGTAGCTGGCTTCCATTTTGCAGAAGCAGTGAGTGAGGAGAAAGTTCCAGTCTCAACTACAGTGTTTTCATCTAGGTCAATGATGACTGCATTTACATCATCACTGAATAAAGCGCGTGAGCCACTCTGTCCTACATGTTTCATCCGGTGTTTTTTCCTGTCTCATCGGTAACTGGTCCGCCTGCAATCCACGCGTCACACGTACGCGAAGCTGCACACTTAAAGTCTAACGCCTCGCAATATCCTAAATCGCCCGCGGCAACCACGTCATAGGAATCTTCAACGTTTTCGTCGCCTTGCTGCAGACCTTGGGCAATACAGCCTTGCATCTTAGAGGTCTGAATAAACGCCGCGCAGTTACCGCATAGGCTCTTCTTTGCATCGCCTATGGTGACGCTCCAGCGGTCTGCCTTGACCTGCCAGAACTCGTCATTAGGCTCCGCAGGGTTAAGTGGGCCGTACCCTACGTTGTCAATTGCGTTCTGACGGTTCTTGATATTCAATGCAATGTCCTGCGTTGCAGGTGGGCATGATGTATCAGCCGCGGCGGTCATTGCTGACGGCTCGCCAAAAACAATCTCGCGAACAAAACCTTCTGGCATTTCTTTACCGTCCTGCATGTCGAGGATCCATGCGTTAGGTCCTTCTGGGTCAATACCGCCTAGAGCTGCCATCACTAACTCAAACATACCGTCAGAAGTAACCTTCATGTTAGGATTTTCTTCTGTGCCTTCAAGTTGGTCATAAAGATCTGGGTAGTCATTAAGAACCTGGTCAATATCTGCTTGCACGTTGATAAGTCTTTGGTCGACAGGCTCTTCCTTAAGAGCTTCAAGAGACTTCATTATAGAAAGCTGCTCTTCTTTAACGGCAATCTTTTCTGATGATTCTTCCCTGGCTGGCCCAAAACGGTAAGACATTGACAAGCCAGTTGTTGCAACAGATAGGTAGTCGTCTACCTTATAGTTCGAGCTGAAGTTCTTGGCTCTTTCCATAAGCATTTTTTCACGCTTCTTTGGATCAAACACTTTACGGTCATTATCAAAGACGTACTTAAAGCCTTTGTCTGAGGCTACAATTGAAAAGACGTGCTCTTCTGTGCCAAGGTCATATGCGCGGATTACTTTTATCATTTCGTCTTACCTCTTCCAGTAGTTTCTCTTCATTGATTTTGCAAGCGCGTCATTCTCGGCTGTGCCTGGTGTCGCGATTCGTGCAAGACGTTCTTTCATCGCATCCTTGAATGCATTGTAGCTTCCCCACTTCTCAATGATGGCGGCAAGCTCTTCACCTTTAGGCTGGAACAAAGGATTATCAAGATTGGTGATAAGCTTGTCTACCTGGTTTAAGAACATCTCTTTAGTGCGTGCTTCTCCAGCAGTATCTATAAGTCTAGGGATAGCTGATTGGTACACGTCTCCAGCTGATGGCCAGTTTCTTCCCAAGAAGGAAGCTATGCTGTCATCGTCTGTGTCAATGTTGATAAGGCCATGATCAATTGGGAATATTCTCAACTTGTTAGTGGCGTTATCAAACGCGACCATCCAGTTTGCATCATGACGGTCTTCAGAGTCTCCGAGCATATCTATAATTGCCATGCTAAGAATATCCTCAGGATTACTTAACATGTCAACAAAAGTTCCATTGTTTCCAAAGAATCTGTTTCCAGCCTCTGGATTTACTACTCCGTCGTAGAACATCTTTTCTGCGTTAACAGGAGATGCGCTAATAGGTAGTGTAGCCCCAGCTTCGGACATGATAAACACGTCTAGGTTCTCACGAGATGCGCGAACATCTGGAATACCGTGAAGACCAAGAGCGTTAAGTACAACGTTAGCCTCAACCTCGCTGGTTAGTCCTCGTACGCCATTCCACTCTCTAGAAAGATTCTCTTCCTTGACAAAGAATACTTGTCCGCTTTGCTTATGAATAACTTTGAACGTTGTGTTCTGTCCACTTTCATACTTACCTAGTGGAGTTGCTGTAAACCCAGCAGCTTGCAGCGCTTCTGAGTTGTCCAAGAAGTCGTCTACCGAGAAGTCAGTGAGTGCCTCGCCAATTCCTCCAAACGGATCTGCAAAGTCATAGTCTGCACGGTACTCTGCGTCAAGCCCTGTGCGTAGACGGAACAAATCGTCCATAGGCATCTTGCTATCTTTATCAAGAAGCTGCTTTGAGACGTATGAGTTAAGAGCTGCCTTAGCCGCAGGAGACAAGAAGCCGAGAGGGCGATTGTTTCTTAGCGCGTCGCGAATTGCTTCCATATGAGGACCAAGCTCTGGGTTATCAGCCTGGAATGCATTGTCCATAACTTGAGCAAGAGCGTTAGCACTCATATTTGGCTTATTTTGTCCAGCCTTGATGCGGCGCTCAGCGTTCTTAATTTGATTGTAGTTAACTGCTTGCTTCTGCTCGCGCGCATCTGGAGTTAGATGCTTAACACCGTCCCACGGCTTTTGTATGAGAACTTCTTTTCCTAGCCAATTTTCTGCACCTGGGTACCAACCAACAAGCGCTACCTCAAGAGGAGTAGGAAGACTATTAAGATCTCCTCCACTAGCTGCAAGCTTTTGATTTAGCTTTTCAACAAGAGCTTTTTCTTCTGGTGTTCTCGCCCTACGCTTAAGAAGGCCTATCACGTCTGCAGCGATGTACTGGTCTTGCCAGTTAAATCCGTTTAGTGCCCAGACAAACGCGCCTTGCCAGCTTCCTCCTCCTGCAGCAAATACCTTTACCTTTTCAATTCCATTAGCAATGTACCAGTTTTCCATGTAACGGTTGTAGGCGCTAGCAAATCCTTTTTTCTTGTTTCCTCCAGCAATTCTAAGAATTTCGTTCTTTACTGTAGCTTCATACGTTTTATTGCCCTGCGCATCAGTCGTAACTTCAATGCTCATGCTGCGAGTGCCGTCTCCGACTTCTCGACCATTTTTTTCAACAAGAAACCCTATAGACAAAGAGTATCTTTCTTTTCCAGATTGACGTTCTTGAGCATCACTTCTTACATAAGATCTTACGCTTGTAGCATTTATTGAAAAACCTTCAGACCCAAAAGAAACGCCTTGGCGGGATCCAAAAATATCCTTAACAATTTCATTTAACGCTTTGTCTGCGTTAATTTTAGCTTGCACATCTCTAGAGTCTGAGGCGTCAGCGACTGCTTTTAGAGCTGCAGCCAACGACTCAAAAGAAGCTCTTGTTGTGGCAGCCTTAGCAATTTCTGCATCTCTGTCGCCCCACGCAGAGAAATCAGACTGCACTACGCCTTCTTGAACAAGAGGCTTGATGTTATCTGGAATTTCACTTGTGTCGTTAATTCCCCACGCTGCTCCTGAGCGGGCAACGTTAGGAGCTGGTCTAATTGGAGCGTCTAGACGAGATTCAACGTCTGTAGAAGGAGTGGCAGGTGATGGCGCAAGAGAACCGGAAGGCGCGGTAGCAAGAGACCCATCAGGGTTAGACACTGCCTTAATCTGATTTGCAGAGCGTACAGCAACCTTGCCATCATCAAACTTAATACGTACATACTCTGGATCATTCTGAATACTTACGACTGTTCCACGCTTGCCATCACGATTAGCGGTGACAATTGAACCTGCGCCAACTACAGAACCGTCTGATGCGAGCGTAGTGTTATTGACTGAGTATCCAGCTTCACGAGCACCTGGGTAGACGAAAGTAGACGCAGGAGCTTCTGTTGCTGGCGCAGCAGGAGCTGGCGCAGCGGGAGCTGGAGTTGCATTAGGGGAACGAAGTGCAACCTCTTGACGAATTGCTTGCGCTACTCCTTCAGGCAGTTCTGTCCAGCCGTACGCTCTTCCTCCAGGGCTTAAAAACCAATCAGCGTCGGATTCAAGACTTACTGCCCCACCATTAGGGTGAATCGAAATTACTTTTGCATCTTCAAGGTCAGTTTCCGCAGTTTGAACGAGCAGTATGCCATTGTTAGGGTTGTACGCAATAAACTTAACATCTGGAGACATTCCATTGCTGAATATTCCAACTAGTGCGTTAGCAGCGTCATCCAGCATGAGAACAGTCTGTGGTGACGTTGAAGGGTCTTCTTCATTGATGTCTGCAAGCGCGTCTGAGAACGGAGCAAATTCAACTGAGCTGCCTGGTGCTGCTTCTGTTGCAGGAGCTGGAGGTTCTTCTGGGTTAAGAAGTCTAATGTCTGGATCTGGCGCATCAACAAGAGATGAATCAAGTCCTGCAGCATCTACTGCGTCGCCATCAAGAACTTCTCCATTAACGTCTGTGTAAAGACCTTTTTGTGCGTCCCAACGAATGTCCTCACGGGAAAGACGCTTAATAGCTTCTTCTTCTGACATGTCATTTGACTCATCACGAAGATTAAATAGAATTTCGTTGGTGTTAATATTTAGAAGTTGTAACGCATCACGAAGCGCTTCTGCCGGCACTTCAGCTACTCCAGCATCTCCTCCAAAATCTAGAAGAGCTACACCAGAACCATCGGTAATTGCATCAAGCATCTGGTCAATAAGATCTGCTGGATTATAGTCTGCAGCTAGTATTCTAGGATTGTCAGTATAACCATTTTCATCAATGTCTGGGACTGACGGGATGTATGGATCTGTGTCCATGTCAAAGTAGTCTGGATTGTCATAGTCAACAGGAACGTTCTCTATGAGAGATCCAGTAATCTTCTTCTCTGACTCACTTCTTTTATACGCGGGTGACTCGTCGTCAGGGTCTGCTTCCTTAATCTGACGAATCTCGTCAGTCATGTCCTCAATAAGTTGAACATCCTCAGGAGATGATACGCCTCCTTGAGCGTCAAGAAGTTTACGCACGTTGTTGCGGTTACCGTTAACTGCATCGTACGCATTGGCGATGACACGGTTAGGGTCTCCACCGGCCTCGTAGACTGCGTTGTAAAGAGCCTCGGCCAGCACAAACTCTTCTCCAGCGTTGAACTCGAGAGCTCCACTGCCTGTGCCACTAACTTCTCCTGCGCGACGCGCTGGTGCATTAGTTACATCTTCAAGATCTGCAAGATCTGGGAGATCATCGTCGTCTCCTACGTTTGCATCAAGGATGTCCTGCATTGCATCATCGTTAGGACGGCCAATCAACGCTTGTGTAAACGCAGCAACAAGATCACTGAGGCTGAACTTTGTTGCAAGGCGCCGTGGGTCATCTGTAAAGTCTGTTGACTCTTCATCGATGCGACCTTCTGGCTCATATTCTGTGGTGCGAAGTTGGTATGCCCCAGCAGGCTTATCGAAATCTCCGAATAGAGCAGGAGATCCTGGTGTGCTAGGGCTTGGTGCTTTTGGGAGTGTGCCTCCACCTGGTGACGGCGGTTCGTCTGGGCCGGAACCAGTAATATCTTGAAGAGCTTCTTCCCAGTCTTCTTGCGTGCTGAGTCTTGACATAAGAATACCATCTTCGTTACTGTCAGGCCCATCGCCAATTAGTTTCCTTGCAAGTTCTTCAGACACTGTCTTTTCTGGGAATGTAAAACGAACAACACGCTCGTCACCAAAAGCTAAGCCCGTCTGTTGCGGACTTAGATCTACGTAGATTCCTAAATCGTTTGCCTGGTCAACAATGTGCTGCATTATTGTTTTTTCGTCGTCCCAAAGATCATCCATCTCCGCTAAAATAATGTCATATTCTTTTCCATCTGGTTTTTCAATAGAGTTAGTTGAACCCCAGATTCCACGTGACGTGTCTACTGGCCCTGAGCCAGAAGGTGGTTCGCCTGGGCCGCCTACCTTGTCTACTCCGTCTCCAAGATTTTCATCAAGATCTAAACCGTAGGCTTCATTAAATGCATCTTTAGCATCTGTAGGTATGTCAAATGTTACTCGCTTAGTAAGCCCATCTTCGCTAGTACTTACTACCTTGACACCGAGCTTATCAAGACCTTTACCTTCTAGCCACTTAGCAAGCGCTTCTTGCTCAGTCATCTCTGTTGGGTCTTCATCTTCAAGCCCTGGAATGTCCTCGAACATGTCGCTTGAACCTAATGTTTCAAAGTCAACTGTGTAGCGTTCGCCTGGGCCTGAGCTACCTTTTGCTTCTTCAATCATTCCATCATCGATAAGATCTTGGAACGTTACACCTTCTTCAAAGTCACCATACGCTTTGACAAAATCAGCTTTAGCATCTTCAGGGATTTCCAAGACAGACTCTGGTCCGCCATATCCATCTGTAAGTAACTTAACTTTGACACGTCCGTCAAGACTATTAGCTTTTAACCATGCATCAAGAATTTCTGAGTTTTCATAATCGCCGTCTGGGTCAAGACCGATTTGTTCAAGTGTCTCTTCATCACGGAGGGCGTCGAAATCAACTTTGTAATTCTTGCTTTCGACAGAAGTAGCATTGCCAATACCACGAAGAGCTTCGTTTACCTTTTCTGCGTATTTGTCATACTGCTCATCAGACTCCCAGTCGATACCGCCGTCGTCTTCAATGCGACCAATAATCTTGTCGCCAGGCTCCCATCCATCTGGGTACATAACAACGTTTCCGTAATTGTCAGGTGCAAACGTTACACCCTCCATGTTGTACTCTCCAGTGCTGTCTTCACGCATTTTCTTATTAAGAGCGTCCAGCGTAGACTTGTCAATTTCAACAAAGTCTTCAGTAACGACACGAGCGTCGTATCTGTCGTCTCTAGGCTCTTGTGGGAATTCGCGTGGAGGCAAGTTCTTCTCCATGTTGCGACGAAGATCTTGTTCTGCTTTCTTAACTTGTTCAGGTGTAGTTGGCTCTGTTTGAGGAGCTGCTCCAGGTACTCTGTTTCCGTCTTCGTCAACGTAGTACATTACAGCATCTTTGTCTCTAACAATTGGGTTGTCCTTTGTAAATGTATCATTAAGATAATCTACTAATCCTGGAACACCTTGGTTGTCAATTTCATCCCATGACTCAAAACGACGTGAAGGGCCACGGCCGTCGGTGCCTTCTGCTGGAATCCATCCGCCTGAGTGTCCAGCAATGTACGTTCCATCGTCGTTGAGACGCGCGATGATTGGATATGTTCCACCATCACGTAATGGCATTTCACGAGTGTATGACTTATCATCGTTAGCATCACGAGTCCAAGCATTAGGGACTACGTTTCCGTTAAGGTCCTTATCGCTTAGTGGGCGAGGTGCAGGACGCTGTGCGTCAAACTTCTTGTTCTCTTCAGCACGCTGCTGCTGAGTCCTAGCAATATCTTTAAAGTCAACAACATCTTCTTCAGTAGCTCCAGGAATTCTTGCAAGAGGAAGCTCGCCGCTTTCTTCTTCAAGGCGAGCAATCTCCTTGTCAAACTCTGGCTGATCCTTTTCAATAAGCGCATTAGCCTCGGCCCAGTTGCGAGCATTTCCAACTGTGCCTGCTGGGCGTCCGTCCGCATTGAGACGTGTAACAGATTGTGGTTGACCGTTTGGTCCAGGGATAACTGCGTAGTTATCGTCTGATACATAGTAAGGACCTTGCTTCTTCCAACCAATTGGTAGTTCTTTGCGAGCGCCAGATAGGTCTGAAACTGAAGGGATGTCCTGGTCAAACTGATCTTTAAATGATGGCTCCTCTGGAGCTTCCATTCCTGGAATACGTGCTTGGTACACTGCGGCATTGCTACTGCTAACTGGGTACAGTCCAGGTTGAAGTCCAGGTACTCCTGAAACTTCAATAAGACCAAATTCAGATGTTAATGATGTACCTGTTGCTGTGCGCTCTACAATACTGTTTGAGCCAGCGCCGACGTAGTTACCACGGGCAACTTGAATTGAGCCATCAGGCAAACGGAAGCGGAAGTTAATGCCGCGACCCATTTCAACCCACTGGCCAAAACGGTCACGCCACTGTAAAGCAACACGTGCTCTGCGAGCTGCAGAAGAGTTACCACTGCTAAACGCTGCTGTGATAGCAGTTACGTCATCAATCTTAAAGTACGCAGGGACCGCAGACGCCTGTAATGAGCGAAGGCGTAGAAACGCGTGCTCACGCTCGATAGACTCAGGCGGAAGCGAGTGGGCCATAGCAACAAGAGGGCGAGCCTCATCTGAGATTGCAGGGTCAGCCGCAATCCACTCTGCGTACTTCTTGCGAAGGTCCTCACTGGTTAGTGACGCATTAAGAGGAGACAGCGGGTGTCCCTTTGGAAGAAGGTCCGCATGCTTAGTGCTAACACTTGCAAGAAGAGTCTTTTGATTCAAACTAATAAACTTTGTGACCTCGCGTAGAACTCCGTGATTGCGAGACTCTTCTGGGAGTGATGCAAGCTCCTTCATCGCGCGAGCCATAACAATCAACGCAGCGCGTGGTGTTACATGACGCTCAGGTAGTGCTGTCTCATTGGCTGCGTGAACAAGCGAAAGGACCTGGTCGTTAAGAGCCTTTTCGCTCTTAGCCTTTGCCTTTGCTGACTGCGCAACCTTACGATTAGAGTTGCGGTCAATCATTCTGTTGATTGGTGAGTCCATGGTTATTCTCCTGTTGCCTTTCTTTGCTTCTTTGGCAGGAGGTCTGCATCTTTGCTTTCATAGAGTTTTGTTGCTAGTTCGTACGCTCGTGAGAAAGGCACATCGCCGTCACGGACGCCACGTAACCAGGCGCCTCGTAGGGCTGGGATCACTTCGTATCCCATACCTGAATATTCAGCCATAGAAAAAATTGCGTGCTCTGGTGAGCCATACTCGTCCGCAGACTTAAGCGCAACCTGGAGAAGTTCATGCTGTAGAACAGCTGCCTCTCCACGAGATGACTTAGGGTGAGCCTTAGGTAGCAAATCATTGTCCTGCTTGTAATTTGGATTTGCTGGGCGGCCGCTCTTAAGAAGCTTAAGGAATGCGTTAACACGCGCCATTGCCCACTGGTCACGAGTCTTACCTGGTCTGTGACTTGATGAGAACGCTCCAGCGCCGCGGCGGTATACTGCCTTCAGCATTGGAAGTGTTGCCTTACGTCCAGCCTTTGAGTTCTTGTTGTGCTCTTCAACCTTATTGCGAAGAGCTGTTTCTACCTTGTCGGAGAAAACAATTTTCTTTGAGCCTGCGGCAGATCCTGGCTTGTTTCTCTTTGAGCCGTAGATACGGTCCTTCTTGGGAGCGCGGCGTGATGCTGCAAGCTCTGCGTCAGAGTCGTCTGCTGCATTAACAGGGACACAGTTAGGAACCATGTTTCCCTTCTTGCCCTTCTTCATACCGACCTGCTTGTAACCGTCCCAGCAAGGACTCTTACCAGCTGCAATTAAAGCGTCGTATTCGTGAGCGCTAAGCTCATCAAAAGGCTCGTCAAAATTAACTGCACTTGCAGTAATCTGGTCGTCCTCAACCTTAACAACGCCGTCAGGGATCACCGCGAAGCGGCACTTGCCGTCGTCTTCAATAGGCTGTGCAATAATCTTGCAAACGCCAGGACCTTCATACAAAACGCAGTTGATGCACTTAACACCAATATCCTTGACATCGTTCTCAGCCGGAGGAGTGTACCCAGCCCAGATACCTGTGCGGTCCTCGTTAAACTTTCCGTACTTCTCTGCAATCTCTAAAAGAGCCTTTGCTAAATCTTGCTCCTCGGCAACAATAATTCCTGCTGCCATAAGTGCTTCTTGCTGCTCTGCTTGAAAGTCTTCGTACACATCCATACCAACGTGGCAGTGATGGCATGGGCAATCCTCGTCACAGAGACAAACGCCACCATCGCTTGACGGACACATACACTCGCCATATCCACAGAGCGGGCAACCATTTGCATCGTCCATGAGCTGCTCAACAACAGGCAGGACTTCATCAGTCATGTCTGCGTCTAAAGGTTGAACAGCGTCAGATTTTCCCAATGCGTCAGCGCGCTGTGGAGATAAGAAAGATGTTAACTTCCAGCGTAGCTTCTTATGCTCGTCATCACGGCCCGCGAGGTAATCTGCAATACCTTGCTCGTCAAGATCCGAAGCGATCTTAAACGCGACGTTGATTGACTCAATAAGAATGTTGTTTGCCTCTAGCAAATCCTGACACATAAGCATCGCATCAGAGCCAACCTCCATGTCGGACATGTTGGACAAGTTTGCAAAGTCTGAAAGCTTGTAAGGAGCGAGCGCGCCTATCTTGCGGATGTTCTCTGCAACAGGGTCAAACTGCGCGAAGGCGTCTTCGTAGATGTCACTAAAGAAGTCATGAAACTGTGAGAAGTCACGGCCCATAACATTCCAGTGGTGTCCGTGTGCCTTGGTGTAGAAAACAACGTTGTTACCCAGAAGACGAGCAAGAGCTTCTACAAGCTCTGGCTTTTCTACACGCATGTTGTGATTCATCCTTATGCTCCTTCTACTGCCTTGTCAATAAGTCCAGAAATTTCATCTTCTGCGGGTGCAGGTGTAGGCTCTGCAGCTGGTGTAGGCGCTGGGGCTGGTGCACCTTGCTGCTCAAGAATCTGCTGTACCTCGGGAGGAACTGGCGCTACAGAGTCTGCCTGCTGCGCATCACGAACAGACTGCATTACGTCTGGAGCAATCGCCGCAATCATCGCCTGAGTAAGCTCTGGAGAGATAGCGCCCTTTTCAATCATCATGCGGATTGCAATTTCCTTAGCGTCTGGAGCGTCCTGATTTGAGAATCCGTGAGCGCGACGCCATGTCTCATAAGAAATGGCCATCTTCTCAAAGCCTGAGTCAGCATCAGCTGCGCGGTCATTGCGAGTAGCAACCTGTGAAGGGTCGTACCAAACAACAATCTTCTTTACATCTTCTTCGCTAAAGCCAGAAGAGATAAGCGCTGGGCGTAGGTAAACAACTGTGAGTGCGTCAGCAATCAAAAGCATCAACGGTTCAATGTGAGCCTTGTATAAAGACTCGTCAATCTGCAGAGCGTTAGAGTACTTAACGTTTGCTAGCCCTGTAACAATATCCTTAGGAACGTCAAGTCCCTGGAGAATACGCTCGAGGACTCGATCTGCACGTTGTGCAAGCGCTGGGTCAAATGAGCGTTCAAACTTGAACTGCTTAATTTTGTCGCCAAGCTCTGCAGGTCCGCGAATAATAAGTGGAACAACCGCGCTGGCTGAGTCCTCATCACGAATCGGAGTCGTCATCGCGTCAATGAGCTGATCCTCAAACTCGTCCTCTGCCTCTTCAACAGTAAGACCTGGATTGAGATCATTCTCATCATCGTATGGATAGTCTGGGTCTGGAGATGCAGCAACGCTTAAACCGTCTGGTAAGTAGAGAGCTCCTGCGTTAAGTCGTGAGCGAGTTGTCGCGCGGAACGTGCGGTTGAGCAAAAGCAGCTCTGCGCAAAGATCTAGGAGACCGCGTAAGCTTGAGTCTGCCTCTTCAGAGTAACGTGGGTGTGAACGCCAGATGCGTCCAACAAATGAGCTCTTTGGGAGTTGAACAACACTCTGTCCAGTGCGTCCGCCGGTTGATAAATCACGGCGTGGAACAATTACATAGTTGTTTCTTGCGTCAAGTTGTAGCTCGTCTGTAGATCTAATATCCCATGACTCTGGAACGCCAGTGCCTGGGCGAGCTGGAGACTGAACAAGATAGCACTCGCCAGAAACTACAAGGTTAAGAGCTGCATCCTTTAGAAGACCAGCTTGTCCACCGTTCGTGGAGTCTAAGCGCGCAAGTGCACGCTCGGCTGCTGCCGCTAAGCGTTCGTCAACAACTTTGCTGCTGTTAACACTTACTGGAGACTCAGCAGGGTTGTCAACTGCTGCCGCGTATAAACGAATACGTGAAACAACAGATCCAACCAAGTTAAATGCATACTTGATTTCTCCGATAGCGTCGTAGTACTCCCACGCTTCGCCTTGCCAGTCAGCGGACCCTCCGGCACGGCGCTGCTTGAAGTATTCAACCTCGCCCTTGTCATTGAGTTTCATCTGAACTGCAGCCGCGGTCATTGCTCGCGGAGTTGAGTATGCTACCGCCTGTGCGGAGTTAATCATTGGATCAATATTAAATGACGTAGGAGCCTGTGGTGGGGTGACGCGCTGCGCTGCTCTTCGCTGCGCACGGTTACCGCTAGGACGTGAATTGTTATCACGCTTAAATACAGCCACGCTATACTCCTCGTCTTTGGTTAACGGAGCGCTTAGAGTTAATCATCTAAACGCGCGGTTAGAAGGCTGGATACTGCCGATAGGGCAAATATACACCCGATTAGCAAAGTCATAGTTGGAAAAGCAGCATAAAAAAGTACGACTGGAAGCGCAACCCACATGGACACGCACCACTCGCAAGTAAAGAGGAATCCTAGGTAGCTTGTCTCTGGTGGAAACTTTTCCCAGAACGCATTACGGAGCGGGGCAAGAACTTCATCCTTAATGATAAGTCGGGTGATTCTAAACACCGCGAGTGCTAAGATGATGAAGTTGATAGCGGACATCACCTGGAAGTGTTCAAATGGATTGAAGGTGGTCATTTCGGTTAGTGTCATGTTGTTGGGTCCTTTACTGAGTCCATCGTTTGGTACGGGCTCCAGGAGCGAAGGCGTGAGCCGCAATTGCACCCTTTAACGTACTTAAACGCGATGATCTTGCCGGAGCGGGTAAGCGCCTGCGAGTCATCTGATTTATTCCCAGACCAGTTTAGGTCTTGGAGTCTTTCAGAGAAGATTAGCCGCGGTCCCGTGTGGTGGTCTGCCGCGACTAATAGAACTGAGGATTCGTCGTCCTCTAGGACAACAAGGCGTACTTTCTCGAGATAACGAGCGCCAGTATGGATCTTAGAACAAGAGGAAGAGACAAGAACACTTTTGAAGTCATCGGTGATGTCGGGAGGGACAACCGTGATGTTAGCGGGAAACAGGTCGTGACGTACTCTCATTGAATTGCCTTATCTACACGACGTTTCATCGCGCGATAGGTAACCCCTGACGCACGGGCAAGCTCGGACACTGTAACACCCTTAAGAAAGAGCTCTCCTGCTATTACGGTTAATTCATTATTCGCGGTGAAAGAAGCAGACGTGACGGTTGTTCGTGAGCGGTAACGCCGAGCAAGAGGCGACAGCCGCGCAATGCGCAACTGCTCATCATGTGGAATACCTGGGCTCTTTGGACGTTGTCTTACAGAGCGAGGCTTCTTCACAGGAGGCGTAGGGGTCGCGGTGATAAACTCGTGGCGAGTGACTTCTTTAATAACCCAGGAGCGAATCGTGCTTCGTCTGCGCGGCGGGTTAAACGCATCAGCAATAGACTGCAATGTCCAGCCAGCCTCGTGTAGATCTTGGACGCGGCTCCACAATTGATCCTTCACAAGCGTGGCAAGGAACTCTTGCTCACTCTTTGGAAGATCGGGTGTATGCGCCATAGTGAAACTATATCATCTTCGAAGACGTTTATGTACAAATTGCGGTGATAAGATGATGTACAATTCGAAGAATCGGTACCTTAAGGTTAAGTGCCTTGGACGTGAGAATGGGTAGCTGTATACGAGAGGCGCTTTCCAATGTGTCTCGAGCGTTTTTTCTACATAATATATTTTTTCTACTTTGCAGGAAAATAAAAGAAGACCACCTGCTATGAGGTGGCCTTCTTTCTTTAAGAATTTATACGATTGGATTTACGTTTGGATCTCCAGCAAAGATAGCTAGGAATGTATCAGTGTCTACTGACTTGTCAGTGACGCCCATTCCTCTGTCCTGTTGGAACGCGTTAACTGACATCATGGTGAGTTCACCTAGCCAGCCATCACGATCTCCAACAACATCCTTATAGCCAAGCTCTTCAAGGCGACGTTGTAGATGATGAATGGTTAGAGACTTGCGCTCGAACTTATTCTCATATACACACTTGCTAAGAAGGACTTCATCCACGTCGCCAGTAACTGCAGCGTTAGCTACAGGCATTGGCGCAGGTGGCTCTACAGGAGCTGGTACTGGTTCAGGTTGAGGCTCAGGCTCTGCAACAGGCGTAGGTTCTTCTACTACTACCGCAGGTACTTCCTCTACCGTAACCGCAGGGGTTTCGATGTTTTCAATATCTTCCATAGGCTTATCTTAATCCTAATCTTTTGTTGTTGACTTAGGGAATTTCTTTTCCCATTTGGTAATGAGATGCTCACCCGGAGTTCCATCGTAAGCATTAGGCCCTAAGCCCCATGATGACCAGTCCGTACCGCCTCGTGTCATGTAGTGCACAATCTGAACGTTAGTAACTGGGTCGAACAGATCCGTATGCTTTAGTACACCGAACTTCTCATTAAATAGAGCAAGACGGTCTTTGCCTAAGCTACCGATCATGTTAATTTGGAAAATACCGTATGAGTTATCACCGGTGCTTACCGTATCGTTGTGAGCTACTGGACGGCCGTTAGATTCCTTCATGGCGACAGCCCAGGCAGTCCGCAAGGACTTGCCCTTGAAGCCTACCGTAGACATGAGCTCGATGAGCTCGTCATTGGTAAGCGTCTTTGCGCCTCTGAACTTGTCCAGAGGATCTACTACCTTTACCGCTTTAGCTTTAGCTACCGCGGGTTTTGTTTGGGTTGCATTAGCAGCTGTAGTAGCTACCGCAGCAACTCCGATTGTTAGAGCCGTAATATAGGCTACGGTCGACATTGCTATGGCACGTGTTGTGATTTGCAACGCTAGTTCGCCTCCTTAGGTCGGGGATGGGACAACCCAATGCTGACTGCTCATTGAGCTTCTTGCTACCGCTATGCTCCTCAGACTTTAGTCTGTCCTCTACCGCTTGCATAGGGCCGGAGATAAGAAGGGATAACATTGTTAGTCCTCCGTCTCTCCGTAGTAGGTTTGTACCTGGTGATAACTATACCATAGTTAAAATGAAACAGGCACCCGTAGGTGCCTGTCCCACTGTAATTTGTGTTACTCCTTCATAGAGAGGAGCGCCGTTGACACTGAGGCTAAGCCTAGGGCCATGATTAGTTCCCCGTTCTCTGGGGCAGTGAGCGCCGTAATAACGGCAAGTATCGCTAGGCCTAAGGAAGATAGAGCTAGCCAGGCGACCTCACGTAGGTAATTTAGGATATTACCCATTGTTACTTAGCCTTACGGGTTTTACCCTTAAGTCTATCGGAGGTATTGCGGATAGGTGTCCCTGAGTCCGCGATGAGCTTACGAGCCTTACCGTAGGTAATTCCTAGCTCCTGTGCTACCTCGACTACTGATTTACCTGCTGTATAAAGTGATGCTGCTTGTACTGGTGTCGCTGTTGACATCGGTATTCCTCTCTTCGTTGTTTGATTTGTGCTGGTAGTTCTAAGCTAGTGAGCGCACAATCGACTCACCCGCTTCTGTAAGCAGATGGTACTGCTTAAGATTTAGTGGCCTTTTCAAGCTTTGGTGGAGTTTTGCCATGTACGCCGCAAAGCGACTTTCCACCCCAGGCTCCACGAGGTTTGATGTTGTCATCGCACTCGGTGCCGTAGTTGTGAAGATAGCATTGAACTCTTGGCTGCATGTTTGGTAGAGAATTGGTAAGAGCCACAAGTGCTCGCTTGAACACGGTGGTCTTTACCTGAAGTGCACCGTCTGCGTTATGGCATGAAATGCATAGGTACTCATTACGTCTGTGGGCTGGATCTCTTACTGCCTTATCAGCTCCACATTTGTCGCAAGCCTGAGTCCATTTAACACCGCGGACAAGTGTGCGGTAGTCAGTAGCGCATACGAGTGTGTCGTTATGTGCGTAAAGTAAGACGTCTACTTCACCGCAGATAGGGCAGACCCCACGAACGTACTGTTGCTCACGCTGATTTGTTCCTTGCGTCATTTATCCTCCGGTTCGGGTAGACTATAATCCTTCTACCTTTACTTGTAAAATTTAGTTCTTGGGTCCCACGACACCAAGAAGAGTTGTTGGCTTCTTCCGCGCACGGAGCTTTGCGAACTCTTCCTTTGCGATGTGTTCAGTGTGACGTGACACAATCCAGAGTGGGAGAACGCCCGCAACTACAAGAAATGTAGCGGCAAGGAAAGCAGAGATGCTTGGGAAGATGAAGAATGTGTGAGCTGCGTACGGAACCCAGGCAAGAGCTAGGAGACGTAGGGCAACCGTATAGCGACGGTATCTAAATCCTCTAAAGTTGTTAATTTTCATTTTCGGTCCTTTCGTCGTTGTTAGGATAATTATAGCAGGATAATCAGGAAAAGTAAACCTTAGCACCCGAATGCCTTGCGGCAGTCAGGTCCTAGGAAGAAGGCTCGGCTGGTTGGATCTGTGAGCTCGGCGCCACACTTTCCGCAGCAGGCGTAGTGCTCACCGAAGAGGCGAGCGTACTTATATGGATGTGAGGCAATGATGTCCGTAACGATGATAACATCACCGGCAGGCATCTTGTCTCGGTTGAATCCACCTACTGAGCCAGTGAGGCGGCGCATGAAGAGCGTGTTCTCGTACTCACGAATCTCAACGAAGAGTAGGTCACCCGTAAGAGGTGTGTCCTGGAGTGGAGCGATGTCTAGCTCGTCCACAGGGATTGCGTACTTAGACTTAGGTACGCGTGAAAGGCAGCGCTGAAGAGCTGATGTTGGCTCGGCTAGCTTAGGCAAGCCAAGCAGCATAGAGATTACCGCGGAGGCTGAACGCTTAGTAATGGTGCTAAGCGCAGTGAAGCGGTCATCGACAAATTGCTGGATGATTGGGTCACCCGCAGGGAGCTCGCGTGAATCGAGGAGCTCGTTGATAAAGGTAATTTGCTTATCGCTTGCTGGGAACGTAGTAGTCATGGACGAACTCCCCACCACTTAAGCCCACCGGTGTGAGCAACTGAACCTTCGTAGGTAACTGCCCATGAGGCAGCCTCGCCGTAGCTGGCGCATGTCTGAAATACTGGAGCCATTCCGTGGAATGTATACATGTAGACTGTTTGGTTTCCAGCCTCGTATCCTTTTGTCATTTGGGTTCCAATCCGTTTGTTATGGTTAATTATAACAGGTAAATTGGGAAAATGGCCTATCTGACCTTAAATGTTCCTCCGCCTCGGAAGCTAGGCATACGTCTAGCCGCAGGGCTCTTAGCCTTAATGGTTCCGCCAACGAAACCGGCAGGTGGCTTGATGAGGAGAGCTGTGAGGGCGTGGACCAGGGCGTCTACTCGGTCTGGGGATTTGCCTTCGCCTGGAATCCAAGCGCACATCTGGGACTCGAGGTCGCCTAGATAGCCAACGTGGTGGACACGGTTCTGCTCGTAGGCAAGCGTGATTGGCTCGGCGCGAAGTGCCTTGCCGTATTTGGAGTGAACCTCAAGGACCTTTACAGTTGGGTCAATTGTGTTAATGGCGTTTCTTACCAAGGCACCACCTTGGTTTACTTCGGCTACCACAGGGCAACCCCACTTGCGAGCCATTTGCACTACCTTGTTAGCCCAGACCTCCGGTGAACCGTGAATGGAGGCGTCCTCAAGTACCCAGCTCTGACGCTTGTAAAGATCTCGGTCACCGGTAGAAGCTACGACGACTATGCCGCATTCATCTCGAGGGTTCTCGGCTACAGATGGGTCAACGCCAATGCACCGCAAAGGTGTGCCCATTGGCAACTGCATCTCTCGGCCACGGTCGATGAGCTCCTGTGTCCAGAGAGCTCCTTCAACATCTGAAAGCATCTCACCGTAGAGCTCTTGCGCAGCCAAGCGAGTTCCTTCGTACACTCCAACGATTGCATCGATGTAAGCTTGAGAAAGGTTTCCGCTGTTGTCCAGTGTAGAACCTTTTGTAATAACTACCTTGCCAGTCTTCTCAGCTTCGGCGATGAGCTGGTAGAGAAGCGGCACACGCTTAGGAGTTGTCGTAATCATAATTTTTGGATTCGCGCCAAGACGAGTGCCAACGCGTAAGTTGTCAAAGGCTGTCATGCCAGCTGCATCAGGCGTTTGCCTCCATGCAGCAACTTCATCTCCCCAGGCGTGCGTGAACTGAGGTCCACGAAGGGAGTCTGGCTCGTCAGCTGTGAAGCATGTTGCCGTATTGCCGTTAGGCCAAGTTAGTCTTCGTTTGGACGGTTCGTATAAAGGGCGTTCGCTTGGCGGAGTTACGTTAATAATTCCAGACTCGCCTTCAACGATAACGTCACGTACGTCAGCGGCAGTACGAGCTACCAACGCGAAACGGCGCTGGCCAGTTGTTGTGTACTTAGCTTCTTCACGCACCCACTCGGCTGCCGTACGAGTTTTGCCAGCTCCGCGACCAGCGATGTAAGCCCAGATGTTCCAATCGCCTGGTGGAGCTTGCTGCTCTGGGCGTCCCCACACAGACCAGTCCCAGAGGAGATTGTCTGGATCAAAACCCGCAAGGATTTCATTGCGCTGCTCCTCAGGGAGATGCGCAAGCTGTTCCATCAAACTTTTAGCCATGTGTACTATAGTACATTAAAAAGAAAAAGACTAGGCGGGTGAATGCCTAGTCTTTTTCCCCAGAAAGGAGTCTCGAGCAAATGGATTGGAGTACATTCGCGAGACCCTCAGTTAGGAAATGCAATAACCTAACCGAGTAAGATAATTATATCACGCAAATATGGAAACTTCGTCATGAATCTTCGAGACCGTAGTTGCCCATACCGCAGGTGTGTGGTCAAATGGTTGATACCCACCGGCACCGCCAATGAGAACACGACCTTCCGAATATGCAGAGGCAATACGCCCAACAGTTGCAGCCGCATCTTCATATCCTGGATAATCGAACTGGAGAGTTGATAATGGATCTGTCTTATGAGCATCAGCTCCAGCAGCAACTAAAACAACATCTGGCTTTATCTTGTCAGCAAGTTGCTCGATTTCTCCCATAGCTCTACGAAACTCATCATCACCGCTTGCCGGATCCAATGCCCAGTTATAGACACCTAGCTCAGGGAAGTGCCCCTTTAGTCCAGTGCCTGGGAAGATTACCGAATCGTGAATGCTACAAGTTACCGCATCTCTGTTACCCGTAAGTAAGTTCTCAACGCCATCACCATGATGAGCATCCCAGTCGATGTACATGACCTTCATGCCGTTTTTGTTGAATTCACGTGCAGCCCAAGCCATATCGTTGAATACACAGAAACCAGACGAGTGATTGTACTGCGCATGATGCTTAGCTCCCTGAGGATTAAAGCCAACCTTTAGCTCGCCAGCTAGCATCTTCTCAGTAAGACGAACAGTGCCCGCAAACATATGAAGAGCTACTTGCCCCATGTGCTTATTGTCTGGACTCCATTGCCCGCTATGCCCACGGTCAAGTACATCAGCTACGTAGTACGCATCATGAATAGACTCAACACGCTCTCTGTCTCCCGCAACAATATCTGGAGAAACAAGAACGATGTCCTTGTCTTCTTTTAGAAGTTCGGTGGCGTACTTAGCTCTTACTGGATTAGTTGGGTGCGAATCTCCTTCGCTGCCAAGCTTCCAGTCTAAATAGATGTCGCCGTATGCGACGTGTAGCTTATTTTTCATTTGTAGTTGCGTCCTTAGCATGTAGGTAGTCAACGAAGTCGTCGTTGAGCAGTACGGCATTAGATCTCTTGTCCCGCATCAGCTGAATCGCATCAGCAGAAGAGTATCCTTCAAGCATGAGGGCAAGACCCATCGTTAAGCTAGAACGGTTAATCCCAGCTTGACAACGAATCAATACTCGCTTGCCAGATTTCCAAGCGGCATGTGCAAATGCAGCTGCCTCATGGAGAGAAGCGTAATCCGCATTGCCTTCAAGACCTGAGTCGTAGAAGCCATAACGAAGTTCTTGCACAAACCAGTCAACTGGATTTGCCCAAGCGTAAAGAGTTACTACCGTATCAAAATCATCTTTAGTGATAGCACGAGATCCATGAATGTTTGCTGCATCCTCAATCGTGTCATCGTCGTCTGTTCCACCAAGAAATAATCCTGGGAGTATCTCACTCCATAGGGGGAAGTCCCAGTCGATGTTGTGAACTGGTGCGTATGAAGCATTAGCCATTATTACCCTCCGGTCATCTCTAACCAGCACTTAGGATGCGTGCCAGAAATCATTTGTTCACGAATTGCAATGTCTAGCTCAGGGAATGCCTCTTGAATCAGCATACCGAAGTTCCATTGAAGGAAGCCCACGGCTGGAACTTCGACAACGCCTTGCTCGCCGCACATGCCGCAAACTGGAGTTTCGACCAGGTAGGTTTCATTTGTAAGGTCTGTTGACATTTTCTCGTCCTTTCGTCGTTTGTTATATCTATTATATCAGGTAATGTTACCTGCGAGTACCACTACTCTTCTTGTATGTACGTATGAATCTCTCCACCGGAGTAGATGTCATGCTTGCAAGCTATCTCGATAGCTCGCCGCAAAACCTTTTCGGCAGCCTCAGGAGTCTTAACCTTTTGGAAGTGAAGAGCTTCGAGAGCTCCAAGAGCTAAGTCTCCACCACTGCCGGAGTAGTAAACGTTCCTAGCTTCTCTATCCCAGCTGTAATCATTAAAAATTGGATACAGAACTCCACGAACCGAAACAATTAAGTTCGAATCGTGCCAAGCTGCATCACCGTCTTCTTTTCCTTCAAAGCCAGCATCAACGAAAGCTTTACGAAGTGACGGTATAAACTTCTTTGTCATAAAAACGTCTAGGTCTTCACTACGAGTAGGAGTTGGAGGTTTCCAACCGAACTGAGCAATGTTGCCACCACGTGATGCGCCAGACACTGCAATGAGAACTCCATTGTTGTCTACGATTTTGTGAGTCGCAAGGTCCATGAAACGACCGTCCTCATCAGATGCTCGTGAATCACAGCCGATGACTGACCAGCCATCCCCTTGAATTGCCGCAAGCGTAGTCATGATTCTCCCTAGATGTTTCCCAAGCGCCTAGGAAAACTGTATCCTAAGCGCCTGGGTTACGTCTATTAGACGAGATCTATAATTGCAATTGGCACTGTTACGTTGGCAGATTCAACCGCACCTGTGGTTGGATTTACCCTTGAGAATCTACCCATAGGTGTCTCAAGTCGAACGGTAACCTTTGTACGGTTCTTCCCTGAGATTGTGGCATACTGCCCAACCATGTAACGAGTTCCTGTGGACTCATTGAAGCGTACACGCGCACCAATGTTGTAATCATTGATGGTTAGTGCCGCACGTGCCTTTGGGGTACGTAAAGCAATGGCGTCCTTAATCTTGCCAAGGTCTGAGTCCATTGAACCAGAGTTGATGGCGTCAAGAATATCCTGAGTGTTCATCCTACTTCCTTTCGTCGTTAGGATAATTATATCAGGTTTATCCGTCAACCTCTGCCTTGAAATACTGGATTCCATCAGCTTTTTGTACTTCATCCTCTACCCAAGGTAGACGAGTACGGCTGATATCCAGGAGGCTGTTGGTGAAAGCTACCGCAGTCTTCTTGGCAGCGCCAAGAGAAGTATGCGCTGCATAGCGAGCCTCACCGGTGGCGAGGTCCTTTACGGTTACAAGCCAGGCTGCCTGTGGGGCTTTGTTCTTTAACAATGTAGCTACTACGCTCATTGGTTTTCCTTCCTAGTTGTTGTCATTGGGGTCGAACCATCCTTCACGTGAGTTGCTTTCACCGCAGGCTGAGCAGATCCATTCTGCTACCCAGGTGACAACACCGTGAGAATACTCTTGAGTTGTGATGACAGACTGCTCACGCAGGCAGTCATCGTTGCCGCATTCGAGATCCATGTCTCCTTCTGCAGCTGAGGAGAAGCTGATGGCGTCTCCTTCGTAGTACGAGCTGCTCATTAGTCTACAGCCAGCGAGCTGCAAAGCGGCAGTGCGTGATGACGCCACTGGTCGATGACTCTGTCAATTGACTCTACGTATCCAACGTTCTCTTTTAGAACGAGTAGCACGGCAAAGTCAGATAGAGCTCTATTTTGAGCTATGACACAGTCCTCAAGCGAGCGAGAGCAGTGTTCACAGAGACTCATGAAGCCTCCGCATGAAGTGGTTTTGCTGTACGGAACTTAACAAGAACATCAGAGACTCTGTGAGCTTCCTCGAACATTCCGAGAGACTCGTACATTGCCTTCTGCTTTCCGAGAGCAGCAAGGATAACGATGAGGTCAGCGTTATCTATCTTTATGTCGTACTGCATGGTAGTCCTTTCGTCATTAAGTAAATTATATCAGGTTATGGCAGCTTTTCGTCCAGCTCCACGAATTTTGTTGCCCATTTGGTTAGGGCTGCTTCACTTCTGTTCTTGTGATGACCGCACAGGAAGATCTCGCCATTGACGCCAATAATCTTCCACACTGCACGAGCAACACGGCATGAGTCACATTCAACCCAGCCAGAGAAAGTTTCTTTCGCTTCTTCCTCAACGAGCTGGACTTCTTCTTCCACAATCGACTCCATGACTCTCCTTTGTTAGAACGAAACTATCATACTTACAGAGAGAAGACCAGAGCGGGAATCCGCCCTGGCCTCTCTGCAATTATGCTGAGTAAGCGATTGTGTAACCTTTGTCGAGCTTTGATTGGATCTTGTCCATCGCTGCCCAGCGAGCACCTTGCTCACTTGAGAAACGCAATGTCTTGCTCTGACGGTTTGGCTTTTCTGCCATTCCCCAGACTGCGGTAAACGAGTTACCATTAACTGAAAGTTCGTAAACTTTCTTCTTTCCTAGAGCTCCGCGTGTTCCGTCGGATGCTTTTACTAGGCACCATTTTGTCTGCACTTTGTATCCTTCCGTCGTTTTCACCCTTTGTGGTGATGGGTTAATTATATCAGGTAAATCAGGAAGATAGTGCCTTACTCGCTAGTAACTTATTGGTCAGACCAGAGTTCCTCGCGGAGGGCTTCCTCGTATAGATCACCGCGGTAGGAATTGGAACCGAAGGAGATGTCCTCCTCCATGAGCTTATTCAGGGACAGGACTGCGGTATGACCCTCAGCCTCGAACATAATGACCAGCTTCATATCAGATTCGTTTGCGTCATCAACTACCGCAACCTTGAAGGGTAGCCCAGCTACTCCGTTGCGATGGTAGTCCGCATCAACTATCTGAAGTTTGTTTGGATCTAAGCTCATTTCTTTTCTTTCCTCTCAGGTCGTCGTTCTGAAATCTCATGCGTTGCCACATCCTTTCCGTGTTTGTGAAGCCATGCCTTAGCGACGTCTTCATTCACGAACTGGCCTAGCCACTTCCCATCAGCATCGTACACATTCACGAGTTCGTATAAAGGATTACTCATTGGTTAGTCGATTCGCTTGCTTAATCACCGTGTAGGACTTACTTTGTCCAGGTGATTCTTTGTATCCGTATCGAACGAAACGAAACTGGATTGCTCCATGGGTGACTCCAAGAAGCTTTCCAAGCCGATAAACGCTTACTCCTTCTTCGGTGTGAGCTTTCCAGAGGAGTGCAGTGTACTCTTCAGCTTCAGCTCGTCCTTGCGAGTGGTCCCATCGAAGTTTCCGTGCGATTGGCTGTAGTTCTTTTAGTCGCGCAAGCGTCTCAGGGTTTGGATCTGTCTGCTCCGCTCCGGAGTACACCATGACTTCTTCAGTCGGTAACTCTGGGACAGGGTAACTGCCTGGAGCTTGCTGCACAAGGTACACCAACTCTGGGTTGGCTTGAGTCTCAAGTTGACGCACACGCTCACGAGTAAGTCCTAGTGAGTCTGCAACAGCCTGAAGCGTCCAGCCTTTGATACGAAGAGCGTATATGTACGCCGCACGTAATTCTTTTTCCTTTACAGGAATGAGACCTAAGGCAGTCGTAACTACATCAGGTAGTTTGAGATGTTGGCGTTGAGTCACCAAAGCTTTCTTGTAGATTCTTTTCATTAGTTATGATTCAAGAAATCTTCAACAGCCTGGTTGATAGCGTCCTTCACAGATTCGGAAAGCTTTGCTAGCTCTTCGAAAGAGAATGTTCGCTCTGACATTTCCTCGAGGTCATCTACTGAGAGACTTGCCTCGTAAACCATTTTACTCATGATAGTCCTTTCGTCGTTGGTTTGTTAATTATATCATGTTATGCTAAAGAATGTACACGCATCTGATACTCTACAGTAGCAAGTGCGACAGTTGAGTTCCCACCGACGTTCCAGTGCATTAACTCATCTAACTCTGGAGTTCCGAGTTCGTATCGCTTCCAATCGTAGATAGTTGCAACAGTTCCGTCTTCGAATTTAAGACACCATTCAGTAGTTACCTTGTCGCCTTCACCGTAATACTCAGGTTCACCGAAGACTTCTATGAGTCTACGCAGTGTAGTCTCTGTGTATCCTTGAAGTGAGGTCCCATCAGAGACGCTTAGATCTTTTATAAACTTCATTTTAGTTCTCCTCTGCTAACTTAAGTACTGCGGTAAGAGTTTCGATTGCTGACTCATAATACTCGTCTGACTCGTAGTACTCGTTGTCAGCCAACGGAGCATCATTGTTCGCATCCTCTTGCGCGATGATTAAGTTCGCGCGAAAGGCTTGGATCTTTTCTACCAATTCTTCTTTTGACACTTTGTATCCTTCCGTCGTTTGTCGTGGTTAATTATATCAGGTAAGTATGACAAGTAAGGGCGCAGTCACAAGTTATGCGCGATAGCCGGATTGAGTTTTTTCGAGTTTTTCGACAGGCGCGCAGTTTGTGCAGAGCATATGAGTTGGCCAGACAGAGCTTGGATATACGGCGAGCATATATTTTGTGACGTTGTTGCAGTCGCGGCAAGCGTGAGAAAAGATTTCAGAAGTTTCGATTTCGCGATTAACGCAGTAGTAGCGAGTTTCGAAAGTTGGGCTGTCGTAGAAATATGAGCCGTGACGAAGGTTTGCGGACATGATGTCTCCAGTCGTTATATTAACGTATTCGTTAATAAATGAATTATATCATGTTTATAATAAAAATATTACGAAAGACTCAGCTGCTGTTCTAGCTTCTGCATCTTTTCAACGACCTCAATACTCCAGTTCACGTCTGTCCCGCACTTGGGGCAGTACTCTGGCCAGAAGTCATCTGGAGTAGACGTGTCGATGATGACGGTGGATTCGCCGCAAGTAATTTCTGCACTGTCCTTGAGGAACATCCACTGGAATCGTTGAAGGTTCGTTAAAGAACTCCACTCAACTGCAGGGCCTTCGCACTCAAGGGTCATGAGCACTGGCAGCTTACTCATGAGATTTCCACATCAGGAAACCATCGGATAATTGTTTGGAGGAGGTGGTCGTAATCACCGCTTGTCATTTCCTCAGTGAAGCCCGCAATCTCGTCGTGACGACCTAGCTTCTTTAGCTCTCGCTGTCCTGCCGCAATGATAGCAAACGCGTTGCCGTCTGAAATCTGTACTGCCATGTTATCCTCCGTCGTTTGTAATTATAGACGCGGCAGGAGCTGGGATTGTTTCGTGCCTTCTGCAGAAGGTGGTTGTTTGACCACCAGTGCTTCCCTGCCGCGTTGGTTTAATTATATCAGGTTACTCTGTCTCGATGTACACAGTAGAGCCGTGTTTCGTGATGATGTCCTCGAACTTGTCGCCTTCGATAGAATCAAGCTCAATGCCTTCCGGCAAGTCTGATTCCTTGAGTACGAATACGTAGTCCGCATCCGAGCCAACCCACCAGTCACCGTTAGGTGACGCGTACCACACTCTTTCCGTAGCCATGGTTAACCCACCTGGAACGCATCGCAATAGCGACATTGGTACCAGTCGCCAAGCTTTGAGTCTTCTACGTACTCGTGGATGTAGTCGTGCTGGTCATCGGTAGCGCAAAAGATATCGTCACCGCGCCGTATAAAGCTGCGTGCCTTTGTTTGCATGGTCGTCCTTTCGTCGTTTAGGTGTTCAAGGGCCGCGGTGATACTTCGGCCAATCTTGCCAGAGGTCTCTTGCGAGACGTGGACTCGGGCGTCGCATGTTCCGCCTAGTTTAACTAGTGGCTAGCACCCTTGAACGAGTTAATTATATCAGGTTGTACTGCTTTTGGACCACATCTGTGACCGAACGGTAAGCCTTGTCCAGCTTGGACTGGATGGTTGCCCATAGGGAGTCGTATGTTCCACCTTCTGAGAGGGACTGAGTCCACTTAGACGCCACCGCAACCGTTGCTGCTGATGTTCCAAGCACAAGGGTGTTTGACCCGTTGAGGAGAGTTGTGTTGTAACGCCCTAGAGCATAGAGATCTAAGTCCGCGCCACCGTTAGAGTTTGGCATGATTGGATAGACCCAACCGGTGACTGCACGAATCGTATAGCGTGTATCCGTTGCTCCTACCGTGATTGCTTCTGGTATACATGCCGGATAGTCAACCTTGGTTTGATTGGAACGGTTGCCCGCCGCTGTGAACACACCAATGTTGCTTGCCTTAAGCTCTACAATACGAGACTGCAGTGGAGTTTCAATAGGGCATGCCGCTTCTTTGTACGCACGTCCCATAGAGATAGAGACCGCACCGACGTTTAGTCGAGCTGAGTTAGCCGCAACCCAATCAAGAGCGAGCTGCACGGCTTTAGTTGTGTACGTATTGGCGAAGCCTTTGTCCGACTTGCCGATGATACGAATAAGCACGAACTGAGTTGAAGGGTTAACTGCACTAGCAATCGACGCCATCTGCGTGCCGTGATTAAACGTCCTGTCCTTAGCTCCGTCCGTTGCCGCTAGCGATGCTGCACCTGGGCCAGTCATTGATGCTTGCCCGTTAGGACACTTACCGAACTCGATAAAACATGCCTCATCAATTACCTTGCCCGCAAGGAATGGAAGCTGTGTGTTAAACCCAGAGTCAATGATGACAAGAGTCTTTGGTTGTGTTGCCTGCGCTGATGGAGTCAGCCCTGCCGCAAGAGCAAGAATGATTCCGGTGATTGCTAGTTTGGTTTTCATGTTCGTCCTTTGTTTGTCGTTTGTCATTAAGTTAGCTCCGGTGCAGGTATACTTTGACGGAAGGGTTCCCGCACCGGAATATTGTTTACGCCGCGTTCCTGCGACCAATCTTTGATAGAGCGTCTGCGGCTGCCTGACCAATAGTCACTGCCGCATCTGCTGGGTCCTGAACCTTTGCAAGAACTACTGCTGATGTTCCTGAAGTGATTCTGTCTGCATAGCTACTACGCTCGTACTTGTCGAACGGTAGCCACAGAACTGCAACACCTGCCTTGTCACATTCACGCACCCACTTTTTCGCATGGTCACGCTCTGCATCTGTGTAGCAACCATCGCTAACAACTACGAGTAGTCGTGCGCCTGAACCTGCAAGAAGATTCAACCCACCATCAAGTGCCTTGAACGCCTTGTCGAACTTTTCAGTTCCATCAGGTGCAGTGTAGACATTTACCTTATCAAGGTGCTGACCTGGCTTGAGTGTAGGGAATACATCTTCGCCATAGTAGACCATAGCAGTCTGTGCTTGAACACGTCGACCTGCTTCTGACATTGCCCACGCAGTAACTGCCATAGGGTTCATCGCACTTGCCATAGAACCTGAGATGTCTACCATCACACCAATCTTGAGTGTTGGGTCATCTGTGTGCTTGCGCACTGTACGCTTCCATGGCTCTGCATGCATCATTGAACCTTGAGCGCGATACGCAGCTTCCTGAACTATCGCACGAGTGCGAAGACGTCCTGGAGGAAGAATAGATGAGATCTCGTGTTCATCGCGCTCACGATACTTCGCACGCTCGAGGAGATTCGCAATCTTGACTGCTGCTGCGCGCTCTGAAGGTAGTGGGTCACGTGTCTCGGTGAGACGTGAACGACTTCCTGCAGTAACGCCCATGTCTGCGGTAGTCTTACCGAAGACATCATTGGCAACCTTCTTGTGGTCCTTCTGCTGACTTGCAGCCTTTGAGCGATTATCGACAACCTGCTGCCAATCTTCTTTCTGCTCTTGGTCCTGCACTTCATCGCCAACTGCGATTGCAACGTTACCTGCTGCTTCATCAAGGGCTTCCTTAATGTCACCAATGATTCCATCAACGATGACAAGGATCTCTGAACCAGGTCCTCCTGGAGTTGGCTTCTCTGGTTCACCACGCTCGGTGGCGAGATCTGCAAGAAGCTTTTCCCACTCGCGAGCAAGTGCATAGAGGTTACGTGGGTCTGTGTGATTATCGTGTGCTTGGAAGCGAATCCAGATATCACGAAGACTTGCGTAGACTTCATTGCCGAGGAAGTCGATGACAATAGCTTTGATCTCTGCAACATCTGCAAAGTCAACTGAACCTGCATCTGCGCGAGCACAAGTGAGAGCTGCGAGTCCTGCGACTGCACGAACACCATGAGCTAGGTGCTCATCTGCATGAGCATTGATGTCGTGTAGAACAATTTCCAATGCGCAAGCGCGAAGGAAGACTCGATTAGCTGGGAAGTTCACAACACCATGATGTTCGATGCGTGATTCCTCGAGAGACATAAGGGCTCTGTACTCGTTCATTGAGAGTTCTTCAAGAGCCTTCTCAAGATTGTAGCGTGAGTATCGAGCATGGAGTGCCTCATGGAAGATCGCACCTGCAGCCTTTGGCCAGTCGAAAAGTGTGTCACGTTCACGAAGGTCACCAATGATCTCTGGTGAAGCACCTGCGCCAAATGCGATGTCAACATTGACCTCTACCTCAGCCAATGGTGGATTGAAGCAGGCTGGGCTTGGTCCTCCAGCTCCGGGTCCTACGTATGCAACGATGTCTGAGCGTCCTGCCCATGTATTGACAAGGTTGCCAATCTGTGCGCCAACGGGGAGCCACTCTTCTGGAGTACGCTCCGCACGTGTCGCGGAATGCTTAATGTGTCCCATGTCTATCCTTCCGTCATTGATTGATGAGTTAATTATATCAGGTGGAGAGGGGTCCCAGGCACCCACACCTAGAACCCCTCCGGCCCACAGCCAAGATTAGATCTTGGCTGGTTGGCAACCTTCACCGTAGACTCGAGTGAACACATCCGCAACGACGGGGCGGTCCAGTTCAGGAGCTGCTGCGATGATGTTCGCAATTGCGAACTTGGTGCCAAATGTCTTGGAGATGTCACGGAATGCGAGTAGTTCACGCATCTGTGGGCACCAGCCAGTTTCACCTGATTGTTGACGACGTGACAAGTTCTGTGCAACTGTCACAATCTGCTGAGGTGCGCCAAGCTTCTTGGCAAGCACCCAGTCTGTAGTCATCTCTGCTTGCACAATGAAGCGAGATAGAAGAGCTTCAGAGAGTCGAACTCCAGGAGCGTTTGGATTGGTTGCTGCGATTACGTAGAACCCTTCCTTAGCTTTTACAGTTCCGCGCTCTGGGTTTGCAGTGACAGTGTACTCACCACGACCATCCATGAGACCATACACACCTGCCATGACCTTAGGGTCAACAAGTCCTACCTCATCAACGAAGAATGGTTTTCCTTCTTCAGCTGCTTTTAATAGTGGACCATCGACCCAGTCGAAGCCACCTGTAGGTGTTTGTACGTAACCACCAATGAAGTCTGATAGTTCTGTGTCGCCTGTACCAAGAACTGTACGCACGTCATTGCCGAACGCAGCTTCTACGAGTGCAGTCTTACCGCAACCTGGAGCTCCGTACAGAAGAATGTACTGCTGGTTCTTGCGCGCTTCGCGAAGGACCATGACATCGTCATGCTCTCCCCACTTGCGTGCATGGTACTTGTCACCATTAGGGCGCTTGTATGTAGAGTCTTCCCCTACGAATGCATCTGCTGATATCACTGGAATAACCTTTGTCTTGGGTGTTGGACGATTTCCAACTTTACCCTGTGGTTGAACTAGTGAGTCGAGAGATGCAGCGAGTTCATCGTTCATCTGCTGTGCTACAACAGTGTAAACACTGTCGCTTAGGTTTGGGTAGATCTTGTTTAGAGATTCCATTACTGCTGTTGTCATTTGTTTGTCCTTTGTCGTTGGGTGGGTGGGTTAGGACACGAAGAGTGATTCGCCGAACCCAAGGGAACGACGTACTCGTGTGATGCGTCCTAGTACTTTGTAAGGAGTCTTTCCGGCACGAATGCCATCAAGGTCATCAACTGATACTTCTACATAGATTGGCTGCTTATACATTAGGTATCCATAAGCTGCAAGTTGGTTGAACGTTGAAGCAACGAACTCAAAGCGAGTCCTTGCTGTGTCAATAGCTTCCTCGGTAGTGCGCTTCTGAAACACACCGAACTCATTTACGCTGATGGTAGGGAGTCCTGCATGCTTCCAACCTTTGCGAGGCTGGGCTGAAGAGATCTGGCGGCGGAACATCATTGAAGGTACGTTCTTGCCACTGGATGAGATTCCATCCGGAGTGATGAGGACCTGGTACGTTTGAGTCTCCTTGCGGAGCTCCATGTACATGGCCTTTCCTACAACCTTGTCTTTATCTGACATGGGTTATCCTTTCGTCGTTTGGGTGAATATAGAACAATTATATCAGGTTAATTAGATGCTTCCGAACAGTTCCTGTGCTTCACGGGAGATCTGCTGGAGAGCGTTTTCATCAGATGGGTACTTTACAAGATTCCCTGATGCTGTAGCGGTAAGGTGCGTGTTGATCTTGAGAAGTCCTTGAGCGTCGAACTCAAGAGTAGCTCCTGCAAGGTTGTTGTCAACGTAGCGCTTGAGTGCTTCAAGCGTCTTTAAGTCTTCTATATTAAGTTGCATGGGTGTTCCTTTCGTCGTTGGTTCAATTATATCAGGTTCTAGCAGTGGCAAGCGCCACTGCTAGAAGGGGTCACGAAGCAGACTCCGCAGACCTGAGCCTTTGGGGCTGGGGTAGAGTTGCGAGGTGTAGTGAGCCCAGAGGTTGTGAGCTTATTAGATACTGCGTAGTAACTGCGACCTAGCTGCTTCGCAATATCCTTAATGGATACCTTGGCAGCGCGGAGAGTTTCGATGGTGCGGATTTCCGCCAGCGTCCATTCCTCATTGAGGTTAACGGCTGTGGCGAGTGAGAAGCTTTGGGCTTCGCGGTTCCAGAGTTGGTTTTGCATATTCTTTCCTTCCGTCGTTGTGTATGGATCAATTATATCAGGGAAGATCAGGAATATGGGGTAAATAGGGTAAATAGACAAAAAAAGTTTTTAGGAGGGTTTTGGCGTATATTCCTGAAACCACCTGATATAATAGATACCATCAGACCAACCGGCCTGGTAACGACGTAAAGACAAAGGGAAGGGACCATATGTCCAGCACCGCAGTTCGCACCGAGGTTACAGAGATTACTGTAACCAGCACCGTAGCTCACTTGGACGAGACAGTAGATGCTCTCATCAAGGAGTTCGCAAAAGCTAAGAAGGATATGAAAGTCCTCGAGGCTAAAAAGAAAGCTGCCGAAGATAAGATTCGTCAGCTTATGGGTGACGCCAAGATTGGATTTATCAACGGCGTACAGCGTGTGGAAATTAAAGACCGCACCACAACCAAGATCGACCGTGAGCTATTGCAGGAAGCATATCCTGACGCTTACACCGCAACACTTAAGTCTACAGATTACACAATCGTAGACGCTAAGTAACCTTAAATAAAAAGCTCCCTGGCTAAACGCCAGGGAGTTTTTTTATGTTTGTGTTTAGTAGTCGACTACAGGAGAAGCGCAGTCGCTGCAGACGAACCAGTAGTTCTCATCTTCATCTACAACAATCACACAGGAGAAGAACTTGCCAATCGCAAAGCCAACTATGTCACCGCAACTTCGACAGGCGTCACCATCATGAGAAAACTCCGCGGGCGCATCGTTGTTCTGCGCCTCGACGGAGTCCTCTACTACATATAGTTCAAAGCTTGCCATAGCGGCAAACTTAAACTACTTTCTAAAGAGCTGACTTAAGGAATTCCTTGAGACGAGCAAGTTCTGTTTGAACCTTCTCTAGCTCTGCGGACATTTCCTTGGTACGTTCAGCTACGATCTTCTCGATGAGCATGTCGATTACGGGGTTCGACATAGTTCCCGCAGGGATATTCACTGGGGTGATGTCCTCAAGAATAACTTGTTCGTCCTTAGCTCGAGCTGCTTTCTTCTTGGACCAAGGGACTCCCCAGCTATCGCTTAGGAAGATGCCTGGTACAGCTTCTGCTTCGGTTCTTGCCTGAACTGGATTCTGAGTGGAATAGAGCGCTGCTCGCATATTCCTAATCTTCTGTCCACTTGCTCTGAGAGAACGTTCATCTGACGTCTCATCACGAGTGAACAGCTTATTCTTTTCAACAAGTTCATTCAGTGCAATGCGTACGTGACTGTCATGATAGCGACGACCTAGCCCTTGAGCTGTCATCTCTGTAATCTCAGTAACGCTTAGTGGTTGTGTTTGGTTTTGCATTAGTTCTAACATCTGCGATGCGAACTTTGTGAGAGCAGCTGCCTGGGGTTCTTGCATAACTGTCTCTTCCTTTGGTGCCAGCGATTGATAAAAAGGATCTGTAGGTTTCACTCTGGTAGTGAACCTAGCTACCTGTTGGATCTTCGGCATAGTTTCCTTTCGTCATTGAAGTTGAATTATAACAGGTCGACTATGAAAAGCTCGGCAAGCTAGGGGCATCCCAGTTCTTAGTGGAGATCTCACCAAGAAGCTGAGATCAGATCAAGTCGATCGGAAGACTTCTTAGTACTAAGAAGTTAAAGAAGCATCAAGCTGGAAAATCCCGGTGCGTTCTCCGAGAACTCTCAATGTTCGTTCTTCCGGAACGCCAGTCGCGTCTGACCCGACGTACCCGAGAGTACGTTGCCAGTGTGCGTACGCCCGTTGCGTCTCAGCATCGAACATGTCTGGCGTTACGGTGTCAAGTCCGACCGTCTGTGAAAGCGCAAGCTGGACAAGCCCGATGGCTTTATTCCGGCGACCAGGCCGACATGCCTGTGCTGAAATCGCATGCCCGCTGCCCGTTGCAGCTTTTATAAGTCTCCCAGGCCGCAATTTGAAAGACGCAGGCCGTGCAAACCCAAGTACCTCATGCCGTGACCTTACTCGCGAGTACACACCCGCCAGGGCTTGGTCTGCCTTAGGCAGGCCTGAACCCGTGTCCGCCTCGATTGTCTGGACGAGCCCGTCGGCTTGCCACCTATCCGTCTTCACTACCAGGCCGCAATGCGGCATGCCGTAACTTGTGCCCGTTGCCTGAAATGAAAAGAAAGCTATATCGCCAGGCCGCGGTTTGTTAAATAGTCGATTTTGTCTAACGAACTCCGCTAACGCGGTCGGCGTGTAAGCGCAGCTAGGAATCTCCAGGCCCGCCTGATGAAATACATAGTCGATGAACATGCCCGCCCAAGGTTGGCCGTTGTATCCGGCCGCCTCGCCAAAAGGGTTATGGTTGTTGCTGCGTGTTGTTGTGCCAAGCCACCGCTCTGCCTCGGCGATGACAAGCCGTGCCTGTGTGTCGTTTGTCATTCACATCACCTAATCTTGTTTGCTAAGCTCCTCAACAAGGAGTTGCTGAATCATATCACCTAAGTTCTCTGCTTCGTTCGCCCGTGCCGTTAGCCGGATGTGCTCCTCACGAGTTGCCGCCTGCTCAACATCGTTTAGGAGCGAGGCCGCATGCTCCCTCATTTGGTAGGCGATTTCTTCAAGTGCTGTTATGTTACTCATCGGTAGGGCTCTCCTCGACAACCGTCGCATCTTCTACTGCCTGGGCGTCATTAACTCCGTCATTCGAAAGCTCAACCGCGATGTTATAGGCTCCGCTTGATAGGCGGGCAAGCCGCTCTGCAATAATTGAAGAGGCAGGCCGTGCGTCTGTAACATTAACGTTCGCGTCAAACTCTACACCGCCTCGTATGCCAGCGCGGTCTAGAATCTCCGTAGATGCTTTTAATCTTACTGGCTCTGACGCCGCATTGGTCATCAAGTCTTCTAAGATGTCTACCGCATATGGAGCTGCTTGTGTTATCCGCTTGCGAGCTCTCTCGATATCCTCGCCTGGCTTCTTAGAAAGATGGCGAAGGTGAACACGGCACAAGCCGTCATCCTTCGGCCGTCCGGAAGACCAGAGCATACAGCGAATGCCGTCGTCCTTGATGGTAGAACATCTGTGTGGGAGTGCGGTCGGCTTACGCTTGGAGCTGGCGATTGGCTCGTCCTGCTCCTTGCCCCACATCTTAGTAGCTCCGATTACCCAAGGTGGAACTAGCTTATCCGTCATCGCCTCAACAAGAAGATCATACCCGGTGAGGTAATCTGAGTTCACATTGTCTGGGTCAACAAGGATTGGCTTCTTCTCCGCTAGGGATAAGAGTCTACGCTCCGTTGCCATGTCTTGAGATCTCGCCATGATGAGACCCGTAGGAACTCCATTGGTAGAGTAAACTGTGTCCCAGCCCATGTGCGCCTTACGAAGCAGTGAGCGGTTCTCATAGGTATCCTCACAGACACCGCGCTCCATCTCGATGATACCGCACAGTGAAAGATCTGGCCTCAGGTTGACAGGTTCGTCAATCTGAATCTCTGGCTTCTCATCTTCGGGAGGAGTAATCTCTAGCATGTTGTAATAGTACACTTGTACATAAAAAGAGACAGACCCCGTCACATCGGGGAGAGGTCTAGTGACGGGGCCTGCCTGAACTGCACAAGGAAACGAAAACGAGACCACAGGCTCGCAATCGCGTCGCTTGAAGTCTCGCTGTCGTTAAAGCTTGGGTGTTACTTCTTCTTTGGTTCAGCCTTCTTCTTGACTGTTTTCTTCTCTACTTCAGCTGCCGCTGCTGTCAGAACCTTCTGGGCGACGACGCCGAAGGCTGGATCTTTCTTGTTGACAAAGCGGATAACTACAGGGATTACCGCGGCAATGCCTGCATTGAGAAGTACCGCAGGATCTGATTCACCTGCGAGGTAAAGAGCTGTTGCTGCTGCAATGAATGAGCGGACATATGAAGCCGCCATTGCCTTGAGTTGTTTGTTCATGAACTTTCCTCCCGTTAACAAGTCTTGCTAACGGGGAAATCTTAATACAAGTCTCGAAGGTTTATTGGGTGAGAGAGGAGAAAACGCCCCTAGATTGCCCTCTTCAGAAACAGATTATCGAACTGCTTCTTTAAGGGTCCGTCTTGGTCTTCCTAGCAACCACAACATCTTTAGCTTCCCAGGTCGAATTACATGAGCAACCACAGATCCAAAGCTTGTCAAACCAGGCTACTTCATGTGGACACTTGTCATGGAAGGTGTCATTACAGAATCCGCAAGACCTCTCGGACTTGACTACTGTTCTGACTCCGTACCACTCCAGGTGGTTGGTTTCTTTACTCAATAACGTAGACCGTCTGCTTGTGGTGGCGGAGCTTGACTGTGGGATCTATCCAAATCTGGAATCCTGACCGTTGGGCGTTTCCGCACCATGAGTAATCTTCCCCAACGTTTACTCTCATCTCTGAGTCTTCCCTCCACTTGATCTTCCCGATAAGGAACCATGGTCTTGGGATACTTTCAAAGACTCCAGTCTTCACCGCAACGAATCCAAATCCGACACCGCCTACCTGAACAGGAGAATCATGGAGGAGGAACTCAACCTTGTTCATGCGAGTTGGGACACCTCTGTCATCTGGGAGCTGGGCAGCAACCGAACCGATTGGGTCAAGAGCATACAGCCCAGAGATGATGTGGCGGTCTGACTCGTAGAGCTTCATGAAGTCTTCAACCGTCCACTCGATGTCTGAGTCAATCCAGAAAAGCTTCTTGTAAGTGAACTCACCGCGACCTGGAGCTGTCGCATCGAAGTCGTGCATGGTCGTGTCAAGAGCGGTTAGTTCTCGTGCGGTAGCTACAAATGAGGAATATCGGGAGATGAAGTGATATGAAATTCCACGAGCATTGAGCTCCTTGGTGGTCTCAACCAGACTCTTCACATACTCCGGGACAAAGGAAGATCCTGGCGTCATGATGACAACGTCGTAGTGTTTCATTAGAACTCCACATCAAACCAGAAGAAGATCAGATCCATAGAGAGCTGATACCTGCTTACGTTAATCGCAAGGTTAAAGCTTGGGAACTTGTGGAGTCCAACACGAACCCACTTACCCTTTACAACATATTCCCTCATCACATTGACACTCGGCAATCGTGACAGATAAGCGCATCGAAGCCAGTTGCTTCATCAGCCAATCTTCCTGACTGAGTTACAGCCGCAGGTACAACATTGGAAGCTCCGCTACCACACTTATCACACTTAAGCTCAACTAGCCAGGTAACTTCTTTACCTGAGCTTACGGTAGATGCAATTCCACGAGTTAAAGCGTGCATGGCTCCAGCACCTTCCGTACGTCTCATGAACGCACGAATGTCTTCAGACTCAATCACAGGCTTCACAGCTTTGCATGGGCACAACAACGCACTTGGCTTACATGTCAAGTGTCCTGCGTACTCTGAGTGACGAGCTACCGCGTGACCGCAAAGACACACCCGTCTATCTCGTCTACCCTTCTTGGTCTCACCAAGAATCTTCCGGTCTACCTCAAGAACTTCCTCAATGGAAAGTCCCATACCTTCAAGTGGATTTATCCCCATAGCATCATCACCGATACCCAGATGAAGACTTGGCTACACCAAAGAAAGTTAATCAAGTACCTGAACTTCTTATCTACCCAATACTGACTTTTAGTGACCCAGGTCAAGAAGACTACTCCAAATGTAGCAATGAAACAAGCAAAAAGTGTTGCACCATCAATCATGCGTCTCTCCTTTGTAAGTTGTTAAGCAGACCCTATCACAAGTTGTCTAAAAAAGTAACAAGAATTCTCAACTAAAATCAACTTAATTTTTGGATACTACGATTCTCAACCATCTTTTCTAAAGCCCCTAGGAGAAACTCTATACACGTATAAGAAATATAGTTAAGAATTGTAGTATCGTGTACATACTATAAATACTAAAAATGGGTTTACTAGGTCAGTTTTATATCTCGCAACTATTTTTCTCACCTAGTAAGCCTCTCGTACAGTACTAGGTCCTTTTCTCTCTTCTCTTTCTTTTTCTTTCCTAGTAAGTCCTTTTTCACTTTCTCTCTTTTTCTCTTCGTCTTCTCATTTATTCAATAATCGCGGCGGAAAATTTGTATTAGAATCATCCTATGTACCCAGACCAAGACGCTCATGAATACGCTCTTGCTCGTCTGTCCGCCTGTCAATTTACCGTCGCTGCCCTCCTGCAAGATCTCAGAGATCCTTGCGATTCAGAGCGCAGAGCGGATCTTCTCATTGCAAGTGAATACCTATTAAACGACATCCTGCAGCTCAACAATGCCCTAAGGGAAATGACCTGGGCGTCACTAGATAAGAAAGCTCACCCGTCCTCTACAGAATAAAAACGTAAAACCTACCACCGGAAGGTAACCGTGCCCCGCAGTAAAAAGCGCCGTGGGGGAGAGCACGCAAGTAAAAGTAAGATAAGTAAGCGACTCCTGATTGCAGGAGGCATGGCAGGAGCGTCTATGCTCCTGTCACCTCGTTCTGCCCAGGCAGAGGAAGTTGTTACTCCGCCTTCTTCCGAACAGACTTCGCAGCAGTCACAACCGCCACAAGGCCAATCACAGCAAAGTTCGCAAGGAACCCAACAGCAAACGACATCCAGTCCATCTTCGTCTCCTTCATCTTTAAGTACAACAGATATTACCACGCTCGAGACAAAAGTTGAACAAATCAACGAGGTTCTCGCTACCGTCACATCTCCCACATCTACTACTGAGGCGGTAGCTCAAAATGCCAACACCCAAGTTGAAGAAGCTGCGCAGGCGGTACAAGATGTATCAACGACAGCAGCTGCCGTTACTACTGCTACCACTAATCTATCTAGCGCGACTGCGGCAGCATCTTCTACGACTGCCACGCTTACTCAGGCGCAGTCCGCAGACTCCACCGCCCAGGCAGCGGTAACCGCTCAGACTCCTGTTGTTGAAGCCGCGCAAGAAGAAGCGACAGATGCGCAGGCAGCCGCTGATGAAGCGTCTACCTCATCTACGATTACTGAAACCTTTACCAATAACCAGCGCACAACTGATATGGCTATCACGGTTAATGGTGTTCCGGTTTCCACGACTCCGACCAGCGGCGTACAGATTAACTCATACAATAACTCAGGACCTGTCACCGGCGGAACACTGTCCGACCAATGGAGCCCTGGGATTCTTATCAATCCCGTTCAAGATGCAACTTCAATGTCCTTTGACTCGTTTGCAAAAAATGGTGACTCTCCTATCACGGTTACCTACACCGATGGAACTACGTCTACCGTTACGTACGCGAACAACGTCAGCCAGGATAACCCAGGATTCACATCTACGGTAACTATTACCGCCCCTGAAGGAAAAGCAATTGCCTCTATTAAAATCGAGGCAACTAATGATTACCATATTATTGACAACATTTCAGCGTCTGTTCAGACAACTGACCCTGCCTTAGCACAAGCAGCAGCTACTGCACAGGCAACACTTACCTCTGCTCAAGCTATTCTTACCACGCTACAGGCAGATGCGAATGCAACCGCCCAGCAACTCGCTGACGCTCAAGCGGCGTACACTCTAGCCCAGCAAGGTCTTTCGACCGCTACGTATAACTTGCAGTCCACTACTATTGCATCACAGGTGGCAGTTGCTGCAGCCCCTGTTGAAACCCGTGAAGCGGTTATTGCTGTTGCTAACGCGCAGGTTGCAGTTTCCCAAGACGCAGTTACCCAGCTCGCAACTGCAGTCACAAATCTTGCAACAACAAACTCAAACATTGTTGGAACCAATGCGACAGACGCAGCAGTCTCCGATGCACAGGACGCTGTTGAAGCAGCGCAGGACGCTATTGATGAAGCAGAAGCAAAGAAGCTCGTGGCGGACACATTACTTACCGCTGCTGGAAATAGCACGGTTGCCTCTGCCCAGGATAACGTTGAAGACAAGACAGCAGATCTTCTTACCGCCGAGGACGCGGTTGACGCTCAAGAAGTTGTTGTTGAAGATGCACAGGCTGATAAAGACGCAGCGCAGGCAGTCGTTGATGCAAGCACCACTCCAGGATTACAGGTAACCGTCTACAACGTGCAAGGGCAGAACGCAGCTCCTGTAGTTACAGCGAGTACTCCCGTTCTTGCAACGTTTGTTGACACGAACGGAATCGATGAACAGTGGGGTGGAGGACTTGTTGCCAACCCTTCTCGTGTAGATGACGTTGTTGTTAAGTACGAAGGTGTGTGGACTCCAACCTTCACCGGAACACAGTACATTCATCACGCAGCAGATGACGGAACCCGTCTGTACCTTGATGGTGAACTTATATCAGATGCTTGGTACGACAAGGGAGGCGGAGGACCGACTGTTGATATTGAAACTCAGGCAGGAGTATCTCGCCAGTTTGAGTTTTGGTACTATGAAAACGGTGGAGGAGCGCACGTAGCTCTTCTCCGTTACACTGATTACGGCTGGCAAGTAATCCCTGGCTCAGAGTTCTCAATATCTAATGCGTCTCAAGCTGAGAAAGATGCACTAGCGTCTGCAGTTACAACTCTCAACACAGAGACAAACACGTTGTCATCTCTTGAAGCAACTGAGGCTCAAGCTCAGCAAGATCTTACTTCTGCCCAGGCAACTCTCGTTTTAGCTCAGTCAGCAGAGACTGCGATTACCGAGTATGTTGCGCTCGCGCAAACAGCAATTGATACTACCGTTACCGCCATCGCCGAGGTGTCCGCTGCGCATTCTGTAATTCAAGCACAGGTTGCTTATGAAGCTCAACCAATTAACGCTCCTTCAAACGTCGTTGTAACTGTTCTCCCTGAAGGTGACGTTCAAATTACTTGGTCAGCTCCTGAGACTGGACTTGAGCCAGAGCGCTACGCTATTTCCTGGAGTACAGGTGATGCTGGCTGGGGTGTAGCAACCGGCAACGCGGGTGACGAAAACGCATTGAACACAAGTATTACATTGTCAAAGGATCTTTTCGTATCTACCGGCGGACTTAATAAGGTCTACAACTTTACTGTTCGCTCTGATAACGACACAATTGCAAAGTACTCTGAGGCTACAGCAGTTACAGCAGTTACAGTTATTGACTCAGTTGCAGAGGCAGCAAGAATTCAAGCAGAGCAAAATGCATTAGCTGCGGCAGCAGCAAACGCACTTGCAGAGGCAGCAGCAGCGTCGGCGCAAGCAGCAGCCGCTGCAGCAGAAGCCGCAGCGCAAGCTGCACAGGCAGAGGCGGCCGCTGCAGAGGCAGCAGCTCAAGCAGCAGAGGCCGAAGCCGCAGCAGCTGAAGCGGAAGCCGCTGCACAAGAAGAAGCAAACGCTCAGGCAGAGGCTGAGGCAGCAGCCGCTGAGGCAGAGGCTCAAGCGCAAGCTGAAGCACAGGCGCAAGCAGAAGCAGAGGCTCAGGCAGCAGAAGAAGCTGCAGCACAGGCAGAGGCCGAAGCTCAAGCACAAGCGGAGGCAGACGCACAAGCGGAGGCTGAAGCTGAAGCAGCAGAGCAAGAAGCTGAAGAGCAAGCAGCTAAGGACGCAGAGGCAGAGGCTGCTGCAGAAGAAGCCGAAGCCGAAGCCGAAGCCAAGGACCCAGACGCACAAACAGATAACGCTCTTGAAGACGGAGAGATTTCTGAGAAAGAAGCCGAGAAAGTTGGAGATGCTCTCGCGGCTGACGGAAAAGTTACCGCTAGCGAAATTGAAAACGTTGTTGAAGCTATCGCAGGAAAAGATGGAGAGTTGTCTAAGGCAGAAATTGCTGCGGTTGCAAACGTTCTTGTTGCTGCGTTTACTCAAGACGGAGGAGCTGTTCCTGCATCAGCAATTGCGGCAGCTGGAATTGAGTACAAGGATCTCCCACCCGAGACTCCGGTTGAAACTCGCACAGACTCAAGTGGAACTCCAATTGTTATCACAGCAGAGACCGCGGCAGACATTGCGCTTGTAACAGATCCTGGAGCTCTTGCAGAGGCATTGTTCTCAGACCCAGGAGCGGCACTCGCTGCGTTTGGAAGTATTGGCGCGGATATGTCTGAGGAAGAAAGAAAGCAATCACAAGAAGCTGTTGTTGCAACTGTTGTTGCTGCAGGCGCTGCAATTCAAGCAGCTGCAGGAGCAGTGGCCGCTGCAACATCAACATCCGCTCCTTCTAGCTCTGCGCCTCGTGGCGGAGATGCGGGAGCACCATTAGGAAAAGAAGGCGGAACAGTTAAGCGCTCTGCCCGTCGCGCTCCTAAGAAGGTAGTTAAGAAAGCTAATAGAATACGACCAACAAGGAGACCTAAATAATGAAAGACTTCATAAGAGATCTTGCAGACCAGCAATGGACTCTACTTGGCATGTTCGTAGCATGGCTTGTTCTCGATGGATCTGCACGCACCATCGTAGGTTACGCAATTGTGTTTACTACTATCATGTGGTCACTTACCTACCGTCTCCGTAATCCTAAGGAAGACGAAGAAGACGCCGAGTAGTACTTAGGATAGAATCTTCCTATGCCAATCCTAGGAACCATAGCCTCGCAGGTTCCTGCTAACTTACCTACTACATCTTTCTTTTCTATAGCTACATCTACTGTTAGCTCAGGCGGAACAAGCGCTATTAGTTTTAGTTCTATCCCTAGCACGTATAAGCATCTTCAGGTGAGAGCTTTTGCTAGAGGAACTGCTACTGGAAATGCGGACTATAGAGAATCTTTAAGAATGAGAGTGAATGGTGACACTGGAAGCAATTACACTCTCCATCGTCTCTGGGGCGACGGCGTAGTTGTTTCGGGCGTGAACGTTACAGGCAGAACAGAGTTTGAAACTGCTGGAATGATTCAAGACGGAGATGGTCTAGCAAATGCGTTTGGTTACGCCGTTGTCGAGATACTAGACTATGCTAACACTAATAAATATAAAACATTCAGATCTCTTACCGGGTTTGACAATAATACGACTGGAACAAGTCAAAAGCAAGGCGGCGTACTTTTAACCTCCTGTGTGTGGATGAACACCAACGCTATCTCTTCAATAACGATGTACTGCTCAGCAAATGTTGCTCAATACAGCCACTTTGCACTTTATGGAGTTAAAGGATAATTATGGCTGCAGGACCTACGTATTCTCCCATTGCGACATCTACTGTTTCAAGTGGAACTCCGTATTCTTACACTTTTTCTAACATACCACAGACTTACACTGATTTAGTTCTTACTGCTAGGTTTGCCGGGCAGTATCCTTCAAACGATAGAAGTCAACTAACTTTTCAAGTAGGAAATGGATCTGTAGACACAGGTGCAAACTACTCTCTTACTCTTATGACTGGTAATGGTTCATCTGCAACTACTGGAAGAGACACTAATGTTTCTCAACTTTCATTCGCAACATTTCCATTAGGTCCGTCTTCTAGCTTGCAGCAGAACAGTTTAATTACTTATTTTCCAAACTATGCAAACACAACAACTTTTAAGAATTTACTCTCTAGAGGCACTCAAATGAACTCTAGTAACAACACTCCAATGACGACTGCTTACGTTGGTCTATGGCGTTCAACTGCTGCAATCAACACTATAAAGATTAAAGACTACTCTGAACTGTATTATTTTTATCCAGGCACAACATTCACTTTATATGGAATTGCTGCTGCGTAGGGAGAGATCATGCCAAATACATTTACCCTTATCGCCTCCAGTGAAGTTGGTCCAAGCGGAGCTTCTAGTATTGACTTTACTAATATTCCACAAACGTATACCGATCTTCTTATAGAGGTATCAGGTCGTACTACTAACTGGGGATACAGTTACAATAACCTGTATTTATCCATTAACGCGACTCCTTCCGGCAGCAGTTACTCAAATCGTATTCTTTACTCAGTAGGCAGCACAACTGGTTCGTTTAGTCAGAGTGGCACCTCTCAATTTTTAATTGGAGCAACGCCTAGCACGGCAGGAACAGCTAACACTTTTTCTAACGTGATGTGCTATTTAGAAAATTACACTAGTTCTTCTACTAATAAAACAGCGTCATCTGACGGAGCGTCTCCCCGTAACTCTTCTACTAACGGAGACACATTCTTAAACTTGTCTGCTGGTTTATGGGGATCTAACACTGCCGTTACTTCACTTTATTTAACAAGTGACCAGTCAACATTTGTTCAATATTCAACAGCCTACCTCTACGGTATCAAGAACTCCTAACCTTCCTGTAAGGAAGATCCGCCTAACCAATTGTTATAATTCGCTTCCACGTGTAATAATAGAACTTGCTATTACACGTAAGGGAGAGAACGATGAAAAGACTTGTTGTCTATATTGTTAATGTAGATGAAGATATAGCAGAGAAAGCGTTGTTAAGCGCTATTGATTCTCTAGCTCCACTTAACCTTGTCAAGGTATCTCCCAAGAGTGTAGAGGTAGAACCTCATGATGATTACCGTGGCATTGTTGCCAAGTTCGAGTATGACTTCATTGCGGCTGAAGCAAATGAAAATAGAAACGCGTCCAAAGGTCTCCAGGATCTTATCCAGTCCCTAATTAAGGCGCAGCTATGGAAAATCCCTAGCGTACGAGTTATTATTGAATCTGGAGTACAGAATTGAAAAAAGATGAATTGACAGAGAAGTACGCTCAAAAAATAGAGCCAATCCTTCCACTTGCTAAACGAGCGTATGGTCTTCGCGGACAAGCAACTCCTGAGCATAAGGCAAGCGAGAAGTATACAGCACTATTGAAAGAGTATTACTCCAAGGGTGGATCTCTTGTTGCGCTTGCAGAGAAGTTAGGTGTTGCCTATTCAGGTATGCGCCGTCGTATCTTTGCATCTTCAACACCTCCCGCCCCGCGTAAACCACGTTCGCAGTCTACCGAGGAGTCCACTGAAAAGACGCTCACAAGGGTTCTAAAGGCCAAAGAGACTTCAACCGAGCGTTACCACGAGGAACTATACAAAGCCTACCACAGCGGCGTCTCCCTTGCGGTGATAGCAAAGGGTTTATCCCTTAGCTCATCTGCTCCTCTTTACTACGCGGTGCAGCGTCATACTGCTCGTTTAAGCGAAGAGTAACGTGAGAAAACTTTTAGCCGCGCCTTTTTGGTTTATTCACGATAAGGCTGACTGGTTTAATCGAGTAGGGTGTTATATTGCTTTGGGTAAAAACTGGCGAACACGCTGGGATAACTAGCATGAGAAGCAAATGGTCACCTAAGACAAAGCGTCCTCACGTATGCAGGAAACCTAGTTACCTAAGTGTTCTCCTTCATGGCGGTCTCGCTCTAGGTCTTGATCTTCGAACTTCTCGTATCTGGACCTGCGGTGACTGTAACAAGTCCTATCGCCCATACTGGGCGCAACTTTCTGGAAATGACTATGTATGGAAGGAAGTACCCACCTCGTGATGTGGTCCTGGATTCTTGCGGCAATAGGTGTAACTGGAATATACTTCGTTGGTCGCAAGACTATCTGGGGTTGGCTTATTCTTCTCGTAAACGAGTGCGTGTGGATTGCATACGCGCTTGCTACCAAGCAGTACGGGTTTATCTTTATGGCAACCGCTTACGCGGCCGTCTACGTTAAGTCCTACATGCTCTGGCACAAGGAAAACAATGAACAAAACGCGTAAGCTCTTTAGCGTAGAAACAGGTGCAGGAACCTCGGATAGCTGGGGCTTCTCCTTTCTCTTCTGCGCTTATGACAAATCCCTTGCGGTGACGATTTTGCACTGGTACGCCTACATCTCTATCTGGCCAGAGAAGGTAGATGAGAAGTAGATAATATAGAATAACTAAGTTCCCGCGATGATGAGACACGTGTCCGCGGGTGCGCGCGATTCCTACCACCACACCGGAAATCGCCGCGCGCGACCTGAGTAAGTCGTTAAACTGCTCACTAGTTTATAGTCCGCTCATGGCAATGATGTTTGGTGATATTACCCCAACAACTAAGGATGATGTTTGCGCCATATGCAGCTTCCGCGCTGCGGTTAAGGTTCATTTTAAGCAAGGAAATCTTGTCACGTTTTGTGACCTACACGCGTTTGTTAACAGCGAGATAATATGGAAAAACGCCCAGGCAGTCTATGACCGCGTGGACGTTTTACCTCCTAGAGAAGAACTAGATAACTAGTGTTGCTGCTTCTTCCTCAGTTAAAGGTGTTCCTGCAACAAGCTTAGCCTTTGCAGATTCCTTAAGTGCTGCGAGCTCAGCAGCAGCCTCAGCACGTGCTTCTGCTTCTGCAAGTGCAGCAGCAGCGTCCTGGTCGCGCTGAGCAATCTCAGCTGATGTAAGAGGAATGATTTGCTGTTCGCCTGTTGAGCAATCAACAACAATCTTTGTTGGTGTGTCTGACATTATTCAGTTACCTCGATCCATGATGTTGTGTCTTCATCCCAGGTGTACATCTTGTCATCTTCTGGGCGAGCAACTGGAGCGTCCCAGTTGCATGTGTCTTCATTCAATACCCAAGACGCATATGGCTTAGGTGGAATGAAAGCATCACGCACGGAGTCGAATGTGTATCCAATTCCTGCGTAGTTCTTACGGATATTAGCATTGTAAGATGTTTGTACCCAGGTGCCACCAAGACCGAGGTCGTCGGCTAGGTATTCCTGCCCGCGGTTTTCTTGTGCGTCTGGGACGACAAGAACACGGGTTACGATGCTGTCTGCATCAATCTCTGCAAAGTGTGCCATCGTTATAGATCTCCTTGGTTTACGACGTTAGGCTAATAATATCACTTATCATTTGCGGTGATACCAGTGATTTTCTTACTTTGGATCTAGGTTACCTTCCCCATAGACCACATCGGCGTTAAGAAGCTTCACATCACGCTTGGTGACGATTCCGCCCTTTTCGTCTAACTGCTTACGCGCGGTGTCCGCGTCGTCCGCAATAATATGGATAAGCATAGTGACCTCATAGCTGAAGCACTGCGTTACCTTTTTGTCCTTGATAGGTGTTACCTTTGCCATGTCTCTCCCTTGTTAATAGGCATATTAAATCGCGTATCTAATGATTACGATACCAGATCCGCCGGTGCCTCCTGCAGCTCCATTGTAACCAGCACCACTTCCTCCGCCACCAGTGTTTGGAGTTCCGCTGCTAGAACCGCCGCTTGCTCCACCGCCTAAACCACCAGTGCTGTTGAAGCTTGGATTCCAACCTCCGTACCCAGCGCCACCACCTGCATAGTAGCGAGTACCGCTAGAGTTTTGTCCAGTTCCAGTCGCTACTCCCCAAGAAGAGAAGTCAGACGAGCCTATACCACCAGCTCCAGGATAAGAACTTGGTCCGCTGCTCCCTGCTTGGCCAGCTCCACCTGCACCGCCACCGCCACCGCCACCACCGTTATTTCCACCGACTCCACCATTGTTTCCTTGTGACGGACTTGTGCTTGGTGTATTACCAGAACCGCCTGTTCCATTTAGACCTGCACCACCACCAGAACCACCGCTGCCTCCTGATTCCGTTGCGCTGCTACCACCTTGGCTGTTTCCGCCTCTGCCGCCTCCCGTAGAAGTAATCGTTGAAAATGTTGAGTCGGTGCCACTTGTAGTAGAAGGTCCACCTGCTCCAACTGTAACTGTATAAGAAGTATTAGATGTTAAAGATAGAGATGAACCTCCTCTAAGTCCACCTGCACCACCACCGCCACCGCCACCAGGGGTGTTGCCTGAGTAAGATCGGCCACCTCCGCCACCGCCAGCTACGACGAGAACGTCAGCAGTTATATTTTGCATAGGTATAAACGTTGCTGTATTAAGAAACACGTGATACCAATAACTTGAGTCTTTGTAAACTCCGCCACCGTTTGCTTTAGCAAGTCCAGTGTATAGTGCAGCAGTAGATGTAAATGTGTGAATAGTGTAACCACCTGAAGATGTTACATCTCCACCAGTTGCTTTCTGCGTTCCTGAGTAGCGAGCAATTACAATGCCAGATCCGCCAGCACCGCCAAAGTAGTTTGAACTGCCTTCTTGCCAGTCTCCACCGCCGCCACCACCGCCGGTGTTAGCTGTCCCTGCTGTAGCATTTGTTAAGTTAGAACCAGCACCAGCTCCACCTCCGCCAGCACCACCCGCTCCACCAGGAGCACTATTTGCTTTTCTTCCTGCTCCGCCACCACCACCTGCATAGGTTACCGATGAGCCAGAATAAGAGTTTGCTGCGCCATTAGCTCCAGCTCCACCAGCTCTTGTTGTAGCAGCTGTACCAACGCCACCTGCGCCTCCACCACCACCACCCATATGATAAGGGCTTCCGCCGTCAACGCCTTTGCCTCCTGCATAACCTTCTACTGGAGTGTAACCTCCCGCGTTTCCTGCGCCACCAGGTCGGTCCCCACTTTGTGAGCCGCCTCCACCACCGCCAGAACCACCTGCTGCTCCATTTTGGTCAATACCACCACCGCCACCACCACCAGTAGCACTAAAAGTTGTAATTCCTGAACCAGAAATAGAACTAGTTGAACCACTAACTCCAACAGATTGAAGAGTAGGTCCAGCTGCACCACCTCCGCCAACTGTTACAGTGTACGAAGTAGACAAGTTAAGATTAACAGCAGTATTTGTTCTAAAACCACCACCACCGCCACCACCTGCAAGACCGCTACCGCCACCTCCACCACCAGCTACAATAAGAAAGTCAGTAGACAGCATCATTCTTTGCATAGCTCCATGCGAAGCTGCTGTTCCTAGTATTGGCATCTGTGTCTCCTATTAACTATTAAATTGCATACCGAATAATTACAATACCTGATCCACCAGTGCCACCATTTGTTACGCTGCCTGTAGAGCCACCTCCGCCACCACCGCCTGTGTTTGCAGTTCCTGCAGTGCCTGGGTTGCTTGGTCCACCGCCACCACCTTCACCTCCGCCACCAATTCCACCTACTGCGCCAGGGCGACCGAACTGATCTCCAGCTCCTCCACCACCAGCAGCAAAGTAGTAGTTACCGCTAGATAAAACACCTTTACCTGTTGCAGCTCCACCAGAGAGTGCAGTGTACGAACCAATACCACCTTGTCCTCCAGTTCCAGGATAACCAGATGCTCGCACTACGCCAGCTGCTCCAGCACCGCCACCTCCACCACCACAAGTGCCTTCATTAGAAATTGCACCGTTGTTACCTTCAGAAGGTGAGTATCCACCTGAGTTACCAGTACCAGCTGTTCCAGTGCTGCGAATACCGCCACCAGATCCACCATTACCACCAGGTGAAGCATCTTTACCGTATCCACCACCAGACGCAGAAAATGAATTAAATGTAGACGCAGTTCCATTGTTCTGGTATGTGCCACCGCTACCAACAGTTACTGTGTAACTAGTCGCGCTCAATGACTGCGATGTTGCAGTTCTAAATCCACCCGCTCCTCCGCCTCCACCACCGTTTACACCGCCGCCACCACCACCAGCGATTACTAAGTAATCAGCAGTAAGTGGCACTGAAGGAACAAAGTTTGCAGTATCAGTAAACACATGATACATATGGCCAGACGCATAAGTAATAGTTCCACCAGTTGCTTTAGCTACAGGCTCTCCAGCATAAAAAACATCAGATGAAGTAAATGTATGATAAGTGTAGCCACCAGATGAAACTACTGCTCCACCGTACGCTTTCTGTGAACCAGAGTAACGCGCAATAACAATTCCTGAACCACCTTGGCCACCAGTTCTATCATTAGTGTTCGAGCCAGAGCCACCGCCTCCACCTCCACCAGTATTTACAGTTGCAGCAGACCCATTAGAGTTAGATCCACCATTACCTCCACCGCCAGCTCCTCCAGAACCAGCTCCTCCAGTTGTCCAACCTCCTCCGCCTCCACCGCCAGCATAATACCCACCTGCGCCAGTTCCAGTTGCACTTGCCCAAGTTGAAGCAGAGTTAGAACCTACACCACCATTTCCACCAAAACCATTTGTTGCGTTACTTCCAGCGCCACCTGCACCACCACCGCCACCGGCAGTGTTACTTGAATCTCCAGCAGAGTTATCCTGGTATCCACCACCGATACCGCCAGCATAACCTTCTACAGGTGAGTAAGAACCAGAGTTACCAGTGCCTGCTCCAGTAGTGTACTGTGCTCCGCCACCTGAGCCACCTGAACCACCATTGTTTGCTAAGTCTCCACCACGTCCACCACCACTTGCAGAATTAGAAATTGAACCACCGATAAAAGATGACGCAGTGCCAGGTGTAGTTCCACCGTTAGGTATTTGTCCAAAGTAACCATAGCCACCAGTCCCACCGCCACCAACTGATACTGTGTAACTTCCAGTAGATAAGCTTTGACTTGAAAGTAGACGATATCCGCCCGCTCCGCCACCGCCGCCTTTTGATCGCGAGTTGTATCCACCGCCACCGCCGCCACCACCTGCAACTACTAGCAGATCAATAGATAAGCCCATTCGGCTCAATGCGCCATGTGATGCTGAGCTTCCAAGAATTGGCATTAGGGTATATCCTCACTAAACTATTGTGGCAATTCTATACTAGAAGGGATAAATTGTCTTAGGGAAAAGAAAAGAGGGCAGGTTTCCCTGCCCCCTTCCTTAGTGCTAGTTAAGCACGGACCTTCTTCTGGATCTTTAGAACCAATCCAGTTAGCGCGGTGATCTGCTTCTTAAGAGAAGCAATCATTGCGGTGACATCTGCTGACAACTTAGCAACTGCGTCAGACGCGGCTGTCGCAGCAGCTGTTGCATCATCCGCAGCTTTAGCAGCGGCAAGCGCTGCCTCGGTTGCTGCATTAGCAGCAATTGCAGCTTCTTCAGAAGCTTTGGTAGCAGCCTTAGCCGCGGTGTTAGAAACAACCGCAGATGCTGTAACGGCAACCTGTCCAGCTGCTGGAAGTGATGTTCCACCAGTTGCGGTGATTGTTACAGTGTTCTCAGTCAAAGGCATGAATACCTTGTATGACTTTACAGTCTCTGTATCAGTTGTAACTGATGTGGCTGTAAGAACGTCTGAGCCTGCACCAAATGCATAGGTAGATCCAATTCCACCAGCTGCAAATAGGCTTGCGTGTGTCTTGCCAGATACTGGAAGACCAGCAGCGTCAAGAACCTGAACCTTGATTGTTGCCGCTTCTCCTGGAAGATACTCAGCCTTGTCGAATGTAAGCTTGACAGTTGCTGCTGCACCTTCTACGCGAGTAGCTACTGGTGCTGAAACGATTGTTCCTGCTGCGTTCTTAACAACGATTGCAGCTCCACCAGTCTTTACGCCTGTAAGTGTAAATGTTGCAACGCCATCAACGATTGTTGCTGCTGTGCCTGAATCAGACACTGCTGTAACATCTGATGAATATGCATAAAGTGTTCCAGCTCCAACGGTTACGCCAGAAGCGTCCTTAGCAACAGCCTTTACAGTTGTTGCATTAGCGCCAACTGCAATAACAGGCTTAACTGCGGTTGCTGTGATTGAAGCAGCATCTCCGTAGAATGTTACCTGCTCAGTTGCAATAACTGCACCTGTAAGTGTTGTAAGGGTGATTGTTCCAACTCCAGCAGTTCCATCAGCAAATACGCCAATGTGGTTGCCTGTAGGAATAACCAACGCGCGGCCAAGGGCAGAGATTGTTGTAGCGTTTGCGCCATAGCCAATCAAGCCTGTTCCTGTAACTGTTGCAAGCATCGCCTCTGTTGCTGCGCCGCCAGCTGCGTTCTTAGGTGTAACAACGATAACCGCTGCTGCATCTGTTGAGGTAGCCTTTGGAGCGTAGACAGCGTCATCAGCTGTTGCTGTTGTAACTTCACCACGGTTAAGAATTGAAGTTGTTGTTGAGGCTGCAGGCGTTACGTCCGCTGCCTTCACTGTCACTGTCCAAGCAACTGATGGACCAGTTGATGGGCGAGTTGTAATGATTCTTGCCTCGTATGTACCAGCAACTGAAGGCGCTACCAATGATACTGTAAACTTTGCAGTTACGTATCCAGGGGTGTTAACTGTTGAGTTAACGTCCGCTGAAGCATTGCCAGCGGCAATAGCTACTGTAGCGGTGGTTGTTTCAAGGACTGCAAGTGTTGCAGTCTTGCCTGCGCCTGTTGGCTGGGTAAACATTGCAGAAAGAACAGTTGCTGTATCAGCCGCTGTCTCTGAGATAAATGACAAGGTAACTACTGCTGTGGCGGTTTCACCGGCTGTAATTGAGTCGGTTGCCGAATCAATTGTTAGCGCGGGTCCAATCACAACAGCACTTGTCGGAAGTGCTGACATTACGCCGAAGGACATTGCTGCAGCAAGCCCCAGGGCAATTTTCTTAAATGAATTCATTATTCTCCTTATTTAATCTGCCCAAGGATAGGGACAGACGTAATTGCAGTGCCTTTAGGCACATACCTAACTACCGTTCAGTATCTAGGTGTTTTTGTTCGCAATCCCTCGCTAATGAAGAGACTACGTATATTCTATCGCAGATGGCACATTGCCACTGAGCTAGACGTTGTTTGTCAGTGAGCAAATACTATTGAGCTTTCTTGTCAACAGAGTTAAACGCAGAGTTAATTTCCTCTACTGTAAGTTTTCCGTCATCCATGAAGCCACGAGCGAGACGCTCTATAACAGTTGCAACACCAAGTGTTCCAGCAAGAATTACTGCCTTGTATGTGCTAATTCCAACAACGGCGCCAGCACCAATAACACTAAGGCCTGATGCAGCGAATACTGCGATGATACGAAGTAGGATGTTTTTAATCGCGGTGACAGGGCCAGCGCTTGTTGATACGTCTACGTCGAGCGCAGATTCTTTCTTTCGAGCCATTGATCTCTCCTAGGGAGTTAGAGGTACACTTCTCTCATGTGCCTCTCCCCAGAAGCAAACCAATCTTATCGCTTTTATTACGAGGCGATTTCTAGTCCTCGCTTGCGGCGAATAACTCGTCTTTCACGTTCGCTTGTCCCACCCCAGATTCCAAACTCATGATGCTCTATCGCCCAGTCTAAGCACTCGTCTATAAGGTCGCAGCGACGACATACTGCGCGAACCATCTTAAACTCTTTACCTTGCCCGCCACCTTTTTCTGGGAAAAACAAATCTGGATCTACGCTAGCGCAGTTAGGAGTTCCTTTATCGTAAAAGGTTGGATATGCTTTTGAGATCTGAATGTCGATAACCATGGGCGGACCATATACAAAACCGTTAGACTTGTAAACTGTAAGTCTTACGTGCACATTAACGGGTGCCAGTAAATCCTTGCTTACGCAATAGGACTAATCTTTCGTCTGCGCCCATTCCTCCCCAAACTCCGTAGAATTCAGGTACACGTAAAGAATGCTCAAGGCACTGCTGCATTACAGGGCAAGCTTTACATATCTCTATTGCAGCTTTTTCTTTTTTCTTCTTTTGAACACTTCTTAAGTTGTGCTCTAGGAAGAATATCTCTGGATCTGCTTCTCTGCATGAGCCAAGACTCTGCCATTCCCATTCTTCATAAATAGGACGCAGGTTATCTAACTGCGGATTGTGCTTCATTACCCTCCGGTAGAGAAGAATCCTCTTCCCTTAAATATAGTTGCAGGGGCACTATACACTCGCTTAAGGCTAGAAGTACACAACTCTTCACCACAATTTAATACATCTGGCTCAGGCTCTGTCATTCCTCGTTCTAGAGTTGTTGAATGTCCTTTTTCACATATGTAATCGTAGAATGCCATATTACTTTCCCTTTGGCTTTGATTTCTTACATCCGCATGTTGCGCACATATTATTTGCTCCTTATCCTTTAGTTTTTTAGATTTTCTGTAATTAACTTAATTTCACATGCGTCTGTTGTGCAGTACGCATCTCCGATAGCATCTGCCGCCATTCCTGCGTAGACTCCTGAGAAGTCAATAGGGAATAACTTCATGATTGCATCTTCATACTCTTCCTCAGTAATCTGAGTATAAGGCATTTGAGGATATGTAAAGTTCCCTGAAGGCAAGAAGGACACAGTCTTTAGTTGACCGTCGTACATATGGAGAACTGTTCCTACGTGCTCAGCTTCCTTCTCAGGGTCAAAGGACACGGTCACAGAGACTGAGTTATCAGACCAGTAGCGCTGTGCGGTTGCGGCAAGAGACATCTTCTCAAAGATAGTGACGTCTTTCTCTGCGCGCTCTGCAAGTGACTTAATTGGAAAGAACACAACGCTTGTTGTATCTGGAGACTCAGATGCTGGCTCAATACGGTAGTTAGCCATCTTGAAAAGAGGAAGCATTGGATCTGAATTAGCAAAGCGAATAGCGCGGTTAAAGAACTTACCACCTACTGTCCAGTGAACTCCTGGTGACTCGCCAGCAAGAATTGACACTGTGCCTGATGGCTTAACAGTTGTCATCTTAATAGACTCACGAATACCAAGCCACTCTGAATACGTATTGTCATACGCCTTAATGTGCTTGTAGCCTTCGTCCATCCAATCACGAAGAGCTGGAAGCCCTACGCGGTCTGCGAAGTTTGCAACGCCTGACATCGAGGTTCCAATGCGGCGGTTACGCTGCATAATCGCGTTTGTTTCCTCCCAGTGTGTAGGGAGAAGGGTTACGGTCTTAGCGTAAAGGTAAGCAAACTTTAAGGTGCGCTTATAGTCTTCAAGGTTGTCATGACGATTTAGATATGTCTCAACAAGTGTGCAGCACTCATATGATTCAAGCGATTGCTCTGCGCAAGGGTTGTATCCTGCAATACGCCAGTCCTTGTTGTTGATTGGGTCAGCTAGGCGTCCGTACTTCTTTGATACGTCCATCCAAATAACTCCAGGCTCACCATTAAGCGCAATGCCTGGAACAATCTTGTCAAGGTCTTGTCCTACAGTTGTTTCAACTGAGTTATTCGACATCCAGCCCCAGCCTGGAGCTTTAGGGTCATAGCTGTTTCGCTCTGGAAACTTTTCTGCGTTCTTAAGGTTTAAGAATGTGTCATCGTCTAGTCTACCGATAAGAAGCTCTGCACTGCGGCGTACATTGCCACTAACGACACAGACGCCAATGAGATTACCAATATCAGCGATATCAGTTCGCGTAATTTTTTCACCAGCACGTCCTTTGAATAGTTTGTGAATGTAGTTGTGTAAACGCTCTAATGGTTCATGTCCTGCGGCGGTTCCACCAAATGTTTTGATTGGGACGCCTGCTGGGCGGACTTCGCTGTAATCAAAGACTGGAGTCGTCTGATCTGCTCGTAGGTAAGCATTGATGATGAGTGTGAGTGATTCGACCCATCCTTCTCGTGTGTCTGGGACAACGTATGTCTCCTCTCCTTGTGGTGCGTATATTGTAAAGTCTTTATCAGCACCCTTATCGTCAAATCCAACACCAACGCCAAGCATTGACGCTTCCATAAGAAACGCAAAAGGACGCGCAGGATTCTGCTTAGTCATTTCCATAGTTGACACAAACGCGCAGTTTTGAAGTGCTGCAGAGTTGCGTTGCTGATTTACAAGCGGAGTTCCCATAACCCAAAGCCCACGGCCTGGCGGTGTCCACTTTAGCTGGAACAGACGGTCAAATGCTTCCTTAGCAGAAGCCTGAGCCTTAGCATCATTCCAAGGAAGACGCTGTGACTTGCAGTGATCTTTCTGAATTGAGTACATGCCATTGATGACACGCTCACAGACGTCAGCCCAAGTTTCTTTGGTGCCGTCTTCTTTTAATCGAGAGTATGTACGTAAGAAAGTAATTTCTCCGACCGAGTTGCCTGCCGCATCTGTATAACCAAATGGAGCTTTCTTTGATTTATATCCTGCAACAAAGTCATCGCTTAGGCGAAAAGAGAAAAGACTACTCACGTATGTACCCCACATTTAGTTTAGTTTAGAAAGAATTTAGTAAATACATTATACTCAGTTTTAGAGAAAACTAGTATAGGCTACTCCGAAAGGAATAGTGACTCAAATAACTCTTTGCATGTTGGGCACACTGGGTACTTACTTGGGTCACGAGAAGGCACCCATATTTTGCCGCATAGAGCAACTACTGGGGTTCCCATTACGTATGACTCAGTTGCCTGGTCCTTTTCTACGTAGTGGGAAAACCTGTCTTTATCTTCATTAGAAAGCTTAGTATCTGCTTTAGTTTCAAGTACGGTGTCCGTGAAGCCCATAATGCCTATATTAACTAATAAATCACCATGTGATACAGTTTTACCATGAACAAATCGGTTATTCTTCTACCATCCCGCGGTAGATCTCATCGCATTGATGAGTGCCTAGACTCACTTCTTGAGCACTCTACTGCGTCAGATATTGTCGTCTGCTTAGACGAAGACGACCATGAGAGTTATACAAAGCGCGACGGTGTTATTTACGACATCGGGCCTAAGCCAACACGCATTGGTCTTAATGAAAAGCTAAACAGAATGTTGCCTAAGATCATTGATAAATATGACTTTGTCCTTTGGGCAGCAGATGACACAGTTGCTGTGACGCACGGCTGGGATGCTCTTTTAGTTGAGGCAATAAAAGACGTTCCACTTGGAATCGCGTATCCAAATGATCTTCTTCAAGGAGACAGACTCCCAAGTAACGGAACGTGTTTCGATATTAGGATTCCTAAGGTCTTGGGGTACCTAGCTCCACCGACGCTTTTTCACCTCTATATGGATAACTTTTGGAAGCTATTAGGTGAAGAGTTAGGTACTCTAAGATACTGCGAAGATGTTATTCTTGAGCATAATCACTACACCAATAAAAAAGCTCCTGTAGATAAAACGTACGCATCAATCAACAGTAGAGAAATGTATGTTGCTGACCACCAATCGTATGAAATCTATAAGAATCATGGACTTGCGGCTGATGTAAAGAAATTGAACGAATCACTTAATGACTAGAACCATAGGAATGCTTCCAGCGTCTGGCAGTGCTAGTCGCTTACTCGGCATTCCTAAATTCTTTCTTCCTATTGAAAACGGCAAGTCACTTCTCCACCGCCACGTTGAGATGATGGGTGAAGTTTGTGACGAGGTGCGAATAGCTACGCGTGAGCGCTGGCGCCCTCTTCTTGAGGATCTTAAGCTTAATGCTGAGATCTGCTATATGGAGCCGTCAACAATGGCAGACGCGCTTCTTAAAATGGAGCCACTATGGAACGATATTGTTGTTGGAATGCCAGATGTTTATGTTGGCGGGTCTAACCGTAACTTTTACGCAGAGATGCTTAAGCAAGAAGGTGATGTTGTTTTAGCGACATGGAACTACATTGAAGAGAAAATGAAAGGCAAGCTAGGTCAAGTTCTTACAGACGACTACTCGCGTGTGTTAAACGTTCTTGACAAGCACCCAACCTGCGAGTACCCAGAGATCTGGGGCGCAATAGTTTTCCGTAATGAAATGATTCACAAGATTGACAGGTCTGGCGGATCAGTTCTCAAGAATGTAAATGACTGGATTGACAAGGGCGTAAAGGTCTCTGCGGTGAAGATTCCAGGCGAGTACGTGGACGCAGGAACAGTGCAAGGTCTTGTTGAGATGTATCGTTACGTAGGTAAATCACTGTGAAAATGGAGATAGATGAATTCTTTCAAAAGGATCAAGTCACCTATTCACAGCTAAGGCAAGATCTTTTTGCTCTGTACCATAAGCAAGACTCACCAGGATACTTTGTAGAGTTTGGTTCTCTTGATGGGATAGACACGAGCAATACGTACATCCTTGAGAAGTATCATGGCTGGACAGGAATTCTTGCAGAGCCACTTCCTCGCTTCTACGATGAGCTCCATCGCAATCGCGCATGCATCATTGATACCCGTTGCGTGTTCTCTCACTCCGGTGACGTTGTTCAGTTCGGTGAGGTCGAGGACTTCCCTGCGGTGTCTACTTTGATTTCTCATAAGGACCAAAGCAGTATGTGGAAAGAGAAGCGTCAGACGAATAAGATCCACGATGTCGTGACAGTTTCCCTTGATGACCTATTAGACGAGCACAATGCACCTGCGGTGATAGATTACCTATCTATCGACACTGAAGGATCTGAATACACGATTCTTAGCGCTCACAGTTTCAAGCGTCCGTTTAACACAATAAGTGTTGAATACGCAAACCAAGATGAGCGTCATAAGCTTTACAATTTACTTACGTACCACAAGTATATTCGGGCTCACGCAAAACTTTCCCAGTGGGAAGACTGGTACGTGTACGCACCTTGGTACGTAGAGAAGTACCACTAGAGCGAACGACGGGGTTCGAACCCGCGACCTGAACCTTGGCAAGGTTCCGCGCTACCAGCTGCGCTACGTTCGCATTACGTTAGGTATACTATATATCCATGGCAGTTCCTGACGCGACACTAAAGGTCGCACGCGCAATATATGAATACGCAGGAGTAGATGATCTGCCAGATTGGAAAGACCTTCCCCCTACGATACAGATCTCTTATGTAGAAGAAGCAGAAGCAGCTCTACGAGCAACCTGCGACCACATTAAGTATCTTGCCAGCAATATCGACGCTGATGACTCAGATGAGATTCTTGTTAAAGGAACTCTCGTATCTGTGTCGAATTTATTAGATCCAAGAGTAAAGGACTAGCATGAACATCATTGACTCTTCTTCCAAAACCTTTGCAGATGACGTTCTGCTATCTCCTGTTCCAGTCCTTGTTGATTTCTGGGCTGAGTGGTGTGGTCCTTGCAGAATGATGCTTCCTATCTTACAGGAACTTGCGGCGGAAAACTTTCATTCTCTTAAAATTGTAAAGATCAACAGTGACGACAACTCAGGTCTTGCTGCTGAGTTAAGTATTCGCTCAATTCCTACAATGATTCTTTTTGTTAATGGTAAAGAAGTTCATCGCGTAACGGGCGCAAAGCCAAAGCCAGCGCTTATGAAAGAAATCGACGAAGCACTAGGAGCTAACAATGAGTGATATGGGTGTAATGATTTTGTCCTTCGCAAGCGCAGCCTGTGGCATGACGCTTATGTACATCTGGTTAAAGCACGGGAAGTAGCATTTATGCGTGTTCTAGTTTTAGCAGCTGGAACCGGAGATCGCTGGGGCAACTATCGAGGAACTGCTAAACACTTTCTTAACGTTGAAGGTGAAGTTCTCATCGAGCGTACCATCAGGCAGTTTTCTAAGTACACAGATGACATATTAGTCGTAGGTTCAGGTCTGGAGTACTCGTTCTCTAATACGTCGTTGTTCATACCTGCGGTGACAGATACCGACGTGCTACTCGGTGATATGCTTAAGTTTTATTCATCAATGCACCTGTGGTCGGACGTTAGAACCGTTCTTGTATTCGGTGACGTTTATTTTACCGACGACGCGGTTAGCCAGATCATGTCGTCCGACCTAAACTTTACATTTCTTCTTCGCTCTAACTCGCAGGGACAGGCGGGAGGACGACGCGAGGTGTTCGCGCTTTCATTTAATGGATCAATGAACCAGGTTATATCCGATAATATACTTAAGCACATAAAGGGTCGCTCGGCCCCACGGGCAGGAGGATGGTTTTTATACAAGTCCTTGGTTAGACCAAACTATATCTATAACAACAATCACATAGACATAGACGACTGGACGACGGACTTTGACTATCCTGAAGATGTTATCTTGTGGGAGACTAAAAGAAAAGAAAATGCCGAGCTAGAAGGCAATAAGTAACTTACGCTCTTCCAAAGTCATCTTCGTAACGAATGATGTCGTCTTCACCTAGGTACTCGCCTGTCTGTATTTCAATAAAGACAAGATCCTCTAAGCCTTCTGCCTCTACGCGGTGAACTTCTCCAACTCCGATTGACACGTAGTCTCCTGGACCAAGGTGCAGTTCTTGCTCGCCTAGCTCAACCTTGGCGTACCCCTGCGTCACATACCAATGCTCTGCACGGTGTTTGTGTGATTGTTTGCTGAGACGGCTTCCAACTTCAACGTGTATACGTTTAACTTGCGCGCGTTGCTCAGTGTGAAGGATTACATAAAAGCCCCAAGGGCGAACAAAGATCTCTTGCGTCATACATGAACTGTATCATAAATAGTGAGCCGAGCTAGCAGCGGGCGACGGGACTTATTGCTACCCTAAAGGTAGCTCCATCATTCGACTACCCGTCCAATGTCTGAGCATACCCGCTGCTAGCACTCAACTCTGTAGTTGGGACGGATGACAGTTGTACGTCTTGTCCAGGACGATTCGAACAGGCGGGGTGGGCTAAGGTTCACTTTCGTGGTGACAAGTTACTGATGGCGTCCCAGGCTGTGGCGATAATTAAATTATAACAGGTTAAGGCTGCTTAAGCGTATTTACCCAACCTACAAGAGACTCAAGGGATAGGTCCATCATGCCGTCTTCCCCTAGAAGGTCCTCAAGGCGGCCAATGATGTCGGACAGTTCTTCCTCTGTGACACCCGTAAGACGCATAATGTGTTCTTCCATAAGACCCATTAGCTCACGCATAAAGTCTATCGGCACCAGGGCAAGACCCTCTTCTTTCAGGTACTGCATTAGAACATCATCATCCCTATCAAAGTCAGGATCTATATCATCTTCGAATGCCATTGATAGATACTATCTTACAATAATCGCGGTGACAGTTTTACGTTTTAGCCCTTACGTGATATTGTTTATTATATTAAATGACACACGACCAAAGGAAGATTAAATGAAAAAGCTTATATCTACTCTCGGACTTATCTCTGCATTAGCATTAGTCGCATCACCTGCGCAGGCGCGCTGGGCAATTGACTATGACCCAGTCGGTTCTATCTTTAGAATGGTAGAAGATGATCTGCTCCAAACCAGAGCAGACGGTTACTTTGTTATCTCTGCAGAGGAGATTACGACTGCTAGAGAAGCCGCGCCTACAGCGCCAAGCAAGTATGCTGTTATCATTGGCGGTGTTGTTGACAAGATAGTTACGTGGGACGGTTACAGTCCACACGCAAAGATTAAGGATAACAGCGTAGTAGTTAAGATCCCAGCTGAGGGCGGCGTTAAGTACGTTGACCCTAAGGGATTCATTCGTCTTAAGGCAATCACCCAAGGATCAATTATCTCTGTTGTTGATGCTCCAGGATCTACCATTACTCCTACACTTGTTGATATTGAGTATGTTCCTGTCGTTGAATTACCTGAGGAGCCAGTAGGACCTGCGGTGACAGAAGCAAACTCTGCAGTTGTTGTAAGCCAATCCGTCGCGGTGAACAACTCGATTTCTCTTAACATCCAGGTTCCTGATGTTGCCAATCTTCCTTCAACGTCATCTGTATCTGTCTATGTTGTAACTGACGGTAGATCTACCACTGCTATTGGTCTAGCACCGTCACAAACTGCGGTGACAGTAACAGACGTGCCTCAAGGACAAAACGTTACGGTTAAGACAGTGATTCACGACTCTGTGACGAACACTGAGACGGTTGTTTCCAATCCGGTGATTGCTACAACGCCTGTTGCGGTTCCTGTCTCTACACCCGCTCGAGACGCCTCACATGACCTTGCTACAGTTGCTGCTCCAGTAACTCAGGCAGTAACCACTGATTCATCGGGCGCTCGTAGTGCATCTATCTCAATACCTGCGGTGACAAACTTCGATGGTAACAAGACCTGGGCAACCCTTATGGTTGTTGATAAGAAGACAGGGTCTACCACGGCAATTGGAACTGATGGCTCAGCCCAGACTCTAGACGTTAATTCACTAGGGTCTAACAGTGACTATGAGGTTAAGCTTGTTCTCCGCGATTTAGCAACAGGACAAGAGACAACTATCTACGGTCAAACAATTACTAAGTAGCAATTCTGTGCTAGTATTACTTAATGCCTAATCTAAAGCGTTCCTGTAGCTCTTGCACTAAGTGCTGCGAAGGCTGGCTTACTGGAGAAGCTTTAGGCTACTCGTTTTTTCCAGGCAATCCTTGTCACTTTGTCTCCGTAGGTAAAGGGTGCACCGTTTATTCTAAAAGACCAAAGGAGCCTTGTAAGTCTTATAAGTGTAGTTGGCTCGTAAACGAAGATCTGCCTGAATGGATGAAACCTGATGAAGTAAATGCCATTGTAGATTTTAGAGAGACAGATGGCATTCTCTACATGCAAGTCATTGAAGCTGGATCTGTTTTAGAGTCTCGTGTCTTAAGTTGGCTAATTCAATACGCTTTAAGAAGTAAGTATAACTTCTTATGGAGTATCAATGGCGAAAAAAACTGGATTGGAAATGTAGAATTTAATGAGCTCATGCTTAAAGAAAGTAAAGTACAAAAATAGTAGTTATCCTGTAGCTTGAGTCTTTAAGTATCGGACAATAACTACCCCTGAGCCACCGTCGTACCCAGGATATTGAGCGCTGCCGCCGCCAACGTATCCGCTGTTAGCTCCGCCTCCTGTCCCTGAAGCTCCATTTGAGTTCCCACCACGTGAACCACCAACTCCAATAGTCCCTAAGCCGTAAATGTTAGAACCAGTTGTTCCGCCGTACGTTCCTGCGGCGACTCCAATTCCACCACCTGAACCCGAACCAGGCAGACCAAACGGGTTACCAGCATCTCCAGCGTCTCCGTTACCTCCCTGAGAACCAGTTCCATATAAGGAAGAAGTATTTGCTCCACCACCACCACATCCTCCATTCCCAGGATACTGACCAGAACCTTGACCAGCGTATCCTTGCCCAGCTCCACCACCAATTGCTGTTAACCCAAAACCAGTAGAGTTGTTTCCATTAGAGCCAGTAGACGACGAACCTGCACCAGTCCCAGCTCCGCCTGCACCGATAACTATTGAGTAGCTGCCTGTTAAAGTAGTGTTTGTAAGCGCTTGTTTGCCACCAGCACCACCTGCTCCGCCAATCTTTGGAACAGCGCCAGTCTTAGTGCTGCTGTTAAATCCACCAGCGCCGCCTCCACCGCCTGCTATCACGGTAACGTCAGCTACAATAGTGCCAGTCACTACTAATGCGTCGCTTGAAGTAAACTTTCTATAGTAGTAAGTTGCATCTGAAGAGGAGGTTCCGCCACTAACTGTTGCTAACCTACGAGACTCTCCTCCATGAGAAGCTCTTGCGCCTAGGATTGTCATGCGGGTATTCTATCTTACCTACGGATAAATGATAGTAATTTAAGTTTCAACTACTTTACTTCTTAGTAAGGCACCAAGAAGTCTTACTAAGAAGTCCCCAGCCTGTGATAAAGTATAGGCTATAGAGGAAGAATGGGATAAATATGTCCGCTGGTATCCATAACATTATTGTTGAGCAAGGCGCTACGTTCAATCAGACCTACACATGGAAGATTAACTCTAATGCAGTTAACCTTTCTAGCTACACTGCCCGCCTTCAAGTTCGCGGTAACGGCTCAGGCAAGACCTGGATTCAAGACCAGGTTATCTCTCTTACCTCTGACGTTAATGGCGGAATTGTGCTTGGCGGCGCTGCAGGAACTATCGCTGTCTCTATTTCTGCCACGGCAACAACTGCTATTCTTCCAGGCAAGTACTTTTATGATCTTGAGCTCGAGTCAAACGACGCAACAGTAACTCGTCTTCTTAAGGGAACATTCACCGTGTCTGCAGAGGTGACTCGTTGACAAGTATTGTCAACGTTGATACATCTACAACTTCTGTAACAGTCCAGCCATCACCAGACGTTGTAGTTGAAACTACAGATGTATCAACGTCAGTCGAGGTGGTTACCGAGGACCAGGTAACAGTAGAAACTACAACTGCGCCAGTGACAGTTATTGTCACAATGGAGCCAGAGGTTGTTGTTGAGACTACTACGCAAGTTACTGAAGTAATTGTTTCTAATCTTCAAGGACCTCAAGGAGCACTGGGCCCAACGGGCGCAGGCGCAACAGGAGCAACAGGTCCTGCAGGTCCACCTGGAGCTCCAACTGGTGCAACAGGTGCGCAAGGTGTAACTGGCGTGACTGGCTCACAAGGAGTTGCTGGAAATACTGGAGCTACAGGTGTAACTGGATCTCGTGGTGAGGTTGGTCCAACTGGTGCGCAAGGAACTCAAGGAGTTCAAGGTCAACAAGGTATTGTTGGTCCAACAGGTGCGATTGGTGCAAAAGGAAATACTGGTGTTCAAGGTAACACTGGCGTACAAGGTCAACAAGGTGAAGACGGCGCAACAGGCGCAACAGGCGCGATTGGCGCAAAAGGTAACACTGGCGTAACTGGTGCAACTGGCGTACAAGGTCAACAAGGTGAAGACGGTATTCAAGGTGTACCTGGCATCAAAGGTAACACAGGTGCGCAAGGTGCAACAGGTGTAACTGGTGCACAAGGTCAACAAGGTATTGTTGGTCCAACAGGCGCGATTGGCGCAAAAGGTAACACTGGCGTAACTGGTGCAACTGGCGTACAAGGTCAACAAGGTGAAGACGGTATTCAAGGTGTACCTGGCATCAAAGGTAGCACTGGCTCAATTGGTAATACAGGAGCCCAAGGACCACAAGGCCCACAAGGAAACACTGGTGTTACAGGCTCACAAGGAATTCAAGGTGTAACTGGAAACACAGGTGTGCAAGGAAACACTGGTGTAACTGGTGCAGGCGAAACTGGTGCAACTGGTGTAACAGGTTCAACCGGCGCGCAAGGACAAACTGGTGTAACTGGTGCAACAGGCTCAACAGGAGCGACTGGCCCAACTGGAACTACAGGAGTAAAAGGTGAAACAGGATCCACAGGAGCGCAAGGGCAAACTGGAGCGACTGGACTTACAGGTTATACAGGAAGCACAGGAGCACAAGGAAACACTGGATCAACTGGATATACAGGAGCTGTGGGAGCGACTGGACAAACTGGTCCCACAGGATCTACAGGATTAGTTGGAGCAACTGGTCTGACTGGTGCAACAGGCTTAACTGGTGTAACAGGAGCTACTGGTTCAACAGGCGCGACTGGCGCAGGCTCTACAGGCGCAACAGGTCCAACAGGAACTGCAGGAGCAACTGGCACGAAAGGTGCGACAGGAGACACTGGAGCTTTTTCTACTGTAGACTCAGCACCTCCTACTGGAGCAACAGGTGATGCGTGGTTCGATGCGTCTGAAGGTACAGTCTACGTTTATTACGATGGTTATTGGGTAGAGGCTGTTGGTGGAAACATTGGGCCAACTGGCCCAACCGGTCCTGGTGGGGTTCTCGGTGTCAGTGGCGCAATAAACTATGACACTGGTACTGGATTACTTTCTTTAGACGAAGGTATTGCAAACGGTCTTGCTACTCTTAACGCGTCTGGTGTTGTTCCTGACACTCAATTACCAGATGACATTGTGCGCAGTGGCGGACTTAACACAACGCTAGATGATTACATTCCTCTTTCACAAAAGGGAACTACTAGTGGTGTAGCCGAGCTTGACATTACTCGTAAGATTCCTATTAGCCAATTGCCTGACGGGTACTATGGTGTAACAGGCGCGACAGGTGCAACCGGTGTAACTGGTGCGACTGGTGCAAACTCTACTGTTGCAGGTCCAACTGGCGCAACTGGTTCAAACGGTGCTAATGGTGCTACTGGCGCAACTGGAATTACTGGTCTGACAGGCGTAACTGGCGCGACTGGTCTAACAGGCGCTGCAGGAGCTACAGGCGCAACTGGTTTAACTGGAGCAACAGGTCTAACTGGAGCAACTGGTTTAACAGGTGCTACTGGTCAAACAGGAGCTACAGGAGCAACTGGCCTAACTGGAGCAACAGGTCTAACTGGAGCAACTGGCGCAAGCATCACGGGCTCAACAGGCTCAACTGGTGCAACTGGTGCAACTGGTGCAAGTGGAATATCAGCAACTGATCCAGCAGAATACGGCTCATATGAAGTTACTGCTAGAAGCTCATTGGGTGACTACACGTTAACTAAACTAATTGGAAGTCTTTCGGTTGAAAGTTCTAACTTTGTAACGCTATCTGCGAACAAGACGTACGAGCTACGAGCGTCATTGTCTATTCGCTCCGAGTACTCCGTGTTTGCATGGTTTACTGAAGCTGGAACTAAACTAGGTTTAGAAGGTAATGCGTTCTCTGCTAACTCAGTTGACCCAGGCGTAGTTTCTCCTGCCTACGCAGTCTATACACCAACTGTAAATACAAGAGTTAAACTACGACTTACTGCGCTAGCTGGGTATCTTGCAACAAATACAGGATACGGCGAAGTCAGCATTAGACAGCTTACTGCGCAAGGACCAAATGGAAATACAGGAGTAACGGGTGCTACTGGTGCTACTGGAGCAACAGGTTCTACTGGTGCAACAGGTTCTACTGGTGCACAAGGAGTAACAGGTGCTACAGGCGTTACTGGAGTAACAGGAGCTACTGGACCAACTGGCGCAACTGGAGTAACAGGAGCAACTGGTCAAACAGGCGCAACTGGAGTAACAGGTGCTACAGGCTCAACTGGCCCAACAGGTGTAACAGGTGCTGGCACAACTGGAGCAACTGGTAGTACAGGCGCGACAGGTTCAGGCTCATCATGGACGTACATTGGCGCGGTAACATCTTCTAGTGGTTCATCCGTTACGTTCTCTGGCCTCGGTGGAACTTACAAACAACTGTTTCTTACCTTTAATGGTGTATCTACAAGCACGAACTCACTTGTCTTCTTTAGACTTAACAATGACTCAAACAGCAACTATGCAATCGCGTCAAATAGAACCTATGGTGGAAGTGAGTACTTAGGGCAGTCTGTAAGCTTTATCTATGGTTGCATTGGTACTATGACAGCGTTTGATACATCTTCTGGTAGCATGACAGTAGTCAATGCGGACAGTACTGGAGACAAAGGCGTATCACTCAACTACAAAGGCAAGCTATCAGCTTGGATTACAGGAAGTCTCGTGCAGGACATCAACGAGACGTTAGGTGGAACCTACACTGGCGGGTCTGCAATATCTAGCATTAACATCAGTCTTAACAGCGGAACTTTCAGTGCTGGTACATGGAAACTGTGGGGTGCGTGATAATGTCAGACGTGAATGAGTTTAACGCTGAAACTGGCCAGGCAGTCCTGCGCCCATACACTGAAGAAGAACTTGCTCAAGCGGAGCATGACGCTAACATTGTGGCGACACCAGAAACCGTCTCAATAGAAGAAGATGCGCTAAAGATTTCAGCCTTGGTCAAGCTTCAAACCCTTGGTTTAACAGAAGAAGAAGCTCGCGCAATTGCTGGTCTATAAGCCTTTCTAGAACACCTAATAACCTAGTTACAAGCCTCCAAAGCATACACCCTTCAACTTAAGGGTGTATGGCAGTTTCTTTCTCATGTTTCTTTGTAAAAATTGTACATTAGAACGGACAAAGTATTATGTCTGTCAAAAATGTACATAGGCTATTTGATACATTTTTAGCTAAATAGAGTATGATATCTCAATGGAACTTGACGATAAAGTAGCGCTGCTTTACGCCCGTGTATCAACGTCTATGCAGGTTCAAGACGGAATCTCGTTAGATGTTCAAGAGCGCGCGTTACGCAGCGCGGCAGAGCTTGCAGGATACAAAAATGTACAACTAGTACGTGAGGAAGGCCGCTCTGGCAAGTCAATTAAAGGCCGTCCTGCCCTGCGTGGCGCCCTTACGGATCTTGAGTTAGGTAAAGCCCATGCTCTTTTTGTTACCCGCTTAGATCGCCTGTCTCGCTCGACTCAAGACTTCTTGTCTATAGTAGATCAAGCCCACAAGTACAACTGGCGTCTTGTGCTGCTTGACCTCAACCTCGACACTTCATCCTACCAAGGAAGATTTGTTGTCACGATTATGTCCGCGCTTGCAGAGATGGAAAGATCTATCATCTCTGAGCGTCAAAAAGATGTTCACTCTCATAGACGATCTATAGGCAAAGTCTGGGGCAAAGATTTAGGGCCCAAGAAAAGAATACCTGATGATGTCTTAAATCGAATTTTTGCTGAGAAGGCGGCAGGTAAGTCAATGAACGGCATAGCTAGAAACTTAAATGCTGAAGGGATACCTGCTGCTTATGGCGGAAAATGGACAGCTTCATCTATTAAGTACGTGCTAGACAGAAACACTTAATCCTTACTGGTGTAGAATAAGCCTATACTCTTTAGGAGAATAATGAACATTCTTGGTACTGTAGCAAGTGCGTACACAGTTCTTAGTCCTACATCAATAGAGCTTCTTCTTGTTGGCGGCGGCGCTGGCGGTGGCGCTTCTGAAAACTCTGGTGGTGGAGGTGCTGGCGGCTATAGATACTTTGCGTCAACAGCAGTTACTCCTGGGACTTCTTACTCTGTTACAGTTGGCGGAGGAGGCGCTGGTGGTACGGTTAACGTAAACCGTGGAGGTAGCGGTGGAGGAACTACAGGCTTTGGCTTCACCGCAGCAGGCGGTGGCGGTGGTGGGTCTGGCACAGGTGCATCCCAGAAGACAGGTGCATCTGGTGGCTCTGGCGGTGGTGGTGGTTCATCATCCTCAGAAGGCTCAGGAAATACCCCGTCAACTTCCCCATCACAAGGTAACAATGGTGGACCAGGCTCAGGTTCTGGTGGAGGCGGAGGTGGAGGCGCTAGCCAAGCAGGAGTAGAAGGCAATTTTAGTAATACTGGCAGAGGCGGAAACGGAACTGCAAATTCAATCACAGGCTCATCGGTAACCTACGCAGGCGGAGGTGGTGGCGGTGCAGGAAGTAGTTCAACAAGACCCGCAGGTGGTTCTGGCGGAGGTGGAGCTGGAGGCAACAATCAATCTGGTTCACAAGGCGGAATTTCTGGAACTAATAACCTTGGTGGCGGTGGCGGTGGCGTAGGAAGCATCACGCCACCAAACTATGGTGGCGATGGTGGTTCAGGCGTAGTCATTGTCGCGTACCCAGACACGTTTGCACCTTTAACTTCTATTAGTGTTGGGTTAAGCTATGACCAACCATCTCGCTCTGGCTACAGAGTCTATCGCTTTACAGCAGGAACAGGAACAATAACAATATGACAATGCTAGGCGCTAAAGCTTCACATGGTGGCAGTTTCCGCAGAAAGCCTGCTACATTAGAACTTCTTCTAGTTGCTGGCGGAGGCTCAGGTGGCTCTAGTTTCTACGCAGGTGGAGGTGGCGCAGGAGGCTATGTTAGTGATCTTAATTTTACTACGCCATTAACTCCTTTTACAATTACAGTTGGCGCTGGCGGTGCAGCCCCCGTTAGTTCCGCTCTTGGTAATCCTGGAAACAATTCTGTGTTTGCGTCTATTACTGCAACTGGCGGTGGGTGTGGTCGCAAAGATGATTCTGCTACACAGGAAACCTCGGGCGGCTCAGGCGGCGGTGGCGCTGGGTCTGGCGGCGGTGCTGGTAATTCAAGCCCTGGAAATGGAAGTCAAGGAAATCGTGGCGGTTTTGGCCACGGGCAAAGTTCTCAACTTGGCGGTGGTGGCGGAGGCGGTGGAGCAGGCGCAGTAGGTGGTAATGGCAGTTCGGGAACAGGTGGTGCAGGCGGAGCAGGCAGCGCTAATTCAATTACTGGCTCATCTGTAACTTATGCAGGTGGCGGCGGTGGCGCAGTAGTTCAAACTAGCGGAGCAGGCGCAGGTGGCTCAGGTGGCGGTGGAGTAGGTGGAAGAAATGGTTCTGGACCAGGCGCTGGTACAGTCAATCTTGGCGGTGGCGGTGGCGGAGCGTACTCATCAAGTAGCGCAGGTGGCGGCTCTGGCGTAGTGATTATCGCTTACCCAAACACTTTCCCAGCGCCAACATCAATTGGCGCAGGACTAAGCTATACAGAACCATCTCGCTCTGGTTATCGCGTGTATCGTTTTACAGCAGGAACAGGAACGGTAACTATCTAGTTATTGAACTACAATAAAAATTAGGAAGAGCCGGAAGCGTAGGGACTGTGTTTCTACGCTATCCGGCTCTTATAAGTTCTGATACCTCTCCCGATACCAAAAACTTAGTTTGTACTATATACCTATATTGTACTTTTTGTTTCTATTTGACAGGAAGTCCTGTGATTGATTTCCAGGTCTTAGCGTCTACAATGCCAGTGACAGGGAGCTTCTTAGCCTTCTGATGGGCGATTACAGCCTTCTTTGTGACTGGACCGAATTGACCATCGGCTGGTTTAATCTCAAGAGCAGCTTGAACTGTCTTAACGTGAATGCCTGACTCGCCTGGATCAATTGTCTCACCAGGGTAGACCTTGCCAGTTGTGTCCTTTTCCTTAACAGGCTTAGGCGCAACTGGAGCAGCTGCAGATCCAGCATAGTCTGGACGACCCCAACCAACAACGCCCATAAGAAGTTTCTTCGCGTTGTTCTTGCGGAACCCGCGCTCCTTCTTGCAAGTTTCTCCGCCGTTACGTTGATCTCCGCTAGGAGCTCCCGCGGTGTTACCTTCAATGCAAACTGCAATACCAGTCTTAGCATCTGCCTTAACAACGATACCTACGTGAGAAATGCGATCTACGCCGTCTCCTGGGAAGTCAAAGTACACAATGTCTCCTGCTTCAGGAACATTTACTCCGTCATTTTCGTACCAGCGCTTTTGCTTCTTGAAAGCGTCTGCGCCTGCTACTGTTGAGACAGTATTAGGTACCTTAACTCCAGCTTGGTTTGCGCACCACATTACGAAGCTTCCACACCAAGGCAAGAAGTTTGCCTTTGTGAATGCTCCGTACTTGGTTTCATTATCTTTAGGACCTTCAATAGTTCCTACCTCAGCGAGCGCAACTTCAATAAGTCGTGCGGCTGTTCCTTGTGCTGCTGCCATTTTTTGTTCTCCTCTAGTTACTTCATTACGATTACTGATAATTTTACCTTAGGGCACTTGGCGTTGATGTCCTTAAGTACCTTCAGTTCTTTTTCGTCAACGGTCAACGACCAGCGGACCTTTACCTGCACCCACTGCTTAACATATTCGCAGTGATAGCTTGCAAGTGGCGGTAGCCATTCACCTGGGTCCTGGTCTGACTTCGAACGGTTCGAGCCTGCGGTGACAGCGATGAGCGAGATTGTGTCTCCCATATCGTTTGCGTATACCTCACGCTTTGCCGCGTCCCACTTGTTTGCCCCTGAGTCCCATGCCTCGGCAAGAGGCACGAAATGATCTACGTCAAGAGCAGAAAAATTAGTAACGTTTACTCCGTCATAAGGAGAAAACCACTTACCTGTGTCTTTTACAATCTTGCATCCTGCGTCAACCTTTGGCTTTTCTAGCGCCTCTTGAAGAATAACGTCATTGCGTGTGTTGCAACCGTTCTTGTCGAGATCTGACCAGTGCTTGAAGTTACTACGTGAGTAGTTAGCGCGTACGTCTGGCGCTACCTTAAGGACCTTAATTGCTGCATCTACTGATGCAAATTTTTTAGGCGCGTCTGCTGCTTGAGCATATGTCATTGTAGACATAAGTGCTAAAGCAGTCAGCGCGATTGCTGACTTGCTAATTTTCATTGTTTTCCTATCGCGCGAATCGAGAAGCAACGTTCCAGTCAACTTCTCCTGACTGAACCGCACGCGGGATCAAAGAGCGACCATGTATATCAGCTCTTGAACCAAGACCGACGGTCTCAAAACCGCGCTCAGCAATTTTACGCTGGAATGCAATTTGCGTCATCGGACGTTCGCCACGCTCTTCTGACCAAGCGCGATAAATAGAGTACAGATGCTTGACGGGAATTGTTCCGCCTTCCATCTCTTTTGTCTCCTCATTGATGAAAATACCAAAGCGGTCTTCGTTCTTACGATACATATCCGCGGCTTCCGCAACTGCAGAGCACCAACCCAGCCCATCGCGAGCGCTAGATCCAAGCAGTTTAATTGCGCCCTCAACTGCCCAAGATAGAACAGCAGGGAGTCCACCTTCAGGGTCAAAGATATATGACTTTAACTCTGGGTCTGGACTTTCAGGAACCTTGTTAAGTGGGATTGGTCGAATACGACGCCACATTGCATCATCATTGATGATTGGACGGTGGTTTGTAGTAACCCAAAGCTTAGCTCGTGACTGGAATGTAAATGGTTTTTCACCAGGTGAACGTGCAGAGATTTCAGAAGAGCCTGTAAGCTTCTTAACTGAGTTTTCCTTCATGCGCTCGTTGTCTGGTAATTCGTCAACCCACACCATACGGCGTCCGCGTAACTCCGCCCAGTGATAAAGATCTGAGCCGTGCGCTTGCCCGTCGCCCTGAGCAAGGATAGAAGAGTCAAGAGGCCACGCGTATTGCTGAGTACCCATGCACTTAACAAGAGCTTCAACGAGAGTATTCTTACCAGACCCAGGAGGTCCATATACTAAGAACATTACGTCATACGTGCGTAAACCTGTAAGTGAGTAACCAGCTGCTTTTTGGATCCACTCTTGTAGTTCTTTATCTCCGCCAGTTGCAAAGTCTAGGAATTGCTCCCACTTAACATTGCGAATTCCTGGAGTGTAAGCAACAGGTGCGCGGCGAGTAATGTGCAAATCAGGACGGCCTTTAAGAAGCTCTCCAGTGCGCAAGTCAATGACACCATTGAGAACACCCATAAGAGTCTCATCTGAATCCCATGTGTCAACTGCGACAAGTACTCGTGGATCTGATGTTGCAGATTCAATTGATCCTGCGATGCGGCTGTTAGATTTTGCCTGAAGAGCCCAACGCATAACATCTGCTTGCTTATCAGCATCCTCGTAGTTAACTACCTCTGACGCAATAATCGGAGCAAGGCGCTTTGAAAGTTCTTGCATTTCAAGATTTTCTACATCTGGCTTCCAGTATCCGCCATCCCAGTGAAACCAACCAAGACCTGGCGTGTAACGAACCGCAGGACCAAACGAGTCAATAAGACGACGGCCATTACCAGTATCTGTAAGTGTACGCTTACCCGGTTCTCCACCGTCCGCCTCAGATAAAGCATCAGCATCTTTTGGAACGTTAATATTCGTAGCGCTCATTGCAGACGATGCAGAGTCACCGTCGTTGATTGACTGCTCTACCGCACCGCCAATAGTTCCAGGTAAACGATATGAATCGCTACTGTGGTCATAATCTTTTGATGACTGAGCTTCATCCTTCTTACGAATAGATTTAGCAATAGTATTTTCGTTTGTCTCCTGTTGAGACTTTTGTGCCCATTCATTAAGTCCTGGCCACATGCGCTCTGTTTTTGGGTTGTCAATAACAAATTGAATAGCGCGGCGGACGTGCATTAAGAGTCCGCCTTGACCTTCAAGCTCTAGAGGAGGGCGCACCTTCTCGGCGTTAAAGCGAATCATCATTGTTTCAACAGCTAGGCGGCCAGCCTCAGTGTTGATAGGAAACTTGTTTGCTAACGCGCATGTCATTGAGTAGATATCAACAGCGCGGGATCCTTCTTCAATTCCTTCTTCGAGTAAGCGCTCTACGTCAATGCGCTCTCCACCAAAGTCTAGATCTTCAAGAAACGTCCAATCGCCTTCGCCTAATCCTGTAGCAGATTTGCGGCCCTTCTTGCGTAGAGCCTGTAGAAGCTCTTCTGGCGCTTGTGCAATTTCAACTTCCCAAGGAGCTTTTCCTGGTGCCCACTCGTAACAAACTCCAGAGAAGTGACGTGACGGAGTGATAAGAACATATCCGTTGTGCTTAATATCAACGCCCGGAAGATTTGCCTTTTTAAGATTTCCAACAAGCGCTTCGTTTTCATCGCACTTATAAAACAAGTGACGGCCACGTAGAACTTTTCCACCAGCAACTGTGTATTCACCAGTGATTGCTTCTACGGTTGGAGGTAAGAATCCTTCAACTAATGCTTCAAACTTCTCAAAAGAATCAGGACCACCTGAGCGTGGGTCAATATCAATTACAAAGAATCCACTGGCTTTGCACATTACGCCAATGTTCATTTGTGCGTCTTTATTCCACCACTGATTTATTGTCTCTGCATCTGTAGTAGCGTACTTGTTCCACTCTGGCAGCGATGGATGCTTGCCAACATCTTTTGGCTCGACGTGCGCACCACCGCATGTGCACCGCCCACCAACGATTCCATAACACGGAAGTATTGACCAGCCATTGCTTGCATACCAGCTTGCCGCAGGACCTAGTCGGCCTTCTGCTGATTCCCACACACTCATTGGACGTCACCTTCTCGCATCTTTACGTCGTTAGCTCCAATCAAAACATTTATAAATACTACAACTTTTAGAGAAGTAACATCATATCATTCTTTTAGGAATCTTGGTATACGGCGACTATAAAGGGTACGTGCCATAGATGTAAACAACCAAACCATAGTCGTTTATTAGCCACTAAATATACAATTAGCCCACGCTAGCTCTACCCTTCTTGAAAGGCAATTAACCAATGCAAGGTGTTTTTATGCAGCTAGGAATGATTGCCGCGGGTATCGCAAGCATAACGGCGGTCTTTGGTTTTGCTTATGCAATGTATAAAATTGCAAAGCGTATCGAAGCTGCCATCGGCGTCGACGAAGAAGGAAGAACCATCTCTGAGCGTATGGGGAAGGTTGAGTACCAGCTCTGGGAAAACGGCGGATCTTCAATGAAGGACCAGATGAACGAAACCGCAGAGCTAGCAAAGAAGACAGCTGTCGAAGTTGGGTTCATAAAGCAGGTAATGCTTCACCTCGTAGAGCTCCCAGACTTATCCTACGTGAAGGAAAGCGCTCAAGAAGAAAAAGCAGTAGCAAAGCGCGGCAGTAAAAAAGCAAAAAATCCAGCGCAGTAGAAGCAGTTTTAATCTTGTGCCTAAGTGTTAATGGCGCAGTAAAGTAGCGCTAACCTTGCCAACAAGGTTGTAATAAAAGATTCTAAAACTCATGCCTAAAGTGTGTACTACTCTGGAAATTCAGGTTATAGTTTTCCTTGTTAACAACTAGTTGCGGGGAGACGGAATTGTCACTAGTCAAAAGACTGGATGAGGCTGCGAGTAAAAGCCGCCCAGGTTTAGCATGTAGGTTAGGCTCAATCCTTCGTGGCAGTGATATGTCTGACGAAGAAAAGACATATCTACAAAAGGTTTTAGAGACTCCAGCTGATGACCCAGCACGCATTCCAACAACTGCTATTACTCAAGCTCTTCATCAAGAAGGCTATCAAATCGGAGTTGCCGCAGTAAATCGTCACCGCAGGCGCGAATGTCGCTGCTACGGAATGAGTCCAAAGTATCTGGAGGACTAGCCGCGTGGCATTCTCCGAAAATCTTGATAAACTGCTTTCAGCTCCAACATCTTCCTTTGCTCGTCGAATACGTCCCACGTACCCTACAGGATGGGAACCAGGCGTCCTTAGAGACAAAGACGGTGAGATTACCGTCACAACTAATTTAGTCCCTAAGATTGACGATGAAGACTCCTGGAAGGCGGCTGTAGAGAGCTTAGGCGTATCAGTCCCAGAAGGTTGGGTTATTCGTTTATACGAAGCTCGATACGACCCAGCCGCATGGCACCGCGATGAAGAAGGCGGTGAGGCGGTAACTCGCCCAGCGTGGCGCTACAGATTCAAGGTCGAGCCAGCATCAGCATCTGCGATTAACTTTGACGATTTATTAGATTTAGTATCAAAGCATAAAGCGCACAAAACTTCAAACGAAAATATTGGAACAAAGCAGTGGATCCTAGCAACAGGTGACTGGCAGCTTGGAAAGATAGATGGCGACGGAGTAGAGGGCACCGTAAAGCGTATCCTAGAGTCTACCGACCGCTCAATTGAACGCATTAAAGAATTAAAACGTCTAAAGAAGTGGCCAGGAAGCGCAGTACTTATACTTACAGGCGACTGCGTTGAAGGTTTCGTATCTCAAGGTGGCGGAAATACATGGCGCACCAATCTTACGATGACAGAGCAAGTTCGCCTATATCGCCGTCTAGTCTTTGAGATAGTTACACGCCTTGCGGCTGAAACTGACAACTTAATGGTAGTTGCAGTTCCAGGTAACCACGGCGAGACTGTTCGCCTTATGGGTAAAATGGCAACTCGCATGGACGACTCATGGGACATCGACGCGGTTATTGCCGTGGCGGAAACTCTTGAGCAAAATAAGGCAGCCTATGGCCACGTCCGCTTTGTCACACCCGCAAAGGATGAAGGGACAATAGTTCTTGACCTAGGTGGAACTATCACCGCGATTGCTCATGGACATCAAGTCAAGGGCGGAAATGTTCCCAAGTGGGTAGCAGAGCACGCTAAGAATATGGCACCTGTTGGAGACGCTCACCTCATAGTGACTGGTCACCATCATCATTTGCACATTCAAGCTATGGGACCTCGCACCTGGATTCAAGTTCCAGCAATGGAATCAGAGTCAACGTGGTGGCGTGAAAAGACTGGAGAGGTATCTCCTCCAGGAATGGTCAGCGTTCTCGTAGGTGATAAGATATGGTCAGAGCTAGCGGTATTGTAGGAAAACGCGCTCTATTTCATTAACGTACATTCAACAAAGGCATAAAATGTAACTAGTATTCGCCTGCTTGCTTGCTACCGCTTTATAGAAGTAGACGCGTAGCGTAGTAAAGGAATGGAGCCGTTGTGCCTGTACCAAATTGGTCTGAGGATGTAGTCACCCGCACAGTCGTCGGTCTCTACCTCAGCGCTCGTGGAATCCCAGGAGTCGGCACAGTAACATTTACTCCAACAACAACTGTCTACGATTCAGACTCTGCAACAGTTTTCACATCTGCAGCAACTGTAAGCTTAGACGCTACAGGTCAATTTTCAATAGATCTTCCAACAACTGACAATCCGCTGCTTAGCCCGACAGGTTGGGCCTACGAAGTTTCAATTCGTATCAACGGAGTTCGTCCTCAAGTTCTGCGTGTGTACTTGCCAGCAGGCAACGGAAGCAACGTAGACCTATTTAGTTCTATTGGCGCTTTGTCATCTGGCACGACATCAGGAGCAGTAAGCGCATCAACAACAAACCGTGGACCTATTGGTCCTGCTGGTGCAGTAGGCGCAACAGGCGCAACTGGCGTAGGTTCAACTGGAGCAACGGGAGCAACTGGTCCAGCTGGCGCTCCTACAGGAGCAACGGGTGTAACTGGTGCAACAGGCGCTGGCGTGACTGGAGCAACTGGCGCAACTGGTTTAACAGGAGCAACTGGTCTCACAGGTGTAACTGGTGCAGGCGCAACAGGAGCAACTGGTCTAACTGGTGCTACTGGTGTAACAGGCGTAACTGGGTCTGTCGGTCCAACAGGTGCGCAAGGAACTTCAATCAATGTTATTGGTACAGTTGCAAACACTGGATCTCTTCCACCAACAGGCGCGACTAACGATGCATACATTGTCACCGCAGACGGTGATCTTTATATCTGGGATGGATCTGCTTGGACTAGCGTAGGTCAAATTGTTGGACCTGATGGCGCACAAGGAGCAACTGGTCAAACAGGCGCAGTTGGTAACACGGGTGCAGTTGGTGCAACTGGTCTAACAGGAGTAGCTGGTTTAACGGGCGCGACTGGTTTAACTGGAGCAACTGGCTTAACTGGTGTAACAGGCGCAGGTGAAACAGGTGCAACTGGTGCAACTGGTTTAACCGGAGCAACAGGTGCAACTGGAGTAACAGGCGCGACTGGTGAAACTGGTGCAGCTGGTAACACAGGCGCTACTGGTGTAACTGGTCTTACAGGAGCAACAGGTGTAACAGGCTTAACAGGTGCAACTGGTGTAACTGGTGTAAATGGTTTAACTGGTGCAACAGGCGTAACTGGTCTTACAGGAGCTACTGGCTCAACCGGTCTAACCGGAGCAACAGGTGCGACTGGTGAAACTGGTGCAGCTGGTAACACAGGCGCTACTGGTGTAACTGGTCTTACAGGAGTAACAGGCGCGACTGGTGAAACTGGTGCAGCTGGTAACACAGGCACTACAGGTGTAACTGGTCTTACAGGAGCAACAGGTGTAACAGGCTTAACAGGTGCAACTGGTGTAACTGGTGTAAATGGTTTAACTGGTGCAACAGGCGTAACTGGTCTAACAGGTGCAACGGGCGCTACTGGTTTAACCGGAGCAACTGGAGCAACTGGTGTAACTGGCTCTACAGGAGCAACCGGACCTACAGGTGCAACAGGCACGAGTGGAATCGTAAGTGTTAGTGGTTCACTTAATTACGATACAGGCACAGGTATTCTTTCTCTTGACGAAGGAATTGCTGGAGGACTAGCAACACTTGATGTTTCTGGTGTAGTTCCTGATGAGCAGCTGCCTACAGACATCGTGCGCAGTGACGGTCTTAATACTTCGTTAGAAGACTACATTCCTCTTCTACAAAAGGGTGCAACTGGCGGCGTTGCGTCGTTGGATGTCGACGGCAAGATCATTACGTCTCAACTTCCCGCGCTTGCAATCACTGACACCTTTGCAGTTAGCACTGAAACAGCGATGCTTGAGCTTTTGGTTGAGATTGGTGATGTCGCAATACGCTCAGACGTAAGCAAATCATTTATCTTTGCGTCAGACGCGACTAGCATCTCAAGCAAGGAAATCGCTTCTAACACCGCGATTATTACAACAGTAACTGACCACAACTTAGAAGTTGGAGATAAGGTAGTCATCTCAGGTGTAGATGCTACGTTCAATGGTACATACACTGTCAATGGTGTTACAACAGCAAGAATCTTTACATACGCAAAGACTGCAACTAACACAGGCCCTACTGCTGTAGATCCAGTTGGATCTCTCATCAGTGCAAATAACTGGCTTGAACTTCTTTCTCCTGCAGTTACAAATGGCGCTACTGGAGCAACAGGCGCAACTGGTGTTACTGGCGCAGGAGCAACTGGCAGCACAGGTGCAACTGGTTTAACGGGAGCTACAGGCGCAACTGGTCTCACTGGTGCAACAGGCGCAACGGGCCCGACAGGTCTAACTGGCGCAGATGGTCTAACAGGAGCAACTGGTTTAACAGGAGCAACTGGTGCAACTGGTTTAACAGGAGTAACGGGCTCAACAGGAGCTACTGGCCCAACAGGTGACAACGGAGTATTTTCTACAGCAGAAACAACTGCGCCAGTAGGAGCAGAAACTGGTGACGTTTGGTTTGATCCAAGCTCTGGAACAATGTTCGTGTACTATGACAACTTCTGGTTGGAAGCTTCGAGCAGTGCGTTAGGTGAGACTGGTCAAACAGGTGCGACTGGCGCAACCGGTCCTACTGGAGCAAATTCAACTGTAGCGGGTCCAACAGGAGCGACGGGAGCTGGTGCAACAGGCTTAACTGGTGCAACTGGTCTTACTGGTGCAACTGGTGCAACTGGTTTAACAGGAGCAACTGGTGCTTCAGCGTCTGACCTAACTGCATGGTCAGCTTACACACCAACGATTACATCTGACACTGGCACATTCACTCTAGGCAATGGCACATTAACTGGACGATACAAGCAAATAGGAAAAACTGTTTTCTTCCATGTAAAACTTGTCTACGGCTCAACAACAAGTCCAGGCAATGGGCACTGGAACTTTAGTCTTCCAGTTGCAGCAGAAAACTCAAACTATACTTTCTCTGCGTCAATTCTTGATGATGGAGCTTCTTGGTATGGTGGCATAGGAAATGGCAACTACACAGGTTCAACTACAAGCTTTGCAGTAATTATTCCTGGCACAAATGCTGCTGTCACAACATGGGCAGTAGTTGGTAACGGTGGTCCGTTTACATGGGGCGCTGCTGATAACATTACAATCTCAGGAAGCTACGAAGCAGCGTAATTTAAGCGCAGTTTATACCTCTATCACCTTCTTCTGGTTAATATAGAATAGCGCTTGGGAATCTCTCCCACTCGAGTGAAATGAGACTACATGGCAATCAACTTTCCTGACTCGCCCGTCTTAAATGAGACGTTTACGTCAGGATCAACAACCTGGAAGTGGAATGGCACTGTCTGGCTTGTTGTTCGTGATACCGCGCCAGTAGGCCCGACAGGTGCAACCGGTTTAACAGGAGCAACAGGTTTAACTGGTGCAACTGGCTTGACTGGGGCAACAGGTCTAACAGGCGTAACTGGTGCAGTTGGTAATACAGGTGCACAAGGCGTAACTGGTCAAACAGGCGCGAATGGCGAAACAGGCGCAACTGGTCTAACCGGTGCAGATGGTAATACTGGTGCAATTGGTGAAACTGGAGCAACTGGTCTAACAGGTGCAACTGGTCTAACAGGTGCAACTGGTCTAACAGGTGCAACTGGTCTAACTGGTGCAACTGGTCTAACTGGCGTAACTGGTCTAACAGGAGCAACTGGTTTAACAGGCGCAACTGGTTTAACTGGTGCACAAGGTGAAACTGGTGCACAAGGTGTTACTGGTGCAGATGGTAACTTCGGCGGTATCTCCGTCGAGTACGACTTCAGCACAAACACAGGCAACACAGATCCAGGCGCTGGATTTATCAAGTTTAACAATGCAGATCTAACAGCTGCAACAACCGTGTACTTCGATGACGTTGACGTTAATAGCGTTGATGTTCAAGCGTTTATGCGCACGATTGATGACTCTACATCTACAATTAAGGGTCACTTCCGAATTTCTAACAAGTTGGATTCTTCTGACTTTGCGTTATTCACAATTTCTTCCCTAACAGAGCAGAGCGGCTTCTTTGAAGTTGCTGCTAGCTACGTATCTGGCTCAGCATCGTCATTTAGCAATAACGAAGATGTTATTGTTACATTCGCACGTACTGGTGACCAAGGTGCCATTGGACAGACTGGTGCCACTGGCGCCGTCGGTAACACTGGTGCTATCGGTGAAACAGGCGCAACTGGTCTTACTGGTGCAACAGGCTTAACTGGTGCAACAGGCTTAACTGGTGCAACTGGTCTTACTGGCGCAACTGGTCTAACAGGCGCAACTGGGCTTACTGGTGTAACTGGCGCGCAAGGTGAGACAGGCGCAACTGGTCTTACTGGTGCAACTGGTCTTACTGGTGCAACTGGTCTTACTGGTGCAACTGGTCTAACAGGTGCAGATGGTAGCTTCAACACAGATGATGTTACAGCTCCTACCGGTGCAGAAACTGGCGACGCTTGGTTTGATCCTTCAAACGGTCTCTTGTTTGTCTACTACGATGGCTTCTGGGTAGAAGCAGTCGGCGGTAACGTTGGTCCAACTGGTCCAACAGGCGTACAAGGTGTTACAGGTGTAACTGGTGCGCAGGGTAGCTTCGGTGGTATTACTATCGACTACACATTCAGCTCAACAACAACTTCAGGCGGTATCTCTGCTGGTCAAGTTCGTTTCAACGCTGCTCCTGCGTCTGCTACAAGCACATTCATTCATCAGCTCAATGATGCGTCAACTAACGTTGGTGCCTTCCTTGCGACAATCGATGATTCAACAAGCCCAATCAAGGGTCACTTCAAGGTGTCACAAAAGGCAAACCCTGAGGTATTCGCGTTGTACACAATCTCTGCCTTGTCATTCGACGCAGGCGGCGGTTTCTATAACGTAACATCAGCGTACGTATCTGGTGCAGGTTCATTCTCAAACTCTGACGATGTTCTTATCACCTTTGCTCGCACTGGTGATATTGGACCTGCTGGAGCTACAGGTGCTATTGGCGCAACTGGTGCAACTGGTTTAACGGGCGCAACTGGTCTTACTGGTGCAACAGGCTTAACTGGTGCAACTGGTGTAACAGGCGTAACTGGTTCAGATGCAGTTCTAACACTGACACAGAACCAGCAGTCAGGCACAAGCTACACGCTTGCTGCGTCAGACGTTAACAAGCTCGTTGAGCTTAGCAACGCATCTGCCATCACACTGACAGTTGGCACAAACTCTGCAGTTCCTGGAATTGCAGTCGGTGCTCAGATTAACCTCCTGCAGACTGGCGCTGGACAGGTAACTGTCGGTGGCGCTGGCGTAACAATCAATGGAACTCCAGGCCTCAAGCTTCGCGCTCAGTGGTCTTCAGCAACGTTGATCAAGCGTGCAACTGATACATGGGTAATCGTCGGAGACCTCTCCGCATAAACCCCTTCTTAACGGGAAACGCCCGCCTTCTTCGGAAGAGCGGGCGTTTTCTTTTAAGATAAAAAGCTGGATTTATAGTATAGTATCCCCTAGTGTCGCGCTAGATGAGAGAGACCCATGCCTATAGATTTTCCTAATAGCCCGTCGGTTAATGATGAATTCACATCAGGGTCGACTACTTGGCGCTGGGAAGGAACAGTCTGGAAAGTCGTTCGCGACTTTGCACCTACAGGCGCTACAGGTCCTACCGGTGCGCAAGGAAACACAGGAGCAACGGGTCTTACTGGCGTAACAGGAATTGACTGGTCTGGCTCATGGGACTTTGTTGCGTACGCAGTTGGCGACGCAGTTCAATACAACGGAAGTACATACTATTGCGTCACCGCGATTTCATTAGGTGATAGCGCATCACACATTCCAGGGTCATCAGCGCGTTGGGAACTGCTTGCTGCTAAAGGCTCAACTGGAGCAGTAGGCAACACAGGAGCTGTTGGCGCGACAGGCGCAACTGGCTTAACAGGAGTAACTGGTGCACAAGGTGTAACTGGTCAAACAGGCGCAATCGGTAACACAGGCGCGCAGGGAAACACAGGTGCTACTGGTTTAACAGGCGCAACTGGTCTAACAGGAGCTACTGGTTTAACTGGTGTAACAGGCTCAACAGGAGCTGAAGGACAGTTTGCAGTTGCTGCAACAACTCCGCCATCGTCTCCAGCAGAGGGTGACGCGTGGTATGACTCAGCGTCTGGCAACCTATACATTTATTATGATTCATATTGGGTTGAAGCTGCGTCAGCAAATGACGGCCCAACTGGTAACACAGGCTCAACTGGCGCAACCGGTGTAACAGGAGTTACAGGTGCGCAAGGAACGTCAATTGACTTCAAGGGAAGCGTTGCTAACACAACAGCGCTAAATGCAATCACTGGTCAAGAAGTAAATGATGCTTACATCGTAGATTCAGATGGAAATCTTTATGTATGGAATGGCTCTACCTGGACAGATGTAGGACAGATTGTTGGACCTCAAGGAAACACAGGTGCAGTTGGTACTACAGGTCCTACTGGGGCTCAAGGTAACACTGGAGCCATTGGAAATACTGGCGCTATTGGAAACACAGGTGCGCAAGGTGAAACTGGTGTCACAGGTCCTACAGGTGATGACGGCCAATTCTCTACAGTAGCAACAACACCTCCTGCTGCTCCTGAAGCTGGAGATGCATGGTACGACTCTGCATCAGGAAACGTTTACATTTACTATGATGGTTATTGGGTAGAGGCTGCATCTGCTAACGATGGTCCTACAGGTAACACTGGAGCAACCGGAGCTGTCGGTAACACTGGCGCAACGGGTGTAACTGGCGCGGATTCAACTGTCGCAGGTCCAACTGGACCTACAGGTTTAACAGGCGCAACTGGTCTAACAGGCGCAACTGGTTTAACAGGAGCTACTGGAGCAACTGGTCCTACTGGCCCTACTGGTGACGCAGGCGCTACAGGATCTACCGGCCCTACAGCAAATATTGATGATCTTACAATAATGACAATTATGAGCGCGTACTAGAATAAAATACATAACAAAGGAAAGGCGTAGTAACTAATGGCTACAACTTCAAAGGTTCTTTTTCGTGGAGCGGCGACAACTAACACCGCGACTACGTTGTACACTGTCCCTACGACAAGCACAACAACGGTCGTCACTAGCATCATTGTGACAAACACCGCAGCGTCCGGCGCAACATACACACTTGCGATTGACGGCGTTGCTATTGCAACAACCGTTTCTATCGCCGCAAATGATACTGTCATCATGGATCTTAAGCAGGTCATTCCTGCAAACGCAACACCAAAGATTGTCACCGGTGGAGCATCTGCAACAACAGTCAACTTCCACATTTCAGGAGTTGAAATAGTCTAATGTCCATTCAACGTCTCTCGAACTCGGGACAGAGTGGATTTCGCTATAAGTCTCTTATAGCTGGGATCACGCCTGTTGCGTCGGTGCCTACGGTTGGCACTGCCACCGCACTCACCTTCAGCACCGCGTCTGTTACGTTCACAGCGCCTGGTGCCTACGCTGGAGCGACGTACACCGCAACATCAAGCCCAGGCGGCCTCACTGGGACAAGCGCGTCTTCACCTATTACCGTTTCAGGACTTTCAGAAAACACCGCGTATACCTTTACTGTCACCGCGACGAACGCTACTGGAACTTCAGGAGCAAGCGCTGCATCAAACTCAATTACTACACCTTCTGCATTTACACCTGAGAGTGGATACGACTCGTTGGCTACTGTAACGTTGTCTTCGTCAGCGTCATCAGTTACTTTTTCTGGTATTCCTAGTGGGTATAAACATCTTCAAATTCGTGGAATTATCAAAGACGTTACAACTGGGGCAGCGGATTACGATGCGCTAAGAATTCAATACAATGGCGATACAGCCACAAACTATTCTTGGCATTATCTTAAAGGCGAAGGCGTAGGTTCTGGCGGAGTTGGACAAGCATCTAGTTCATCTTACTTATGGAGCGGCACAGTAATACGTTCTGGAACTGGTCAGACTTCTGCATTTTCTACTTCAGTAATTGATATTTTGGATTATGCAAATACATCAAAATACAAAACTCAACGTTGGCTAAATGGTACAGAATTCAATGCTCTTTACCCTTGGGTAGGGCTTGGATCTGGATTGTGGCAATCAACCTCCGCAATTACTTCTATTAAAATGTATATGGATACAGGTGTTAATTTTGCTGAGTATTCACAATTTGCACTTTACGGGGTGAAATAATATGCCAACAAATACACATGTCGCACTTGATAAAGTAACAGTAGGAAGCGCTACTAACACAATTACTTTTACTTCAATTCCACAGGGATATACAGACCTTGTAATGGTTGGTAGTGTTATACCTAGTGGAAGTGGATTGTCTCCACAAAGCCGAATAAATTCTGATAGTGGAAATAACTATTCAAGAACGGTTTTGGCTGGCAATGGTTCATCTGCTAGCAGCTCACGTGGAAGCAATAATTCTAGTTTTTATTGGTATGAAAATAACAGTCCTGCAACTGGTTCACCAACTCCATACATTATTCAATTTATGAATTATTCAAACACTTCAACATATAAAACAATTTTAGGTAGATATGGTGGAGCAGGAGTTGAAACAGTAACAAATGTAAACTTATATCGTTCTACTTCTGCAATCACTTCTTTTACTTTTTTTACAAGCGCATCAACTTTTGACGTCGGCTCCACCTTCTCGTTGTATGGCATCAAAGCACAGGTAACCCCTGGTACTGCTAAAGCAACTGGCGGAACTATTACCTACGACAACTTTGGTAGAGTCATACATACATTTACTTCAACAGGAACATTTACGCCTAGTGAAGCATTAACTAATGTTGAATATCTTGTTATTGCAGGTGGAGGCGGTGGTGGTTACTCAGGCGCAGGAGGTGGAGGCGCTGGTGGATACCTAACTTCAGCAAGTGGTGAAATATCAGGTGGTGGACAACCTACTCAAAGTCCTTTGTCGTTATCTGCGGCTGCATATACAGTACAAGTAGGTGCTGGCGGTGCAGGTGCAAATGGTTCAAATTCAGCCGCTCGCGGTAGTGCTGGAGTCAATTCATTTATATCAGGTACAGGCATTACTACAATTACAGCCACAGGTGGCGGTGGTGGCGGCTCTCGCAATGGTGATGAACTTAGCGGCGGTGCAGGAGGTTCAAGCGGTGGTGGTACGCGAAGTGGAGGTGCGGCAGGAACTCCTACTTCATCACCAATCCAAGGTTATTCAGGTCAAGGCGGTTTAAGCACTCCACCAGGCGGCGGCGGTGGCGGCGCGGGCGAACTTGGTGGTACAGATGGTCAAGGCGATGGCGGTGATGGACTTACATCATCTATTAGCGGTTCAGCCGTAGTCAGAGGTGGTGGCGGCGGTGGTGGTGGTGGCGATGGTAGCCGCGTAACTGCTGGAGGAACTGGCGGTGGAGGTGCCGGTGGTTACAGCACAACTTCCGCTTCGGTTGCTGGAACTGCTAATACAGGTGGAGGCGGCGGTGGTGGCTCCAATGAAACTATTTACGTAAATGGCGCATCTGGCGGTTCAGGTATTGTCATCATTAGGTATCAAGGTTAAGGAGATCTAATGCCATCCAATTACGTACTTCTTCAACGCATTGAGTTAAACGCCTCTGCAGCAAGCGTTACATTTTCTAGCATCCCACAAACTGGCTATACCGATTTGAAGGTGGTTTGGTCAGGAAGATTGAGCGATGCTTCTACTGCAACTTACTGTAAACTTACATTCAACGGAAGCGCAGCAAACTTTACTGCAAAAAGATTAGCGGGAAGTGGTAGTGCTACGACAAGCGGTGATTTACCTCAATGGTCAGGTACTGCTCCTGGTACAAATGCTACTTCTAATACATTTTCTAATGTAGAATTTTATATTCCAAACTATACAAGTTCCAATTATAAATCTTATAGTCTTGACACTGTTACAGAAAATAATGCAACAGAGGCATACGCTGAATTAGGCGCTGGTTTATGGTCTGATACTGCTGCTATCACATCTATTACATTGACAGGAAATGCTGGTTCTTTTCTACAATACAGCACCTTCTCGCTATACGGCCTAGCAGACGTAAATACCACGCCTGCTATCGCGCCTAAGGCTAGCGGTGGAAGCATTACCACAGACGGTACCTATTGGATTCATACGTTTAATTCAACAGGAACATTTACTCCTGCAGTGGCTCTTACTTGTGACTATCTTGTAGTTGCAGGTGGCGGTGGTGGTGGTGGTTCTGCTGCTGGTGGCGGTGGTGCTGGAGGATTGCGCTCAACAGTTACCGCAACAGGCGGCGGTGGATCTTTAGAATCTGCTTTGACTTTAACCGCTAGCACTAATTACACAGTTACAGTTGGTGCTGGTGGTGCTGTAGCTGCTGCGGTTAGCACAAAAGGAACATCTGGTGCTAATTCTATATTTTCAACTATAACCGCAACTGGCGGCGGCGGTGGCGGTGCTTTTACTGCGGTGGATGGTCTTACAGGTGGTTCTGGCGGCGGCGGTGGATTTGCTACTGGTGTTGGTGGTACTGGAACAACCAATCAAGGTTTTGCTGGACAGGCTTTTGTCAGCGGCGATAGTTCAAGTAACTTTATAGCTGGTGCAGGTGGCGGTGCTGGTGCTACTGGTTCTGGTGGTACAGGTGGTAATGGAGTTGCAACTTCAATAACAGGTTCTTCAGTAACCTACGCCGGCGGTGGCGGCGGTGGAGTGGGCTTCGATGTAACTGCTAAATTAGGCGGTTCAGGCGGTGGTGGCACAGGTTCTAGGAGAAACACATCTGCTGGAACATCTGGAACAGCAAACACAGGCGGCGGTGGCGGCGCGGCAGACCTCGCTAGTGTTGGCGGTGGCAACGGCGGTTCAGGCATAGTAATTATCAGATACACGATTGCATAAAGGAGCACAACAATGGCACACTACGCTTTCCTAGACGATAACAATATCGTCACCGAGGTTATCGTTGGCAAGAACGAAGGCGAAGACGGTATTGACTGGGAGCAGCACTACGGTGACTTCCGCGGTCAGGTGTGTAAGCGCACCTCCTACAACACACAGGGCGGAGTCCACAACAATGGCGGAACTCCATACCGTAAAAATTACGCGGGAATAGGGTACTCTTATGATGCATCTCGGGACGCCTTTGTTCCACCCAAGCCCTTTGCGAGCTGGTCTCTAAATGAAACCTCGTGTATCTGGGAGCCGCCTGTGGCGTACCCAACAGATGACAAGGCGTACTCATGGAATGAGTCAACAACTTCTTGGGAAGAAATAGCGTAGAAATCTCAATCATTATGGCGGGAAACGCGCTATAATATGCACATCACATAAGGAGTAGACATGACAGCAATTGATTTCCCAAATTCGCCGTCCGTTAATGATACGCATACCGTCGGTAACCGTATCTGGAAGTGGAACGGCACTGTCTGGGAAGTTGTGCGCTCAAGTGTTCCTTACTCCACTGGAGCAACTGGTCCAACCGGTCCTACAGGAAATAACGGAGCTAACGGAAATACCGGAGCGACTGGCTTAACTGGAGCAACTGGTGAAACAGGCGCGGCTGGATCTACCGGAGCAACTGGTTTAACTGGCGCAACTGGTAACACAGGTGCAACTGGCGTGACAGGCTCATCAATCACTGGTCCAACTGGCCCTGCAGGCTCAGGCGACTTCAACGCACTACTACTTATTGGAGCATAACGCATGCCAACAGTTTATAAAACCCTCGGGCAGTCAAATCCTTCTGCTACAACAAATGCCTCACTGTACACGGTGCCTGCAACAACATCAACTGTTGTCTCAACAGTGACAGTATGCAACCAGGCGTCTACTGCAGGAACCTTCCGTATCGCGATTCGTCCTGCAGGCGCATCTATTGCTGCTCAGCATTACATCGCGTACGACACTCCAATTGCGGCGAATGACACCATTGCATTGACTTTAGGCATTACCCTTGCGACGACAGACGTAGTTACGGTTTACGCCTCCAGCGCAACAATGTCATTTTCAGCATTCGGTTCTGAAATTTCGTAAGGAGACTAACTCATGGCAGTTAGTCGTCTCTCTCAACAGAGTATTCAACAGTCTTTTCCTAAAGGGAACACCTTATGGGACGGCACTACTGCTACGTCTGCGTTTGATAGTTTAGGGACTGTCTATGTTTCTTCTTCTGGCAGTGTAGGCATCGCGTCATTCACAAACGTGCCTCAGACGTACACTCACCTTCAACTGCGTCTTTGCGTTGTTGAATCAACTGCAGATTCATATTTTTTAGCTACGTACAACAGTGACACTGCTCAAGCAAACTATCCTCGTCATCGCCTTTGGGGTAATGGCGCTTCTGTCGGATCTAACTCGGCAGTCAACGTTGATGCTTCTACTAGAAGCGCTATGCTTGGATCACCATTGTACAGTACTACGCACCCTGGGGTAGTTATTGCCGACATACTAGACTACGCCAATACAAGCAAGAACAAGACTACCATGTCATTTTTTGGACAGGACGCTAATGGAAGCGGTATAGTCGAGCTTCATTCAAGCGTCTGGCTTAACACCGCCGCAATAACAAGAGTCGATGTTCGTTGTAACCTGGCTGGCGGCGGCTCTGGTTCATCTACATTTAACGCTGGCTCGACAATTTCTCTGTACGGAGTTAAATAAAAGTGGCTACCTACAAACCTCTGCAGTCAATCACTTTAACGTCAAACGCGTCAAGCGTTACTTTTTCTGGCATTTCGCAAGACTATACTGATTTAGTACTAGTTTCACAGACCCAGCAAGTAACATCAGGTGAAGATTTGGCAATTAGATTCAATAATGATTCTACTTCTATATACTCAAGAACGTACATCTGCGGCGATGGGTCAACCGCGCACAGTGGAAGAAGCACAAGTCAGACTTATATAATTCTTGACCACCATGGGACACCGCCAACCTCAACAAGTTTTGGTAGTTCAATAGTTAATATACCGAACTATTCAAACACTACTTTAAATAAAACGGTGCTCAACAGAAATGGTTCTATTGATTCATCACCAGCAGTGGCTACTGTTTCAAACGTAGGGCTATGGCGCTCAACGTCAGCAATTACTTCAATTACAGTTCTTTGCACGAATTCAAGTAATCTAAAAGCAGGCTCTACCTTTGACTTGTATGGAATTAAGTCAGGTACTCCAAAAGCTATTGGCGGAGATATCACTACTACTGATGGAACATATTGGTACCACGCATTTAAAAGCACCGGAGCATTTACAGTTCAACAAGGAGCTTCTTTATCTGTTGACTACCTAGTTATCGCTGGTGGCGGTGGTGGCGGCAGCGTTGGAACACAAGGTGGCGGTGGTGGAGCTGGAGGATTGCGCTCAACAGTAACTGCAACTGGCGGAGGCGGATCATTAGAATCTGCTATCACTCTTGCTGGAGGAAGTGTTACAACTGTAGTTGTTGGCGCTGGCGGAGAAGTTGATAGCCAAGGAAGCAACTCATCATTTTCTACTATTACATCAACAGGTGGCGGTAGAGGCGGACATTACTCTTCAACAACTGGTGGAGATGGCGGTTCAGGTGGTGGCGCAGGAGCTGGCGCTGGTGGAACATACGTAGGCGGAGCAGCTTCTCCAAGTGGACAAGGTTACGCAGGCGGTGGTTCACCTGGCTCTAGTGGAAATCATCGTGGAGGTGGCGGCGGCGGAGCAGGCGCTGTTGGCGCAACAGCATCTACTAACGCTGGTGCAGGTGGCGCAGGCGTAGCTATTTCAGCTTTCGCGTCTGCAACTGGAACTGGTGTAAGTAACTTCTACGCTGGTGGCGGAGGAGGAGGCTCTCAATCAAACACTGCAACTGCTGGAGCTGGTGGCTCAGGTGGCGGCGGCTCAGGAGCTAAAGATGACCCAGGTGGAAACGTAACTGCGCATGCGACAGCAGGAACTGCAAATACTGGTGGAGGCGGTGGTGGCAGAGCTGGAAGTGGCACTGTAAGCACAGTTGGAAGAGGCGGTTCAGGTATTGTAATTGTGAGGTATGCAGTATGAGTCTAGAAACTATGACAAAGATCTCTACTATAACTGTAGGTGCAGGAGGCTCTGCTTCTATTTCTTTTTCTAATATTCCTCAAGGTTACACCGATCTTGTACTAAAACTTTCAACAAGAACAGATGCGTCTGGCTGGACAACTACAGGCTTGGTTTTGACTTTTAACGGGAGCAGCGCATCTACGTACAGCAGACGCACTCTTTACAACACATCAGCTGGCTCTGCTGGCAGCGATAGCACCTCATCTACTACTTCATTTACTGGAGGAATTGTTTCTTGTGGTGCAAGCGCAACTTCTAATACCTTTGGCACGGCAAATATCTACATACCTAATTATTCTGATTTTAATAGTAAAAATATATCTGTAGAATCTGTAAGTGAAAATAACGGAACAGACACTGCTCAAACGTACACTTTCGGCTTGTTTGCAAATCCTGCTCCTATTACGTCATTAACTCTTATAGACGCAAATGGCGGATCTTTTGTTCAACACTCTATAGCAACTCTTTACGGGGTTAAAGACACTATAAAAACCGCAGGCAACTCAATCAAAGCAACTGGTGGAAACATATTCTACGATGGCACCTACGTCTACCATGCTTTCATGTCGACTGGTTCTTTTGCCCCCACTCAACGACTAACCGCAGACATTCTTCAAATAGCTGGTGGAGGTGGCGGTGGCGGTAACAATGGTGGCGGTGGTGGCGGTGCAGGCGGTCTTCTGTACTATGCAGCGCAAACACTCGCTCCAAACACATCTTACACTTGCACGGTAGGCGGTGGCGGAAGCGCTGGAGCTACTAATGCTCGAGGCGGACAAGGTAGCTCGTCTCAGTTCTATAACCTTACGTCTTCTAATGGCGGAGGCGGTGGTGGTTCAGAAGGTGGAACTACTGCGGGTGGCTCTGGCGGCTCAGGCGGCGGCGCTGCTTCGTCTGGTGGCTCTACTGCTTCTGGTGGATCTGCAACTCCTTCAGGCCAAGGTAACGCTGGTGGTAACTCTGCAACAGATGGCTCAGGTCGCGCAGGTGGCGGTGGCGGTGGAGCAGGTGCTGCAGGACAATCAGGTTACCAGTCAGGCGGACCAAACTACTCCGGTGGTGACGGAGGAGACGGCTCATCTGCTTACTCATCTTGGGGAGCAGCTACTGGTTTAGGCGCATTGTCTGGTGGAACTTATTGGTTTGCTGGTGGAGGAGCTGGCCAGTCTGCATTCTATGTTAGCGGTCGTGCTGGCCGTGGTGGTGGCGGAGGAAGACTAGAAAATGGTCAACCAAATACTGGCGGCGGCGGTGGCGGAGACAACTATCGCGGCGGTGGAACTTTCACCTCTTCAACTGGAGGCTCAGGAATTATCATTGTGAGATACAAAGGCTAACGCAAAACTAACACCGCAGGAAAACGCAGTATAATTTTTAACTGAGCAAAGGATACAGAGATGGCGATTAGAAGGTTTAGCACTGCAAGCATCAGTGCAGGCACTAATAAGTCGACTAAACTCTGGGATCAAGAGACCTTTCAAAGTGGAATGTTTGCGCTTGCTACTGTGAGTTTAAGCACGTCTGCTTCTAGCATTTCTTTTACTGGCATTCCAACAGATTACACACACTTACAAGTACGTGGACTTCATAAGCACTCTGGGAGCGGCGCGTGGGCAACCATTGAACTTAATTCAGACACGACTGCCTCGAACTATACTTACCACAGATTATCTGGTGATGGTTCTACTGCATTTGCAGAAGCGAACGCTAGTTTGAATCGTTGTTTCACCTCTTACCCACACTGGGGTTCTGCCATAATTGATGTATTGGATTACGCCAACACAAGTAAGAACACTACAATTCGCACGCTTGGCAGCTGGGATGGTAATGGGTCAGGTGAAGTCAATTATGTTTCTAACCTATGGAAGAACACAGCAGCGGTTACAACTTTGACCATTAACCTATCCTCTTTTGTGCAGTACAGCCACTTTGCACTTTATGGAATTAAGGCGGCCTAAATGCCAATAACAACTACGCCAAACGGCGGTCCTCAAGGGGAGTTTAGCACTTACACTCCTATTTACGCGCAGACTTTATCTAGTGCTGCTGCCACAGTAACACTCTCAAATATTCCTACTACATACACAGATCTTAGAATCGTTGTTTCACCGGCAAGCAGCGACAATCTGTACGGAATGGATATGGTATTTAATGCAGACACCGCTTCTAATTACTCAATGACGGAGTTAAGAGGAAACGGAACTTCTGCCCTTTCGAGCAGATTGTCCAATCAAACAAAAGCGTGGATTTATTACAACATCAACCCAGGAACTACTCTAGGCGATAACACAGTTCTTATTGACGTGGTTAACTACGCCAACACCACAACCTTTAAGACTGCATTTTCTAGGTTTAATTCAATGGGTGGGTCATATCAAGGAACAGGCGGAATCGTAAACTTATGGCGCAAGACCCCTGAAGCTATTACAAGCATTAAACTATCTATGACTGGCGCTAATTTTAAGATTGGCTCAACATTTACACTTTACGGAATCAAAGCAGCCGCCCCTGCTCCTAAGGCAACTGGTGGAGATGGAGTCTACACAGACGGTACTTATTGGTATCATGTATTTAACAGCTCTGGAATTCTTGATGTGCGACAAGATCTTACTTGCGATTACCTTGTAGTTGCAGGTGGCGCAGGCGCGGGCTACTTGTCTGGTGGTGGCGGAGCTGGGGGTTACAGGCACTTCACCTCTCAGTCTCTAACAGCAAAACAGTATCCAGTAGTAATAGGAGCGGGTGGCGCTAAAGCAAGCGTTACACGTACTTCAGGAGCAAACGGCAGTAATACGTCTTTTAATTCTGTATCTTCAACTGGTGGTGGACACGGTTCTTTTGAAGACGGTAACGCTAATGCTGGCCTTGCAGCTAGTGCGGGTGGTTCTGGTGGTGGAGCACCAGTAGCAGAGCCGAGCAACGCGTACGGCGCAGGTAACGCGGGAGGTTACACTCCAGTTGAAGGTTACCGTGGTGGCGGTGGAACAGGAGACCGTAATTACAACAATGGAGCTGGCGGCGGTGGTGGTTCTTCTGCAGTTGGTGGAAATGGTACAACGTCTTCCGGCGGTGCAGGTGGCGCTGGAACTTTAAATTCAATCTCGGGAACTGCAGTCTACTATGCAACAGGTGGCGGTGGAGCTTTTAACTTTAATGGGTCTCATGGAAGTGGCCTAGCAAACCTTCAAAGCGGCTCTGGAGGCAGCAGTAGCAGTGGAACTACTGCAGGAACTGGTAATCCAAACACTGGAAATGGCGCTGGCGGCAGATATAATGGCGGAACTGCTAGTGATTCTGCATCTGGTGGCTCAGGAGTTGTAATTGTGAGGTACGCGGTCTAATGGCTAATACACTTATTCCTATTCAGACTTATACACTTAGTTCAACTACTAACTCAGTGACATTTTCCAATATCCCGCAAAATTATACTGACTTAAAGTTAGTTGTTAGTGGGCGTACTTCGCGTGCGGATAACGGCGACTATGCTCTATTGAGTCTTAATGGCGCTGAAGGCAACTCTGCAAGAGGTATCTGGGGTTATGGAACAACGATACTTTCAGACGACACAACTAACAATGCGTTAATTGTTCCTGGTAATACTGCAACGGCATCCACATTCAGCAATTTAGAAGTTCACTGCCCAAACTACACAAGTACTACAAGTAAGTCTGTGTCTATAGACGCTTCAGCAGAAGATAATGCGTCTGCCTCAAATGGAAATAAACTAAGCGCTATTTTATGGTCCAGTGGTTCTGCTTCAACTTCTGCTGTTACAACAATTACTTTAGCAGCGCGTTTTGGTAACTTTTTATCAGGTTCTACTTTCACTCTTTACGGAATCTCAAACGGCGTAAAAGCAGTCGGTGGAACACTTACCGTTGCAGGCGGATACGCATACCATACCTTTACTTCAACAGGTTCTTTCTTGCCTAATCAAAGAATCAAAGGCGCAGAAGTTCTAGTAGTTGCTGGTGGTGGTGGCGGCTGCGGGTACGGAGCAGGCGGCGCGGGAGGACTTTCTTACAAGTCTTCATCTACTTTTGACGTTGGTTTTTACACAGCAATAATTGGTTCTGGCGGAGCAAGCGGAATTTCTGCTGGCGGAGCGGTCGGTGGTTCTGGCACCAATTCAGTATTTGCAGGAATCACTTCTAATGGTGGCGGTGGCGGTCGTACTAATAACACTGGTCTTTCTGGCGGCTCTGGCGCTGGCGGATCCTACTCAAATCAAGCAGGTGGAGCAGCAACACAAGGAAACACTGGCGGAGCAATCGGATACGGAAATGCTGGCGGCACCGGGTACTCAAACAACACTACTATCTTTAACGCGGGTGGCGGCGGCGGAGCGGGAGCTGCAGGTATTGCCGGGACAGTCACGCCGAATGATGGCGGAGACGGTTTGCAGACGTGGGCGTTGTGGGCAACTGTCACAGGCACAGGTGAAAGTGGCTACTACGCTGGTGGCGGAGGCGGTTGTAGCCGACAGACAAACAATATGGGTCGTGGAGGACGCGGCGGTGGTGGCGCTGGTGGAAACAGAAACACTTCTGCTGTTGCTGGCGCTGCTGTAGCTAATACAGGCGGCGGTGGTGGAGCTGGCGATGATGACGCAGGTGGTGCAGGAGCTTCAGGTATCATAATTGTTCGTTATCCTTTAAGTTAGCGCGTGTAAATACAACATTCTTTAGTAAAATAGTGTAAGGTAGTACCATGAAAGTAGCTGCCTACGCCATCGCGTTGAATGAAGAAAAGCATGCTGCCCGCTGGGCTGAAACCACAAAGGGCGCAGACTTCCGCCTTGTGTGTGATACTGGATCCACTGATAGAACCGTTGAGATCCTTCGTGAGCATGGCGTAATCGTTCATGAAATATCTGTAAAGCCTTGGCGCTTTGACGTTGCTCGTAACACCGCACAGAGTTTACTTCCTAATGACGTAGACGTATGCTTGTCACTTGACATGGACGAGCTTGTAGATGAAAACTTTTTTGATGAGGTTCGCAAGCAGTGGATTCCAGATGCTAACAAAGGCTGGTGCGATTTTGACACAGGTCACGTTTGGTTAGGTTGTCGTTTACACGCGCGTCATGGTATGTATTGGAAGTATCCAATTCACGAGGTATTCGTTCCGTCGCTTGATACACCGATTAGAAGCATAACAATTACTGGAACTAAGATGTATCACAAGCCGGATGACACAAAATCACGCGGACAGTACCTACCTATGCTTGTTGCCGCGTCAAAAGAATTTGGAGAAGATCACCGCATCTGGGTCTATCTTACTCGCGAATACATGTTCTATAAGATGTGGGACCTAGTTCTATCAAGTGCTGAAAAAGTTCATGCGTTTAGTAAGGACTGGTATGTTGAGAGAGCTGCGGTGTGTCGTTGGGCAAGCGAGGCTTGCCGTATCCTTGGTCAACCTGAGACTGCAATGGTGTGGGCAGATCGCGCAATTGAGATTGATCCTTGCGGTGAAAATTACTTTGAGAAGGTTCGTTGCTACTATGAGCGCGGCGACTGGTCAGGCATTTGGGAAACATCCAAGATAGTTGCTCGCTGCGAAAAAACAAGTCACTATCTTTCAAGTAAAGATCTGTGGGAATGGCGACTCTACGATATGCAGGCTCTTGCAGCGCACAATCTGGGAGATAAGCCTAAGGCAATTAAGTACGGAGAACTTGCAATAGAAGGTAATCCAGTAGATCTACGATTAAGAAACAACCTAGTATTCTACAAACAAGGGATCTAATGGAGCAGCCAATTGTATTCGTTGCTCTACTTGCAAAACAAAAAGCGCAGGTATTAAACTTCTTCCTAGAAACACTTGACGCGTGGGATTACCCTAAGGACAGAATTCATATCTACATCCGCACGAATAACAATACGGATAACACCGAGGATATTCTTGCTGACTGGATTGGTCGCAACGTACAGTCATACCGCAGCGTTGCGTTCGAGACACAGGACGTAGCAGAGCGAGTGCAGGATCTTGAGGTTCATCAGTGGACAGGTGAAAGATTTAGAGTTCTTGCAAAGATTCGTCAAGAAAGCTTACGCCAATGCTTACTCACAGACGCGGACTATTACTTCGTAGTAGATCTAGATAACTTCTTATACCCAGACACTCTTAAGGAAATGGTTAAACTTCAACTTCCAATTGTAGCTCCGCTTCTTAGATACGCTATTGCTGGAGGAGATCATGCGGATATTCCGACTGAGGCAGCAAAGATAGAAGGACACCAAGGACAGTTCTATGCAAACTATCATCACCTTGTAGATGACTACGGCTCGATTGTAGCAAACGACACATACTATAAAATTCTTGACCAAGCAATTAAAGGTCTTATTGAGTGTGACTGCGTGCATTGCACGTACTTAATTAAGCGCGAGTACATTGAACGCCTTAACTACACCGAGGAATCTGATCGTTGGGAGTACATGGTATTCTCAGAGTCTGCACGCAAGCAGGGTATTCCTCAGTACCTAGATAATCGACGCATCTGGGGAGTACTTACACTTACAGAGAACGAGAAGGCGTGTCGCTGGTGGATGGATCGCCTTAAGGATCCAGCAACTCAAACTGACCTATATCTTAACCGAGCGCTAGACTAGCTTTTCTTTTTTCTTCTTAGTCTTTTTCTTTTTGGTTGAAGCCTTCAGTAGCTTCTCTTCCCGTTGTGAATGATACGCATCTACAGCATTTGCGCTTGTTCGTGAGCGCCAGGTAAAGTCGCAAGCCTCGCATTGAACAAGACGCATGGTTGCCCAGCGTCCGCCATTAGGTGTGTTAACAACAAGTGTTTTAAGACGATTTGGTCGTGCGTTGCAATAAGGGCATTGCGGGAAACGTTGGCGACGTGATTCTTGTCCGTTCCAGGATACTGAAAGAGTACGACGAATCTCTCCTTCATCCTTTCCACCCCAGATACCCCAGATTTGTTTGTGCTCAAGCGCCCACTTTAAGCAGTCTTTACGAACAGGACATACGAAGCACAAGTTCTTTGCTTGATACTTTTCTGCAGGCTCTGTTGAAAAGAAGAAATCTTTTACCTTGTCGTTCTCTGGCAGCGAGCATGTAGACTCTTTTTGCCAGTTAAGCTCTCCTGGATTTAAGCTCATTGAAGCACCTCAACCCAGGTGATCTCTGACATATTGTCAACAGCGTCTCCGTACTGAGTTTCACCGTCTTCATCACAAACGGTAAGATCAATATCGCCGTCTACTTCACCAGCATATCCATAAGATACATGAGCAGATTCAATAGCTTGAAAACCGTTGCCTAGTGTAACGGATATACCATCACGTTGAAGTGCAGACGCGAGCGCGCGGCGGATAAGCTCGTTCTCTACGTCAACTCTCTCGTCGGTAAAAAAGACAAGTGAGTTATCGTGGATAGACTCATATCCAGAGCCTGTCCATTCCTTCCAAAGCAGCTCGCCTTTACGCGAATCCTTCACAGTGAACCCTTCCGTCATAAAGGATAATACACTGAATGGACGGAAAAGGTACGGTAAAACACCGACTATTTTTTAGTCAATAATTACCTTGGAGGTCGTATGAAAGTGTCTCTAAGAGTCACTGAGCGGCCACTACATATTGTTGTAGGTGCCTAACACAAGCTCGCCAGAATGATCTGGCCATAGGTACTGGTAATACGCAGGGCGAAAGCCTTTATCCTCTGGCCAGCCAAACTGTGAGTACCACTCGTAATCTTTGCGCAGTAGAGCAACGCGGTGAGTAGATGCGATCTGTTCGTACTTGTCCGTGTCCTTCAGCCAGTCTGGGAAGGTAAGCTCGTTGCTGATACGGTCAAGCTCAAGCGCGCGAGTAAGCGTGCCCTGGATCTTAGGAATCATAGTTGAGTTGTAACCGCGACGCAGCCACTCGTCACACATTGTAGTCGCATATAAGGCAAGACCTTTTTCATGGCCTTCCCACATCTTTGCTGCCGGATGATTGCGCCAGCCTTTAGGGTCACGATGTTCACCGCGAGGATCTAGTGACGTAAGTACAAGCATGAGTTGCCATGCCTCAAGTACCTGCTTGTTAAGGCGCTTGTTGTCGAGCTCCTGAGCAATATGCTCAAAGGAGTCAGTGTGAGGTAAGAATGTTTGCATGTATGCGTCCGTTCGTCATTATGGAAATTATATCACATGTTTAGCGCTCGTCGGGGTTTGATTCCTCGATTGACATATCCTCGTCTTCATTATCCCGCTCATATGGCTCTATAGGCACGTATATGCCTACTACGGTAACTTTCCCGCAGGAAATACATTCACATACCGCGCCAGGGACTAGGTTAAGAGGAACGGTCACGCTTACCAACCGCGTGATGATATTTCCATTTTCATCAACGCTATCTGGTTCCCACGTGCTATTCTCACGAATCCAGCACAACTCGCACTGAGGTGCTAGGTCTTCGTCGTAGTCTCGTATCATTACGCGCGTGCTTCCATAGGCTTAGAGTACCACTTCTTCTTTGCGGCGTGTCGAGAAAAGTCCTTATCACCGTTGATTAAGTACTCACGGTCACCAATCTTTTCAGCATTGCCTTCTTGTGGATTTCCTTCTAGTGAATCCTTAATTGCCTTCGCAATAAAGTTTCCAGCCTGCACCGCGACTGCCTTGCCCCAGACTGCAGGAAGTGCTGAGTAATCCTTAACGCTTTCAATATCCCAGTCATCGGGAAGTCCCTGCATGCGTGCAGCCTCGCGGTGAGTAATCAAGCGAGGTTCAGTTGGGTGAACAACGTGATCTAGTGCAGAGCCAGTAAGTACGTTGCACCAGTGATCTTCTTTCCAGCGATATGGTTGTGAAAACCCAAGCTTAAATTCTTTACGAATAACACGCGGAGAAATATCCATCCACTTTTGCGGGAACTCACCATTGTTCTTTTCAACGGCCTTCTTTAGCGCACCGCCAGTGTCGCCATTGCCTTCCCAGGCGTCATTTCCAATAATGCTAAAGATCTCTTCAATGCGTTGAGCATGAATATTAGTCTTGCCGATGTGACCGTTAACCATTCCATTTTTTGAGCGCAGGTGCTTATTCCACTTAGTTGCTGGAGCTGCGTACGGTTGGCTATTCCATGTCAAAGGAAGTTTAGCAAGATCTCCAATAACGTCCATAATGCGTGGAAGCTCTGTCGGCTCAATATGCGTAACATCAAACTTAATGCCACTGCGAACAGCAATCCAGAAGTAACGAGGACGATACGAGAATCCACCAACTTGTAAGTTATTGTGTTTCACGTGGTACAGGTCGTACTTCTTGCCAGACAATTCTTCTAGCATATTGCGGTACTTAACCATTACCTCACGCCCTTGCGTGTAAGCCTGCTGCACACTCTCGTAAACAACAAACTTAGGCGCAACCTTTGCAGCGTATCTAACAAATGCGCGTGTATGCTCGTGCGCCTTAGCGTCAGGACCGCGATTAGCTTCACCAGACCACACTGACCAACCGGAGCAGGGAGGGCAACCCATAACAATGTCAGCCTTCATTACTGGCCATTCACTCGGGTCATCTGAGAACTGAGATACCCAGTTATTTCCTAGGTGATGACGGTTAGCCTCTGCAACTGGGTTACCAAAATCAAGTGTTCCAGTGCGCAGTTTCATTTCCATACCTTGTTGAATAAAACCAAGGCTCATGAAACCAGCAAGGCCGTTGCAGTCAATAAATTGTGGGTTAGACATGGGAATCCCTCCGTAATGTGTACGGAAGGACTGTATACCGCATTCGCAGTAAATGTCCTGCTATTCCGCGGTGTTTTCTAGCAAACCTACCTCGTAGCCACAACCTGCGTATCCAGCAATATCAACCCAAGTGTCAGGCTGATACCCAGATTTTGACGCGTATCGCGCAACCTTCAACCCAACCATCATCATTGCAACATCTTCACGAGTGATAGGCACGCTGAGAATTATAGACCAGACCTTTGCTATACGTTCAAAGTTTTCTTCTGGTCCGCCGTACTGCGCATCTCTGTCACCAGTAATAATAGATGCCGCGGTGCGTAAAGCCTCTACTCTAGGAAGATTTTCGCTCATTCTTGACCTACCTTTGTGCGAACAGTTACCCTAGCGTTTAGCAAAGCGTCAAGCTCAGTGATGTTCATTTCTGCTGATATAGGAAGAGTTGCCTCAGTGTCGTTTGCAAGTTTCTTCCACTTAAACTCCGCTTGCTCACGCAGTTCTTGAAAGTCATTCCCGCTAACTGTAAACTCAACCGTAGCTCTCATTAGCGTATTCTTTTCTGCAGAAGATGCGGCGTGTAGTGCGCGCCATCAAGAACTGGCGTCTTATCGTCCATAGACTTAAAGATAATGTCGCCATAACGAACTCCAACAACTTTTCCGCGGCGTCCGTTATGCATAGCACCAGTAGATCCGTCATACGCGTCAGCCTTAACGCGGACCTCATCGCCTACCAGTATAGACCCTGGTTGCGCATCAACCCATAACTCGTCAGGCTTCTCAGGCACGATAGAGTGACCAAGAGCTAGCCTGCTGAACAGATCTATTACATCTTTAGTCTGATTGTCGGAAAGCTTCATGCCTCCCCATTCTTCAAGTAGTTTAAGGATAGCGTTACCTACGCCAACCTTAACCTTTGCTTCTTCCATTTGGGCTCTAACCCACTCAATGTTTACCTCAGGCATGTTAGTTGTCCCCTCCTATTTCGTCTGGTAAGCACTTTACACATATACCAAGATTTCTGCTGCGCCCAACGTCATCAATTGCGCGCTTGCATAGTTCACATTTTACGCCTTCATCTTTAACTTTGTACCCATTAAGCTGGCGTTCCTTATTGCGTTCCATTTTTTCAATATAGAACTTATCCAGCATTTCGTCTGTTCCACCCGCCGCAACGATGATATTTGCAACAAAGTGAAGAACATCCACAGCTTCCTTAACAATTTCCTCGCGGTCCGCGTAAGGAGCATCGTGCTGCCAAGGCTTCCATGAGATAGCCTGGCGCATCTCTGCAAGTTCATCGTCAATGGCTAGCATGTTCCAGCGCATGTACTCAATCAACTTGCGAATATTCTGTGGCTTATCGCCTGTCATCTCTTCGTAGTTAATGAAGTATACGTTTTCCTGTAGATCACGTGTGCGACGCAACCAGTTATTAAACAACATTCCCATCGTTATACCTTTCCACTGTATAGCTTTAATGATTCAGTCAATGTAATTGCTGCATCTCGTTTGGTTGGGATTGCGTTTAAGTACGCGCTCCTTTGATCTTTTGCTAGTTGCATTCTTTCTTCTTGCGACATATGCTCAATTGCAGATGCAAGCTGCATCCATGAACTTCCAATGAAGCCACTTTCACGCCAGTCAGTAGCAACTGGAGTTAGAGCATTGAGACACTGAACTATGCGGTATGTCCACCATGTTCCGTTCTGGTGAGGGCTAATCAAAGCTCCTGTGCCACGAGCAATTTGATCTGCTACCTTATCGTCTGCCCAACCTTTATTCCACTTCATAGGAACTGTAGGATTGGCAAGCATGGCAATGGTTGATTTAGTCCATGGAGAAGAAAAGTTTTCTACTACCCATTTATCAGTTCGTTCAGAGTCAGAAGGTTCTGGCTCTGTGATTAAGTACCTATCAAGGTTAATTCCTTTAAGACTATTTCGCGCTGGTTCATGCAGTTGCTCTTGAATGTTTTCCTGCGCGGTCCACGGTAGCGTTGGGTACAACGTAGTAGCCCACTCGTTCGTAAGAAGCGCGTCTACAGTCTCTAGGAGACTCTTTAAGACATCAGGAGCGTTAGCTTGCGTATAACCTTTGCGATATGAGTAAAAAGGCTTCACAAGGTTGTCTGGGTTCTTTTTAATGGCGCGTAGACTAGACACGATGCGCGTAGGCTCTGGCGCGTCAATATAGAAAGATAGACGACTGTCACCGCGAAGTAAACCTATAACCTTAAGAGCTCCATAGGTTCTATTTGCACTAAGACTAGTGATAGGGCTTAATCCAACAAGAATTTTGTTAAAACTCTTTAGGTCATCAAGCGTCCAGGACATTTCAGGATCTGATTGAGTGACCTCGTGCCCTTGTTGAGTAAGCACGTGTACTAGCAAACTTGCAAACGATAACGTGCGTTTGTTTGCGTCTGCTGATACGTGTGGAGCAGACATGCCAGTTATAAGAATTTTGCTCATGCACGAGTCCCATCTGCGTTTAACGCAATACCTTTGTCCTCACGAACGGCACGCTCAATGATGCGATTACAGTGCTCAACAAACGCTGAGTACTCAGGGATGTAAGGCTTAAGTGCTTCCTGTTGCGCAATTGCCGCCGCAGCTAATTCAGCATCACTCATCTTCTCAACATCAGCAATTGTAAGCTTATAGGCGTCACCTAATGGATCACCTTCGCCCTTATCAGTAACAAGAATAGACCCCACGTGCGCTGCGTATAGGAAACGACTACGCCACCAGCCAGAACCAGCGTGTGGGTAAGGTGGTGAAAGAATACCCCAGTGATTATTGTAGAACTCAAGTACGTCCTGCTCTGTGTCAAAGCGTTGGCCGCCAAGCTTCTTAATAAGTTTACGACTGCCTACAATTTCAACGGGCCACTCTAATGATTTACGTTCTAGCCAATTATCGTGCGGCATGAGAGCGCCAAGTACCCATGCACGCTTTTTATCAGCCGCAGGTTTTGCAATCACGGGCTGTAACGTAGGAATGATAGTTGCTGTTGGGTCAAGAGCTTCAATAGGACCTAATTCATCAGGCATACGCTTGCGAACAATTGACCTATCACCAAATCCATACATAGGGCATACTGGAACCATGCCAGCTTCCCATCGCTTATCTACAAGATCAGTTGCTGCTTGAACAAGACGCTTTTCCCATGGTTTAATGTTTTCATCGTTGTCCATCATGTAATAACGTTCGATGTAGCACTTTTTCGCCGCCGCAGGGTTAACCTCACGGATTCTTTCAAGTGCAGCTTCAATGTCTGCGCGACTAAAGTAAGTTGCGCCTTCTTCACCGCGATGTTCAGTTCCTACAAGCAGATGCTTATACAACATCGCAGGTTTACGAATTAGCGCACGTGCTCCGTTGAATACAGTATTAAACTGCCAATCATCAAAGAAACCAACACAAGGAATGCCAGATGACAAAGCGTAGAGTGCACCCATCGCACCTTGGCGACCATTTAATGAGTTAAGGGGTGCAAGATTGATCCACAGTACGTCATAAGATGACAGGTCTTCGCCAGGTGTAATCTTGCGCCAGTCAACATCGTGACCAGACTCACGCAATGCCCGAGCAATAGACGCAGGTACGTCAATCTTTTGAATAGTTCTTTTTTCTGTGTTTATCTGCAAAGCAGTAAACCCACTCATTAGAACTTTCATACTACCTCCTTGTGGTTAAGTACATTTGGAACACCGTCTGAACTTTACCAGGACAGACGGCGAACCAGACGCACTTAAATTAGAACGGTGCTGCCGGTGGAGCCGCTGCTACAGCAGGTGCTGCTTCAGGGGCTGGTGCGGGTACTGCCTCAGCAACAGGTGCAGGTGCTGGAGCTGGTGCAGGTGCTGGTGCAGGTGCTGGTGCAGCAGCTGCAACTGGTGCACCTGGTGCAGGTATTGCAGATGTGTAGTAGTTCTTGATTTCGTTCTTCTTCTGACCCTGCCAGGTGCGAGAAGTAACAGCCGCACGGAATGCACGACCACGAATCGCTTGCTCAATCTGAGCGTTTGATGGGTTAGTTGCGAAGAACTCGCGACCAAGACCAAGTGCCATCATCTTACGGAAGAACATTCCGAGAGCTGCGTTGTTGTCTGGTGTAACTACGAGGTTGTCCCAGATAAGTCGCTTTGCGTGCGCGCCATTTTGAACCTGTGCCTTAATAGCGAACATTGTTTTGCCAGACTGTGAAGTCTTAGCAGTTGCTTCCACGATGACTAAATCATAGTCACCGTCTGGAAGTGGATCGTAGCCAGTTGATACTTCACCAGCTTCTTTGACGAGATCTCCCCAATTGAGTGTACTCATAGCGGGTTAGTTTCCTTTCGTAGTTGGAGTTGCTTGTGCTTTTGGTCCGAAAATCATGTCGAGCATGCGTTCGATTCCAAGGTCTTGCTGTTCAACGATCTTTCCAAGTCGACCTTGTACTCGCTCGCCTGCTTCGTACTCGTCTGTACGTTCTACATACATACGTCTTGCCTTGAACGGTGGTTGCAGTGGATCTGGATTTGGATGTGTCTCCACTGTAATTGCGCCAAGAATGTCGTAGAAGTATGGTGCTTGAATTGCAAGCTGACCCTGTAGGTACGGACGTGAACGACCGTCTGCTCCAGGACGAGCCATAGCAGTTAGCACAACAGCTTCTAGAGGTTGTGTAGGGTGCATTGTAAGGTCACGTAGGTCACGCAATAGCGCACCCATATGACGAAGCAATTCGCCCCATTGTTGCATCTTCATTTGTTCAGTACCTGCAATTGAATCCATGCACTTCACTTGAAGTTCAGAGATAGAGTCAATGATGAGTGACTTGAACTGATGCTTTCCAGTTTGTAACCACTGGAATGTTTTAAGAACAACATCGTAGTCGCGAACGTTCACGACAACTGTGTCCCAGGTGCCATCGGCAACTGGAGGTTCTTCTCGAATTGGATCCCAATACTTTACGGTGATAGGTAGGAAACGATGCCCACCTTCAACGTCAAGCATGAGACGTGGATATGGTGCTGTCACCGCAAAGGTTGATTTTCCAACCTTTGACTCGCCATACACCATGATAGTGACCGAACGTTGTACTTCAGACATCACTGCTTCCTTTCATCTTTTTGTTTGTTTGCTTTTGTAACATTATGCATTTCCTTTTTTCTCTTCCGTAGACTTGTAATAGTCGTACGGATCAGCGGACTGGAAGGCGTCTTCAATTGCAGCCTCAGCGGCAGACCCATCATCAAACATAGGACAGATGCTGAAGAATGAGCATTTCCACTTGCAATCACGCGTTGCGTGTGGGTAGGCAATAAATCTATGATCTCCGCCTTCGTCAAGGTACTTGCGAGTATTCATCATGTCGGTAAGTACTCCGTGAATACGCTGCCAGAATGAGCGCAAGGCAAACACGTTGTGACGTACTTCCATCTGCTCATAGAAGGGAGGACGCGCATTTGCAGAGCGCTTTACCTTCTTGAGCATAGTAAAGATTCCACCCTCAGAGCGTTCACCTTCTTTGTTCTGCGCTGTCTCGAGCATCATATAGGTAAGAATCTGTTCGTTCATGTGCGCCATAGACGCAAAGTCAGTAAACGAACCACCGACTGTCTTGAAGTCGCGGAACATACGCACACCGTCAGCCTTACGACGAACACGCATATCAATCTTGCCTTGCAGAATAACACTGTCGTCCATAAGAGGCATTTCAATAATTTCTTCAGTAGAAATCATTTCTAATTCAGCATCAATGCCGTTCTCTTCAACCCACTGTATGTACCCATCAAGCATGATGCGCCCAAGTTCAGCCTCGGACTCAAGGTCATAGGTATCACGGTAGCTTTCAATAAGCTTTTGCTTATCAATTTCAACAAGTTGTGAGTGCGCCTCAAGCAAAGGTATGTTCTTTGAGTAGTACATATCTAGAGCTTCGTGAACGCGTGAACCAAGCGCAAGTGCGCCTGTCATCTGTTGCGTCTTAGGTTGTAAGCGACGGTAATAACTCAACCACCATCTCCTACGACAATCTTTGAAGGTTTGGATCTCTGAGTTAGAGATTCGTATAGGTTGGGTCATAGTTTTCCTGCCTTATCGTCCTTGAGTAGTGATAGAAGCTTTTCTTTATCGCGAACAATTTGTTCAAAGTTATCAGCCTTAGTTTCGAGAACCTGAATAACACGTTCCTCAATAGTTCCATCAGTTACATAGTCTGTAACGATAATTGAGTCGTGAATTTCAGATCCAATTCTATGAACACGGTCAAGTGCTTGGCGATGATCAACTAGTGACCAAGGACGCTGCAGCATGATAAGACGACGAGCTGCAGTCAGTGTAATGCCAACACCGCCAGCCTGTGCTGTAAATAGAATCCATTTAATCTTGCCAGATTGAAAGTCGTCAACCGCTTGTTGGCGCTCATCTTCATCCTGCATTCCAGTGATGAGACCGTGCTCAATCTTTTCCTTAGTAAGCTCAGCGCTTAGCAAGTAAATTAGTTGACGTGATACTGCGCAAACGGCAACGGAGTCATCACCAAAGTCTCCAGCCTTCATGTCGTCAATAACTGCATCTACCTTTGCAGATGGCGCAATAAGTGATGTTGTGATTTCGCCCGTCTCTTCATCTACAGCCATTTCAGCGTATGAACTAGCGAACTGCAGTAGTCGAATAGTCTGAGTTAGCGGACTTGGAGCTGTTATAGCGTCGCCGTCTTCTAACTCGGCAATCATAAGATCGCGCATCTGGTTGTAAGCCTTTTGCTGTTTAGTGCTCATCTCAACATCGCGACGTTCAAACATCATTTCTGGGAGCCAAGGAAGTACCTTTGCCTTTAGCATACGACGCATTCTTGGGTTAAGTCCTTGATAGAACTCTTGTTCCATATGAGGCTTGATGCCTAGAACCATCATGCCGCCAAAGGCATTCAGCATAGTGTTAACCATGCGTTCAATCCAACGTGTCTTGCTTGGCCACTCTTCAGGGCTAATCCAGTGAAGGATTGCCCATAGGTCAAGCACATTGTTTGCAATAGGTGTACCAGTTAGCGCGTAACGAATATCAGCATTTCCAGTTGCAGCCCATAGCGCACGTGTCTGCTTAGATTTTGGCTCCTTAGAGCGGTGAATTTCATCTGCAATTACTGCCCTAAAGTCGATCTTGTTAAGTTCTCGTATGTGAACCTCGCAACGATTCTCTGTAACCTTCTCATCGTGGCCGCCGCAGTCCTTGCAACGAGCAAGCGCAACTGACCCATAGGACGCTAATCGTGAGTGAGTGCGCAGTGATTCCCAGTTGATAACATAGATATCTGCATCTTCCTCGAACTGTTTACGGCGTTGAGCAGTAGATCCTTTGATAACCACCACCTTGCGACCTGGCCACCATCTGTCAAACTCACGCTTCCAGTTTTTCTTTAATGTATTAGGGCACACAATAAGCGCTGGGAAGATTTCTTCACCGCCATCTTGTAACCATTTAAGCGCACGAATTGCTTGAGCTGTTTTACCTAAACCAGGTTCATCTGCAAGTAAAGCTCTACGGGCTGTTGCTAGAAACTTGACGCCCGCGCGTTGATGAGGGAACAGGTCCTCGTTGCCCTCTTCCAGGGCCTCGAGTTCACGAAGTTCGTTCGCTGGGGTAATACGTGTCGCCAATTCATTGGCCGCCCAGGACCCTAATCTAGGTCCTATAGTAAGGTCAGTTTTGAAGGTAGAACGTAGCGCTAGGCATGTTGCCCAACTTGTAGGCACGGACCACAACTGCGCACCTGGGTCCCATTTAGCTCCAGGTATAGATTTGCAAAGTTCCTTAAAGCGCCACTCTGCATTTATAACTATGCGCTTGTTTGATTCGTCAAGCTCTACGGCTACTGCCACCAATCAATCCTTTCGTCGTTATGTATACATACTAACACGCTTTTACAAAAAAGAAACTACATTTTGACCTAGTAAGTGGTTTTTATTGAAGTAGGCGTAATGGCTTCCAACCTACCTTTACACAGCGGAGTAGCCCATGGCGTATCGCATCAAGTGCGTGGCCTTCGCCACCACGGTGCCAATACTCTAGTTTCTTTAGTTTTGGATTATCAAACATTGCCTTAGCGTCTGCAGGAGATTGAAAGTAGATGTCATCTGCCTTTCTCCCTGCGTCCATAAGACACTGCTTGAGAATACCAATCTGCTCCAGTGAGTAAGGCGCCTGTGAGTTTTTTACCGTCTGCATGTTGATGGTAAATCTTTCACAGACAACCTCAGCCTCAGGATAAAGACTTAGTGTTTCACGAATAGGTTTGGCGTACTCGTCTTGCTGGTATTCTCCAGACCAAAGCATCACTGGCTCTTGCCCTTGCTCAAGCGAGAACAAAGCCATTCCTGTCGCCTTACCTGGGTCTACTGATAGTACGTATTTCATCGGTATTTTTCGCCCCAGTTCTCCATAGGTCCGTCGATTCCAGATGTAAGTGGGACTTCCCAGCCTTCTCTAGTAGTCATGCATTCTTGCACAACCTTCATAATCTCTTGCGCGTCCTTACGCGGAGCATTCAACACAATTTCGTCGTGTACAGGAACGATAAGAAGTTCGGTTAAATCTGCCTGGTCGAGTTTAATCAAATTAGACTTAAAGACTTCAGCCGCGCCTCCTTGAATTAAGTAATTCACAAGCGTGTAAGCTCTATCTTCATCGCAAGGAAGCCTACGGCCTGTCCATGTGTAGACGTATCCTTGTCCTTCTTGCCTAAAACGTCTAACGCCTGCGTCTTCAATTTGCTTTTGGAAGAACGCCATTCCAGGGAATCTCATATCAAACGCATCTGATACCGTGCGCATCTGAGGCTCAGCAACGCCTGCAGTTAACGCTTGCTTTGCAACGCCTGCGCCATAGAGTCGTCCGTAGACAGTTCCTTTAATAAGATTACGGCGCTTATCTGAGCGCTGCATCGTTGGGTCATTGTAGATCTCGCGTCCAATCTCGGTAAACGGATCTGAGCCTGTAGCATCTGCGCGATTAAACAACGTGATGAGATTCTGGTCACCAGACAGAGATGCGAACATACGGAACTCAACCTGGTCAAGGTCCGAGGTAATAATGACGTGGTCTTCATCCTTAGGTATAAACGCTGTGCGAACAGTGTCATCACCCTTAGGCAGTGTCTGCAGCGCTGGGTTTTGTATAGACATACGTGACGTACGAGCGCCAAGAGTCTTGACAGATGGGTGAACAAACCCATTCACATTGTCGTTAATAAAGTTAGCAAAGTAGGTATTGGCAAGTTTATCTGCCTTACGCTGCTTAAGAACAACCTCGGCTAGAGCCTTTACCTCATCATTTCCTGTAATTGAAAGTAACTTAAGTTGATCCTTAGATGCAGACTTCTGTCCTGAAGGTGTAAATTCAAAGATCTCTCCGCCAAGAGATTCAAACAACCGCACCAATTGAATGTTACTTGAGATTGATACGCCGTTATACTTTTCCTTTGCCCAGCCTTTAACAGACTCAGCATAGGCGGTTAGCTCATCAAACTTACGCTTAGAGTAATCTAGGTCAATACGAGCGCCATTGATTTCCATACGAGTAACAATGCGGCGTGCTGCCATTTCCAATTCATACGCCTTGTTGTACGGTCCTCCTGGGCCACACTTTTCCCAGAACATTTCCCACAGACGCATTGTAAGAACGCAGTCGAGTGCGCCGTACGCCCAGTACGGTTGGAAGTTAGTAGGAACAGTTCCCCACGTCCAGCCATTTTCAATAAGTGAAATATCAAGTGATTCCTGCAATGCAACTGCACGACCATCAACGTGTAATGCAGCAAGACGTTTTAGCGCCCCAGACCCAAGCGGATCAATGATGTGCGCCATAATCATAGTGTCATGCGCACGGTGCCAAGGCAGTTTCCAATCTGACTGAATATCAAACCAGCGAGCTTCAAACGCAATGTTGTGGCAGACTATAGGTCCATCAAAGCGCTCCATTGCCTCATAGAACACGCCTTTCCACTGGTCCCATGGAATCGACCAACCTTGCTCTGCATCGCCCACCTGGACCAAACGTAGGCGTCCATGCCATGGTGATAGCGCATGGTCACGTGGGTTACCAGGCAACTCACCAGTTTCAGTGTCGATTGCGATAGCGTTATGTGGACGGCGTTGGCCAATCCACTCAAGAAACGCTTGAGCTTTTTCAACGCTGTCAACAAGGTGAAGTTGAACGTCCTGCATGCCTTTAGTTGTCATTCAAGTCCTTAAATATCGTTACATCAATTTCACATTTGGCGAAATACTCAACTGTGGCCTCTGGGTTTCTATGAGCTGCAATCGTGCTAACACGCATAACAACTTTAGATACTCCAGAGTTAGAAATCAGCTTTGCGCATTGAATGCACGCTGCGTCGGTAATATACACTGTCCCGCCCTCAACTCGTGAGCGATCTACGTAGAGAAGCGCATTTGCCTCTGCATGAATAGATGGGCAAGAATCGTAAACGTTATCCAGAGGAGTTTCACCGCGAGCACGAGCGCACCAGTTCATGCACTCGCCTTCCGCAGGAAACGTAGCAGCAGGACCGTTGTATCCCGTTGAGCTAATACGTTGATCCTTTGAGACTACAACCGCACCTATTTGAGCGCGGCTACAACGAGATCTAAGAGCTACTGTATCTGCGACAGTCATCCACACCTCGTCCCATGATGGACGATTACTCATTCATACCTCGAAACAGCGAGTGCTTCATTGCCTCGGAGACAAGAAACATAGCTTCCCTACGAGAAAATCCAGCAGTCTTTAACTCTTCATACATAACGTGAAGAGTAATGGAAGCCTCACGTAAAGGAGAAAGATAGAGTTCTTCTGCCTTTTCATGTTCTTCCTTACTTGCCATTTTCTTTCTCCTCGTTCTTTTCAATAGCACGAATCATTGCGTTTGCGTACCACTGCTCAAACGGATGTAGATTAAAGAGTAGAGTCTTTTCCTGCTTGTGAATAGCAGCTGTAAGAGCTCCTTCAGCACGTCGTTGTACCTGTTCCCAGCTAAGTCCAGTAATAGGTGGAATGTCCTCATACGGCTCAGTTGTATGCTTTAGGTTTTCAGCCGCGTCGTAATGCTGTTCATAGATATGAAGAGATCCAACGTGATGAGCGTACGTGCCTGCTTGAATTCCTAGAACAGATGCCATAGCAATCTGAACACGCGTAAACTGGAAGAAGTCGTATGCAGCTCCTAGCCATACATCGTTTGAGCGCATGTAAACACTCATGTTAAGTTTATTGTCACGGATACGGAACTGATGCAAGATTGTACACGGGTAATCGCGCTTACTTGGCAAAAGATCAAGTACTGGATCCCAGATGGTAACAACCGCTTGTCGTGTATCTGGGTCTGCTTTTAATCGCTCAATAACAGGACCGTACTGGTCAATAGTACGTGAACCGTACGCACCATGGAATAGTCCATTGTCCTCTGCGTAGTTCTTAAACATTGGACCTACTGCCATAACAAGCTTAGGCGTTGTTGCGCCTGCAAGTAGCTGACATGCTTCAACCGCACCAATACCAGGAACAGTTCCGCGGTTAACACCTAGTGGTAGTGTGTCATGCACATTCTCAATGCGAATTATTGCGTCCTCAATCTCACGGGTCTTCATACCGCGAGGAGCAGCCTCTTTACCGTGCTTAAGAACGTGCTGAACAAGGTCAACATAGCCGTTAACTCCGTCAGGAATGTTAATTATTGCAGTATCCATGGATCATCCTCTTTCAGTTTGTTATCGGCGCTTTGTTGTATTGCTTGTCCATACTCTAGACTGTTCTTGTAATTAAATCGTCGTACGTGTTGCGGGTGCGGCAGTACATCATACTCGCTTGCAGGAATTCCAGCCGCCATGATTCCTTTTTCGGCGTTTCGTCCTAAGGCAACAACACGTGGTGACCCAAGGTCTTCCCAGAGATCATACAGATCATCAATGTCAATATCTGCTACGTTAACAATTCCACACTTGGGCCATAGCTCTGTAGGAAGAGCGCTGAGTAGAAAATCACCGGAGTTATTATCAACAGGCATGAATGGAAGCTTAGTTTCCTCGCCGTACTCCTCAAGGATATTGCGCTTATCTCCAACAAGCAAAACCTTAGGTGTAGGGCTTCCAATATACGTAGGATACTTTGTAAGAATAGGTTGAACTAGCCCAGACATTGCCTCAGCAACGTCAACAATATGTTTGGCAAGCTCTGGAACACTATCAAGGCTGTCGGCTGGAGGAGTAAGACGCTCGGTTAAACTTACTGACACGGCTGACGCAATAGAGTAGTTCTCAAGGATTTCCTTAAGGTCACTTACCTTTACGAACTCGTCACCGCGAGATTCTAGACGACGCTGAATAACATCAAGAGGTTGATACAACCAAAAGGAGGCAACTCCACGAGACATGAGAAAGAGTTCAACCCAACGCCAACCAGCTTTACCTAGTAGACCAAAGCCGTCGGTGTTTGTGAGAGGACGGTACTTAGGAGCGTACGTTATTTCGCCCCAGTGCCAGCGGTCTGACAGACCATTGCAATCTTGTGAAAAGTTAATGTGCTCTACACTATTAACGTAATCCTTAAGGACCCAACGGCGTGTCTCTTCAAGCGGACGACCTTTGTGAAACTGCATGAAGTGCTTATCGGGGTGACGCCGTTTGATTTCATTGGCAACTGCCTCAATAAGCGAGGTTTTACCAGATGCGTCGGTTCCTTCTATAACTATAAACATTTGCGTCCTTTGTCATGTGTCGTGAAATTATATTACGTAAAGTGCGATTTAGGGTATAAGCTCTACCTTATAAATAGACTCAATTCCTTTATCAAGTTCTGCCGCATCTTGTAGAAGACGCTCGGCAACCTTAGTTAGATAGCGTGCGCCACCTTGGTCGTACTTGTACAGAGCCTCAAGCACTGCATTTGGATCTTCACTTACTTGCGCCCAGTAACGATACTTCTCAGGGAAAACCATCACCGCACTTTTTGAAGCATTGCATTCTTCACAAGGAACAGCGTCATCTGTAAGCTCAGTTGCATTTACCTCGCTAAGACCATAGCGCTTTACGAGAGGGCAGGCAGCTCCGTGGAAGATAACTGATACACCTACGCGAGAAAGAATGTATGAACCATTCTCTGTCTTGTAAAGTTCAAACTCAATCCAGCGTGTTGATCCACGACGCCATGATGAAGATTCACTTAGGAGACGCCCGTTGAACTGCAGAGTCCTGGCGCTATCCTTAACTTCAAACACTATTTTGTCTCTCCCTGTCGAACGTCCTGGTTGACTATATCGTTTACTTCCATGAGCTGAGTTAGATCCGCGCGGAGAGACGCGATGGTAGCCTCGTACTGCATAACAAGCTCACCAATGCGCTGTTGAAGGGCAATGATGACAAGTTCGTTCTTCGTCTTTGGGGCTTCAAACATGGCTATTCCGTTAGGGCAGCGCGTTGAGCCTCTAGGGCAGCAATCTGAGCTTCAGCCGTGGCAATAGTGTCATTGGCTCTTTCAATGTTATACGCACTTGGAGACGCGGATGCATTTTCTTCAATAATAGTCAGCTCAGCGTTGTACTTATTGAACATCGCATTCTTGATGTGGGACTCAATAACGCCGATCTTTTCTTCGTTGCTTAAGCCAATCTCAGTCATCATTTCTCCTTGCGTCTATTTAACGTCCTTGTAACGCTAAATTGTATCTTACATCTTGACTATTTGTATGTATTCTAACACGTTTCTTTTTGCCAATAAAGTGTCTTTGGCTCCTGTGTGCCGCAGGCTTTATCCCTGTAATTATGCTACTGTATTAAATGCACTATTCCAGTTTTCTTCTGTCATCTCGTTTCTAATCACTGACAGGTACGACGGGCCTTTAGTAAAGTACCAGTGCTCAGGCTCGGCAAAATGAAAAAATATCATTGCAACGTGATTTTCTTTAGGATTGGGAAAGTCTTCTCTCCAGTGCATTTGGTCGTTTCCATAGTAGGCAAGAGCCTGATTTGGATGAAGAGTATACGCTTTATTTTCTACCCATAGGTCCCACGGGTTCTTTTGATAGACGCACATGTCGATAGTGTAGGTACACGCGTTATCGTCCTTGTGCTTGTACAGACTTGCGCTTTCCCCCTCGTAGTGAGAAAAAAGAGTGTAAGTAGGCATGAGGTTTTCACTACCAAAAGTGGATCTAGCTAAAGGAATAAGCTTTGTAGTGTACTCCTTTAGTTCTTCCATCGTGTTGTCTGCAACAACATATCTAGAAAATCCTTGCTGATACTCAAAAGATTTATAGTCTGAGAACAGTGACTTTAGACTGTTAAAGTCGTCTTGATTAAAGACGTCATTTAAGACAGCAGGTTCTTTTACAAAAGTCACTATTCCCACCAACCAACAATTGCGTACCTTGTCCCGCTAACAACTGGATGAACTGTATGAGTATACACGTAGTTAGAAGGGAACATAATCATTTGATCCGCAACTGGTTTTATCTTTAGATTAAAGTTAACAAATTCTATTTCGCCACCTTCGTAATCTTCATTTAGATAGTAGCTCATGGATAAAGTTCTAGGGTACTGTTTCGAGTCATCATAGTGCTTTACGAAGTGATTATCTTTTCCATACTTTAAAAGTTGCCAACCTTCGTTTATCGTCCAGTGATGCGCCGAGTACAGAGACCTGTAGTCATCTACAGTTGGCAGTAGTTTTTCATCTATTTTTGCAGAAAGTTCTGTAAACACGCTCGGATTATTTTTGAACTCTGGGTGCTTATCGTACGATGGCAATGATATTGCAAAGCAGTCTCTGGCGCTTTTATTCACCATGCTGTCACCGTCAGCGCCGTCCGACTGTGAGGCTTGATACCAGCTAAGTTTCTTTTCAGCTACAAGATTTTCAATGTACGCAATTAGCCCTAAGGAGTCTCCCGTCACATTCGTATAAGAAATTATTCCTGGAGCTAGTTCTTCTCTACTCATAACCTACCACTTACCTAAAGGGCACTTAGAGACTTCAATTTTTGTTTTTGCCGTCATGAAGCAACCGCACTGCTTGCATTGGTTAGTAATACTTATAATTTCTGGGCACGCCACGCATATGCTCATTCTTTCTTCTTGCAACTCTTTACTAGCGTATCTTGTTTGCGGGTTTAGAAAATCTAATGGTGTTGATCCGTTTTTTTCTTTGTACTGCTGCCATCTACTTTTTTCCATTTAGTCCCACCCTAATGTAGGTGATAGCTGAGACATGTCTCTTCCATCAGTCAATATAAACTTTTCTCCGTCAAACTTTGATTGCAAGGCAAATGCGTATTTTCCGTATGGGTATTTATCCATGTCTACTACCTGAGGATTACTCAGTAGAACAGAGCCAAAATACTCAGAGGTGCGCAGCTCTTCTAGAATCTCTCCGTCTTTCATAAAGCGTACAGTTATGCCATCGTGCTCTGGGTACTGGTCAGAAATGTCAATAACTTCATCAGCTTCTAAAAATATCTTTGAGTGTTCAACTGTGAGGCCAGCATCATAGAGCACATCGCCGTCAATCACCCAACAAAGGGCGACGCCTTTTACGCCTTTGTACACAAATTCTATTTGTTCGTCCGTTAGCATCATTTCTCCCTACGTATTACTTTACTACTATAACACATATTGAAGATTTATTTCATTAGCATGTAGCAGGTGAGCATGCTGTTCCAGCTCCGCCAGACCAGCAATCAAATGATCCACCAAAGCCGCTTGGGCAACAGAAGCCGCCAGTAACCTGTGACCTACTGCATGTAAATAAGGTAGGCGTTGGCGTTGGTGTAGGTGTAGGCGTTGGCGTTGGTGTAGGTGTAGGTGTAGGTGTAGGTGTAGGTGTAGGTGTAGGTGTAGGTGTAGGTGTAGGTGTAGGTGTAGGTGTAGACGGCGCACTAACTGTTACGTAGCTAGATCTCGCAGTTGTAGAGCCTTTGCTGTTCGTTGCAGTAATTGCAATACGTAACAGGCTTCCATAGGTACCTACATAGAATGAAGGAGGTGAATAGGTAGCTCCAGAAGCGCCACCAATAGCTCCACCCACTGCCTCCCATTGGTACGCGTAGGTTCCGTCTGGATCCCACGTGCCCACAGCAGCTGCGTACGTTGTTGTTCCAGCAGTGCCTGATGTAGGAGTAACTGATGGAGCAACAGTATTGACTGGTGCTGTAAGAACCTTAGAAAGAACTACGTTTGACTCTGCCTCAGCTGATGTTCCTCCGGAGTTTGATGCTGTCGCAAACGCCTTAAAGTAGTAGGCAGGAGGAGCCGCGTCACCATCTGTAATCGTGTACGTAAGTGACGTTGAAGTAGTACTTGCTTTTAAGATGGTGCCGATAGCTCCTGGCACAGGAGGATTTGAGGTAGCTGCGTAAAGACGCAAACTGTATGACGTTGGTGAGTCACTCCACCCTGAAGTCGATGCTGTCAAAGTAGTACCAGCATACTGTGTCCCAGAAGGAGACAAGGTTACAGTTCCACCAGAAGGCGCACTTACTGGAGCATTAACTGTTACATAGCTAGATCTAGCGTCCGTGGACCCCGACCCGTTTGTTGCAGTAACCTTACACCGCAGCTGAGTTCCATAGTTGGTTACATAGTCAGAAGGAGGAGAATACGTGCTTGACGTAGCTCCAGATATACTTCCAGAGATTGCCTCCCACTGGTACGCGTAAACACCGTCTGCGTCATCTGGGTCCCATGAACCATTTGTTGTAGAGTACGTTGTAGTTCCTGCAGTTCCGCTTGAAGGCGTTACTGACGGCGCGGTTGTGTTGATAGGCGCTGGCTTATTAACACTTACAGACGTACTTGTTGACGTTGTAGTTGTTGAAAACGTAGAGTTTGTTGCGGTCACAACGAAGCGATAATAAGACGTAAACGCTGGCATATCTGCGAGCGTAAGCGCGTAAGTAACGGTGTTTGATCCGCCAATAGAAGGGTTAGCTATTGAAGTTGCTGACCCTATATTTGACCACGAAGAGTTGTCAGCTGACTTCTGAAATACGTAGGTAAGAGAAGTTGAGTTAGTCCAACGGTAGTTTGTTCCAGTAAGAGTTGAAGGGTATGTCGCGTTGTTGCGAGAAATTTCTACTCTTTGAGCAATTGAAGGCGAGATTGTGCCAGGAAAGAACTTTTTCCAGACTTGTACGCCTCCAGAAGATACCGAGACATATCCACTGTTAATCTTTTTCCAGACTTGAACTCCGCCTGATGAAACAGAGACATAGGCGCTAGTTATCTTCTTCCAAACATCGCCAGACGAGACGTAGATATCCATTTATATCTGTACTTTACGCTTCTCTTACAAGTAATACCGTGCCATTAGTTGTTCCCGAGCTTGCGCCTGAAGTGGGTTCAGTCTGTGTAATTCTTATGTTACGAGCAGCTTCTTGGCTTTCACCAGCGGCTCCATCAATGATAACGCCATTAGCGTTAATTCTTACTCCGTGAGTGCCTTGATTGAGCGCAATAGTAGTACTACTCATTGAAAAAGTAAGCGCTGTAGACGTTCCTCCTTGTAGAAAAATGCCATTTGGAGTGACACTTGACTCATTTCCGTAAATCTGCATATTTGCTCCAGCGCCGATTGAAGAACCAGGAGCGTAAAAAAATATGGTGTGTGAACTGACAGAAATTACTCCTGGAGCAGTGCCACTTCCGTAAAAAAGCATATTATTAGCTGAAGTAGAATTTAGCTCAATGCGCGGAGTAGTTGATTCATTCGCTGTTCGTATAATTCCACCAGTGATAGTTGCACCGCTAATAGTACTTCCGCTTTGAATACTGCCCTTAAACACAGCAGCCCCTGTAGATGCGCTAATAGAAAATGTTGCACCAGTACTAGAATTAGTACTTGTCGCATCAAAACCAGCAATTCCTGCAGAGTTCATAACAATACGTGCGCCAGTTGTTGCTGACGCCCCTGAGTAGACAGTTATACCGTTAGTGTTTACAGCAGTTATTTGATTACTAGCATTTACAATCGTGTCCGCGCTTGGCTGAAGCGACGCTATTGCCGCATTGTACGCAGACTGCGCCGCAGCTGAAGCAGCCGCAGAGTCCTGGGTTAAAGACCAAGCTGTGCCATCCCAAGTATAAAGTTTATCATTATCATTAGTGTCAATCCACATATCACCTACTTCGTAGGTTCCACCTGTCGGTTGAGCGTCTTGATAATACGTAGAATTTTTTTCGTCTGCTGTTGCTTGAGCTACAGGATCCGTGATGAAGACGTAATCTTCAAGGTTTTCGCTGTATACTTTCTGTCCGCCTGTATCAGGGTCAACAACGGTTGTTCCTTCTTTTAAGATATCTGGGTCAGTGCCAGAAACTACAGTCGTGCCAAAGGACACTTCAGTAGGCGTCACACCATCAACAACAATATTCTTTGCTACAACAGTGCGGTACTTAATTTTTTCAGCGGTAACAACGTTTCTTTTTAGTCGCTTAGCGCCTGGGCGCTTTTCGACAACGCGAATCCGACGCTCTACGTCTGATACAACCTTACCAATCGTCTTACGACGTCTGCGTCTGCTAGCCAATCTTGTCAACCTCCGGCTCTGTTACAAGAAGGAGCTGTACCGTTTCAGGAAAGCTTGGAACATCTGGAACTGACACCTTATATCCATCAATTTTTCTTACAAGAACTGTATCGCGTGGCTCGAGGTCGCTGCCAAGACGCATTCTTACAAACTCGTCTTCAACTACGATAGAGCACCAGTCTCCAGGTGCGTACTCACCAATCTTAGGAGATAAAGAGCCATTTACGCTAACTGAAATATCAGAGATAGGCGTGCGCATCTCTGCAAGATATCTTTGCGCGTGGTCGTATAGCGCTTCTTCATCACTTTCATCGTTACGTGATTCTTCTTGGTCAATAAGAGGCCAGCCATCAGCCAAAAGATCCGTCGCGCTAGCGACAGCGTACGGTTGACTTGCGTCTTCTCCAAGATCTGAGTCATTTCCAACAACAAAGAAGCGTGTTGCAGAGTCTTCTGCGTTCTCTTCCATCGTCATGCTAATAATACTGCCTGGGTACTCGAACACAAGCTTGTCTGCACCAAAACGACTAATAGGCGATACTTCTCCTTCTGTAGGAGGGTCTGGAAAGTCAATAGCCATTAGCACAAACTCACGAGCGAACACGGGAATGTTTCCAACGTACTCTAGGTGGCAGTCAATACGATACTCAAAACCTTTAACAGTGTCTGAGTACTCGTCAAGTGCTTCTCCAACATTCTTAAGCTCAAAGCCACGGTAAGAAGTATTAGGAACGTTTTCTCCGCTATACTCATCGGTAGAATAATAAATGTCAATATCAGAGTTACCAGGGAACGGGCCATACGTCCCAACGGATACAGTAGGAGTTACAGTTGCTGTAGCTCCAGTGACTGCAGTCTGTGGCATGTCAGTATCAGCAAGATCAAAGGTAAATGTGGTTGATGTAGGGGTCTCAACAATTACATGAGATGTGTCAAACACGGTAACTGGCACCTGTACAACAAGAGATCCTGTAGGCGAGACTGCAGTTGAAGGGACATTAGATGCTTGTTTAGCGTACGTCAACGTAGTAGTAGAAGGAACGTTGTCGATGTAGTAAACACCGTTGAATGTAGAATCAACTCCGGATATGGTAATGGTGTCGCCTATGTTTGCCCCATGAGCAGTAGACGTAGTTATTGTTGCAATATTAGCAGTTAATTGCTTATTACTGATTGCCACAGCCGACCCGTCTACGCCAGAGATGACAACAGTGTCTCCAATGCTAAAACCGTGCGCAGCTGACGTTGTAATTTTTCCAATAAAGTCAGTAATACTTTTAAAGGTAACTGTCTTTGTTGACGCACTAAGCGCTGTAGAGGAGACGTTGCTAGCGGTAATGTTTGTAGTAAACGTGGTAGCAGTAGGCGTAGCTACAACGTCATGAACTCCATTGAATGTAGAGTCAACGTTAAACATGGTCACAGTCTGCGTAGGTATTAGACCGTGAGGAGATGCAGTAGTTAGTGTAGCAATGTTGCTCGTAAGAGCTTTATTTGTAATAGCGATATCAGTTCTTAGCGCAGGCTCTATCTCTGTGTTAGGAAAGGTGATGCCGCTAAAGTCGCTAAGTATCTCGTCAATGAGCTGGCGTACGTAGTCGTATGTATCTACACGAACGTAGACAGTTACATCGATGTACTCGCCATTAGGAATTCCAGACGAGGCAATTGTGAACTGATCTGTCCCGTTAGCAGTGGACACAGTGTAGTAGTCATTATGCTCGTACATGTCTGTTGTAGAAAAAACAAGGCGCACAGGAGATCCTACAGGAAAGTCATACTCTAAGTTCTGTAATGTTACAGTTGCGGTTCCGCTTGATACGACAACGTCAGCTCCAAAGTCGTGAGTCCAAGTCTTCCATATGTTGCGGTGGTGAAGATAGCTTGTAAACTCTGAGCCGTTTACACTCAATGTTCTTTCAAGAACATCGTATGAGCGACTCCATATGATGCCACCCCAGATGCACACTTGGTCACGCACAATGTAGAGACCAGTCTTACCTGGCATTGTGCTATTATAAAGATCCATATGAGCAGTCTCCGGGATAACTGGGATAGTCCCACTAAATGAGCCAGCAGCCTTAATAGATCTCTCAAAGCTAACGCTGCGGAATGGAATTTCAGCAAGCACTGTATTGCTGAGCAGGTCAGTAGTAAAGTACCTGTACTCTGCGGACGTGCCGTCTGTCGCTGCCATTATTTATCCTTCGTCGTAAAAGTCGTTGAAACTATTGTATTCTATCCGAGCCAAGCTGAGCGGTAAAAAACTTCAAGAACTGCTGTCGAATTTGCGTTGCCATCATCATAGAAGCTAAACACATTGTCGCCTGGCGCAAGAAGAATCCACTCTGAAAGTACGTCAATTAACCCGCGCTTTCCAATCGCATCTCCGTTAAGTGCAACCTCGTGCTCTCGTGTGTCAACTTCAAGAATGTCAGGGCCAAACGTAACTGTGCCAGAAGCTCCAGTTGATGAAACGTTATTTGCTGTCTTAGCGTACGTTAGGGTTGTTGTAGTTGGAACTGTAAGAATTGTGAACGTGCCATTGAACGTAGAGTCCACACCTGAAACAACGATTTGATCTCCAGCAAGAAGCCCGTGCGCAGAAGATGTAGTCAACGTCGCAATATTGCTTGCAAGAGCTTTGTTAGAAACCGTAGGCGTAAGAACTCCGCGAAGGGATCCAATAATAGTGACTAACTCATCGGTGGTTCTATTGAATATAGAAGCGGGTCCAGTCAGTGGGCCAGTAACTTGAAGAACTACTGACGCATACGCTGTGCCAGTGTTTGTCACCGTGCCAGCCCCGCTTGCAGCAGGAGACACGCTTTCTCCAGGAATAGTCACTGAACGATAGCCTAACTCATGCGCCTCGTACCATTCGTACTTTAGAGGGTCTGGAGCCTTTAGTCCAATAGAGAACTCTGTGCGCCCACGTGCATTTACGGTCCTAATCTCCGGGCGCCCTGAGAGACGAACGTAGGACGCCTTGGTAGGGTTTTCATTGGTGCGTAGCCAATCGCCAACGTATACTAAATCTGTGTTCTTAATGAGCTTGTCACGAGCTGCGGCAACCTGCGAGGCACTAGGGGTGATAAACACTCCGTTAAGTGTAATTACGCGTGCGTTATAACGTCCACGTACATCGTACGAGCCATCACCGTATCCGCGAGGAATATCACGAACCTCTGGCTCGGGGTGCGTCCACCAACCTTCAATATCTGTGCAAACCCAGACAACACCGTCTTCATCAATTGTGTTAAGAACAAGGCTACCAAGAGAGATGTCAGCGTTAAGCTGCATACCTGTAATCTTAGGAAACGGAACTGGGCTAAGACCCTTATTAACTGCTGTTGTTTCATACGCCTGCGTTACATCGTCAAAGTATTCTTCAACGTAAGAATTAGCCTCGAAAAGAATGGCGTCAAGCAAAAACTTCTTAGATACTGTCCCTGCTGTAGGCTGAACTACTGAGATAAGTGCAGCCACAGCGTTAGCAGGAGACGTAAACACACCGCCAAGGCGAGTCCAGTCTATTCCGTTAACAATTTCAATGGAGGTAGTGTTTGAAGTAGATATAAGTGATCCGCCGCTGACAGCGGTGTACCAGGCAACATTGATTCTAAGTGTGCCAGTCTCTGAGTCTGCTGGAACTTTCACGTACGCAGATACTGCGTACGAGGTTGAAGCTGACACCGCGATTCGTGATGCAGTAACCGCACCTGAGTCTGACGCTGCAGCCTTTGTTACCTCAAGGCAGGAGGAGCCAAAGAAAGCGTCATAGGTAACACGCGCAATAGTACTTGAGCCAGTTAGTGACCAGCCTGTTGTATTTGTCTTAAAGGATGGATTAACAATTAGGTTAGTTCTAGCCATGCTATGCACCTCCACGGCGTAGTTGGAATGCGATCTGGCGTGAAACCATATTAGCAAGCTCTGATTCGTTCATACCTTGCGATGGGTATACGTTAATTGTCATTCCTCCTCCGCCACCAGAAAGCATCTGAATCATTGCCTTATCACGCTTTGATAATCCGTCTGGGTCAAGAGGCTCTACACGCTCTGCACGACCAGCTTCTCCGATACGTGCAAGAGTTCCACCAACAGAAGGAGAAATAATTCCGCCTTCTGCAAGCGCTGGGAATCCTAATGTAAAACTTGGAAGAGTCTTACCAAGTATAGTTGCTCCACCAATTTTTAGTTTTTTAGGCGCTACGTTTAGATTCCACCACTGCTTGGCGTTGTTCCATGCATTTTTTAGTCCGTCAATTAGCCCGTTCCAGACGTTGCCTAGTATCGCTTTCATGCTCGCGACAAAGTTTCTAGCTGATGTTTTAATATTTTCCCAGTTTTGCGCAATAGAAATAACTGCTCTTCCAATAGGGCCGGTAAGCGCTCCTATTACTGCAACCCAGTTTGCTTTTACCCAACCAATAAAACCTGTAATAATTTCTTTTACCTTTGCAAATGCTGCATCTACCGCTGTTCTAAACGCTTCGCTATTCTTATAAAGAAGAGCAAATCCCGCTATAAGGAGTCCAATTGCAAGAAGAATAGCTCCAACAGGGTTAGCGGCCAAGGCAAGACCGAACACTCGTAAAGCAGCAGCTCCGCCTTTTACTGCCGTAACAAACGCTCCACCAAGAGCCTTTGCAAGAGCAAGTAGCCCTCCGCCTACCGCTTTAAAGGCGGCAGCGCTCATGGCGTAAAGTTTTGCAGTGAATCCACCAGTTGTTAAAGTTGCTAATCTCTGAATACCAGTAAGTTTTCCTATGGTGCTTGCTAAGAAAATAATGTTTCCAGCAACAACCTTAAATCCAAACGCGGCAGCGCCAAATGCCAAGCCAAGTGCGCTAAATGTTCCAAATATTTTTGCTAAAAAGTCAAAAGCTGCTTTTACTGCTGGAATTGCTAAAAAGGTATTTAATGAGCTCAGCAAAGCGTTTAGAGTATTAAAGAAAGCAGTTATGCCGCCAGAAGAAGTAGTAAGCTCTGCAAAACGAATAAACGAAACTATAAAGGTTGCAAGAGCTGGGCCACCAGCATTAAGCTCCTTAAGAAGACCGCCAAATGAAGGAGCTGCTGTTTTAAGTATGTCAAAGAACTTTTTAACATTAGGATCTGCACCAGCCTTAAGAATCTCTTTTATAAACGCGCCAATGGACCCTAAGACTGCCTTAGAGTTTTCAGCCGTGCCTTTAAAGTAATCAGATAGCGCAGTTTGTCCTTCAATACTCCCAGAAAACTTTTCAAACTCTGCTGTGACGTCCTTAAAGTACTCGATGAGGATGTACCCGCCACCGCCAGGTGTAAAGTTTGCCCTGACAATATTGACAATTCCACTAATAGCATTTCCAAAAACTTCACCAATTTTTGCTGCTATATCTCCAGCCTTGTTGAAAAACTTTTCTAGCTCTCCATTTGCCTCAGCGGTGTCAAGGTACTTAGCCCACCCTGCAGTCTTGTCTTCTAAGAACTTATTAAACTTATTTGCAAGAGGTTGAGCTGAAACAAGAGTCGATAAGAATCCATCGTAAAGGTTAGCTGCTGATCTTGAGTAGCTTTCAATATTGATGCCAGCATTTCTAATAACTTGCTCTAGATCACCTATATTTTCGATATCGGTGATAGCATCAATGATAGTTCCAAAAGATTTTCCAATGCTATCGCCAAGCTCTTTGAGAACTGGTTTTAGTCCAGGAAAAAGTTTTGTACGAAGGTTTTCTAGGCCAGTCTCTAACTGAGGGAATAGGTCTCTTCCTAAGGCGTCACGCAATTCTCTAAGGGAAGGCATAAAGGTGCCGACCATATATCTAACAAAACTTTGTGCTTCTTTAGAGAGCCCAGCTAGTGCGTCTGCATACGCAGTATCGCCAGCGCCACCAGCTTTTGCTTTAACAAGAGCGTCTTCTGCTTCCTTCTGGTCACGAAGAGCTTCTATCTGACTTTTCTTAGCGTCAAGATACGTGTCTGTCTGCTTATAGACTTCTGTACCAGCTGCTGCTGCAGAGTCTCCAAGACGTTCTTGCTCTTTGCGAAGATCTGCGTTGCGGTCCTTAGCCTTACGCAAGTTGAGCTCTGCTTCTTGAAATGCAAGATTTGCTTCTCGGCGAGCACGAGAGTTAGGCGGTAGGTCTGACACACGAGCAAGAGTTTCGCGAGCTTTTTCTAGCTCAATGGCAGCTTTCTTTTCTGCAATAGCCGCGTCTTCTGCATCAAAGCCAAGTTGCTGTATTTCTTCCTTGGCGGCCTCAGTAGCTTTTGCAAACTCGTACTGTGCTTCTGTTACTCGCTCTGTTGCTCTAAGCAGCCTAATCTTAGCAGCTTGTTCAGCGTCTGCATCTTTGGCAGAGCCTTTTTGCGCTTTACTTCCTGCAGATATCGCTGCCCCAACACCTTTTAAGGCTGACATAAGCCCAATGGCAGCGATACCAACAGAGGTGAGTGCAGTGGCAAACACGATGCCAGCAGGAGCTGCTGCCAATAAAGCAGAAACAACTGTAGTTAATCCCCCAGCCAATGCGCCAAGACCAGATACTAGTTGCGAAATGATAGGTCCAAGCGTAAAGCCAGTTCTTACGAGACTTTGGAATTGCTTCCGTGCCGCAAGAGCTTGCCTGTCGAAGTCACTTAAAGAGCGCCCCATAGAGCTGCTCATTCCTTTGCCGAACCCTCGAGAAAAAGTTTCTCCTACGGACTTTCCATCTTTGTTAAGATCTATCCCGCTTGCTGCTTTACGAACGTCATTCTCAAAACCTGCTGTTATAGCTTTAACAACTATATAGGCATCACCGACTATTGCCATTTACTCACCTCCTTTCTTAATAGTTTAGTTTACTTATTTTACCTAGACAAAGGCTCGTCTAAGACTGCACCAAATGGTTTTGACATTGAAGCATCTACTGGCGTTGCGGGAACAAACGCCTTAGTTGGCCCCTTCAGTGGATTAAATGGGACTATAGCGTCATCATCTATAGGCTCATCAATATAGTAGTCTCCTCGAGCAGCCGTGTTCGTTGCGTTTCCAGAGGTGCCATACTTGTATGGGTACCCGTAAAAGTCTTGGTAGATAATCTCACGAGAAGCGCTACGTGCATCAGCTTCTTCTTTAGAACCGTAGCTTACATCTTCTTCCATAAAGAAATGAATAACGTCTAACATATCAGATGCTTCCATTTCTTTTAGATTAAGTCCGTTCACGAGAGCTTTTCCATTAATGTATGGCCAGAGATCAATCCCCCAAGTTAGGAGAGTTCTGGCTCCTTTTCCGGGCGTCCTGCGTACACCTCAACAAGCCAACCTGAAATTTCGCCAAGTGTTTCTACTGTTACAATCTTGTCTTCGCTCTCAAGAAGAGCCGAGAAACGAGTATAGCTCTCTGGCAAAAGAACTTGCTCAAAGAACATGTTGATTGTCTTTGCAGACTCGGCTGGATCTTCTCCACCTGAGCGAGAAACAAGATCAAGAAGTGTCTTGCCTTGAAGTTGTTCGCGGCAAGAAAAATCCTCACCGTGAAGCGTAAAAGTTACTGGCTCTTTTTCGCCAGCGTTTTTGCCAGAGCCAAAGTCTCTGTGTTTAGTCATTTTTTCTTCCTCCGTTTTGCGTTTGTGTCTTTATTAAGACGTTTGTCTTAATAGTTATCTTATCAAATAAAGGTTGTCCGCGAGGAACTTATTAGGCTTAGTTCCAGGGTGTCTCACCAGACGTGAATACACTATGCGACCTCTAGAACTAAATCTAAGCATCTGCGCTCTATCAGGAGTAATAATATGAGGTTTGGTTCCTTCATGGTGGGCGAGCGCGTAACTAAGCGGAGATCCTATAGTCATACTTTGGCCGTAGGGCGCTCTTGACTGACTCATAGATATAGAATTTTTTAGTCGCCCAGTGTCTACGCCAACTTGCGCTTTAGCAGCAGCTACGATAATTCGTCCACGAGAGTAAAGATGACGCCCGACAGGACCATAAGGGCTGTTTAAGGTAAAGTCTAACGTAGCTTTGCGAAATACTATCTTAGTTTGTCCAAAGCTTACGCCTACGCCACCGCCTCTAGGAGATAGGCCGCCACTTCCAACTCTCCCTGCACGTTGTATACCTCTACCAATACGCTGCCCAATGTATATAAGCGGGCTGTCACGTATAATTCCAAAAAGTGGCATTATGGCACGACCATAGTCACTTGCATAGCTGTTGTTTGAAAACCACCATCAAAACCTGAGCTATCAGCCGTAGCAATGACGCCCATTCCAAACTCGTCTGGCTCCCACTGGTCTAGTCTGTTAAGTAGACGCATGAACACCCACGCATCAACAACGGCTGCTTCAGAACCTTCTTGAATTTTATCTGCTGAAGGAGCTTTTCCATTTACGCCAACAACCGGGATCTCACGAGAAATAGAAATAGTAAGTACAGCGCTTCTCGGCATCGTGCAACGCTGAGGAGTGCCCGCTTGGTCGCCAGGGGTACCTAGGTAGACCTGCATGAAAGAAACAACAAGTTGCTCGCAATCAATGGCAGGCTCGCCTACGGTCCAAAACCTGCGAGAAGGTAAAGGAACATTGTTTTCTTCAAATACTTTAATGGTCTTATCGAGCACTCTGTCAAGAAAGACCTTTATGCTTAATGCGTCCTGTGACACCATAGAGACATCTGTTATTGGCATGATGTAATCCCGTCTATCGCGTATGAAAGTGTCTTATATGTCGTCTGAGCGCCCATAACTAGCCGCCTAGAGTGTACGTAGGGGTAGGGTCAGACGCTAGACGAAGTTTAAGGTTTCCAGAGGCAATATACACGGTTTCTATCTCATCAGGGTCAGATACGTCAGGCCGACTTGCGTATAAGTCCCAGGTTCCAGGGTCAGAGAAGCCTACGTAGTTGTAAGCCTCATCGTAGCTAACGGTAAGGGTCAAAGTATCACGTGATTCATTAGTAACAACGGCTGTTCCGGTGTCTGCAGTTAGCGTGACGTCGTCTACACGGTCAGCCTCAGCACGAGCGTACACGAACGTTGTAGTTGTAGGCACCTCAGTGATGTAGTAGCTTCCATTGAAGGTCGCGTTGATTCCAGAGACGGTCACAAGGTCACCAACAAGGAACCCGTGTGAGGTAGACGTTGTAAGAGTTGCAACGTTGTCGGTGAGTTTCTTAAAGGTTATACTTTTAGTGATGTCGGTAGTGATGGTGTTGATAGAAACTGACGTGGATTCAAGGTCCTTTGACGCAAGGCCAGACCAGTTACTAATTTTTAGGTATGGCACCCATGCGTTATTTGTTACAAGGAAGCTAGCGTTAAGCGAGTCAATGTTTACCTCAAGAGTAGCGCCTTCTTCTCCTGTAACGTACATGTCAAGGCTGCTTGCCGCAAGCTTAAGAGGCTTTGGAATATGACGACGTGCGCGTGGAACGTCTACAGAGAATACACGTGACTTAGTGCGTGCCTTGTCTGGGTTTGAAGACTTAAGGAATAGGTCAACAACGTACAAACCTGTGCGCATATCATCAATGAAGTCTTGGTTATCAAGGATAGTGTACGAAACGCCCTGGCGTGATACCGAGGTAATACGCTGTGGCAGCGCGCAATCATCAGCGCCTGACCAAAGCTTAATAAACTCCATAGCAAGAACACGAGCAGCGGCTCTTCCTGCTGCTGGAGCAGGAGATCCGTATGAGTATGTTACCTCGATGTTGCAAGGTGTCCATGGGACGCCAGAGCGCGCTTGTAAAGTTGAATGATCAACAAGGTAATAGCGACTAGGGTTAACAATCTTGCCAGTTCTATCACGAACTGAGTGGACCTGTGTTACTGGGCGACCGCGAAGTCGTAAGCGCGATGATGGAGACATTCCGTCTGTTGTCATTTCAGCATAGTCGTCAAATTCATCAAAAGGAATGTTATAGACCTGGCCATCTACAAGCTCGGCGGTATAATTTTTAGAAGATTGGCCTAGGCGGTATGCTCTAGAGGCGCAAATGTATCTCTCTGTGACGGTAACGACTCCGCCGTATTTTCTTCCAGACAAAGACCATAGAATCTGAGATGCAGTCTTGACCGCTTCATACGCATATTCATTATCTGCGTAGTCGTCAAGCTCGTCAGTGGTGACCCAAAGATTCGACACGTGTTTGTCCTCGTCTACTCGTCGTTAGTTTATTCTAATAGGGAAGCGGCATGCCTGTGTATACATGTATTACACATCGGCATGCCGCTCCACACTTGCTAATTAGGAGGTTGGATCCTCTGTTGACGCGATAATGAAGTCAGTAGGAAGATCAGCGTTGTAAACTTCATTTCCAGGAACGTTATACGCTGTTGTTGATCCCTGTGAAGTGAAGTCAGTCACCGCGCGAGCATCTGCAGTTACTAGAGCAGTACCTGCGTCTGAAGCAGAAGCAATTGTTCCGCTTGTTGTTGTTGTGTAGGTGAATGTTGTCGATGTTGGAACAGTTGCAATGGTGTATGTACCATTAAGCGCTGTGTTTGTTAGACCAGACACGACCACAGTATCTCCTGCCACTAAAGTGTGATCTGTTGAAGTTGTAATAGTTGCAGTGGCGCTAGTACGAGCAACGTTTGAGATAGTCTTTGAGATATCTCCGTGCCATGTGTAGAAGCCCTTGCGTCCTGTTGGAGCCCATGATGAACGAGCGTATGAGTATGGGCGCTCTGCAGCAACTGGGAATTCCCAGCGCTCATCGAGGCCTGAGCCAAACTCAGCGTTTCCAAGGCCGTAACCTTCAAAAGTGTTTGCAAGCATGCCATTTTCAATTACGCGATCTCCTGAAAGGCGAAGCTTGACATATGGGAATACCCAGTGGAAGTAAGGAAGTGTTGCTGCCTTCTTTCCATCAATGATTGCGAATGACCATGTCTCAATAGCAACACCGTTACCTGCAGGATCATCACCTGTTGAAGGAGATGACCAACCGATTGACTTACGGTCTGGTGAAGCATATGTGCCAAGGTTCTTACGAAGCAAGAGGCCACCAGATAGAAGCTGTGTTAGCTCTGTGTCTGGCTCGCAGATTGCAAGTTCCATTGTGATGCGCTTGAGAGTGTCAGGCGCCTTGTAAGTAACGCAGACGGTTCCGTCCGCGCTCTTCTCTGTCATTTCATCGCCTTCTTCGTATTCAGGTGTGAATGAAAGGCGCATAAAACCAGAGGTTGTATAGCTGTCACCTTCGCCGTTAAGGAGATTTCCAGATGCGTCAAGACGAGTTACTCGAATTGACACACCTTGAATACTCGCGGCGTATTCTTGAGTTGCCATTGTTTATTTTTCTCCTTATTACTATCGGCGGCTAGAGACTATTCTATGCCGTTAGATCTAATCTGACTGCGAGATGGATAGACGGATCAAAGTAAACCGCGGCTGGGCGGATTGCCTTAATACGCATATCGTTTTGATTTCCTGCCACATCGTAGCTCTGAGCTAGACTGTCAGCTACGACATCAACGTCGCCAAGAACTGTCTTGACTGTGCCAGTGCCGTACATCCATTTGTTTGTCGCTGACGCTGTTGCGCCTGTCACACCGTCTGGGCCTGCTCCAGTATAGCCTGAACCAACAATAATCTTGGTTCCGCTGATTGTCTGAAGGTGACCTGCTTCATTGTGAAAAATCATGTAGTTAGCTGCAAGAAGACCTGCAGTATCTTTTGTCATGTGAATGATACCGTTTTCTCCGGCTGGTGATGTATCTGCTAGCTCGAAGTCAAGAAGAGCAAGCGCGCGCTGAACAGATAGCGCAGTCGTGCTATTAACAAGAGTTGCGGTTGAAGCACTAAGTGCTTTGTTAGCGTGGCTTTCACCTTTTCTAATCTCGCCGCTCCAAAGCTCGCGCTCCATTGCCTTTTGAGTTCCACCTTCAAGTTGGCGCTTGACTCTTGCAACATAGTCAAGACCAGGGAAACCTAATGTTGAGCGAAAATCTTCTACTTCAATAAAAAATGGTTTAACTTCTATGTAGCGCTCAGGATCAGCGTTAGATACCAAAGATTGTGATGTATCATCAGTGTCGTCATAGTTGACAAGACTACGGATAGTTGTGTCCCACTCTTGTGAGAATCCGCGGACCCACTGATCTTCTTTTGACCGAGTATCAGGCTTAGCTACCGTGAATAGACCGAACTCCGAAGGTGTAATCTTCGGGGCTTCAAAAATTCCTGTGAAAGCCATGTTCTCTCTTCCTAATCTAAAATTTGTTTGTTTTGTGCGTATCGGGGGAGCCTGTTGCCAGACTCCCCCTCAACGACTATCGAATAACTATTAGTATTCGATTACTGCTGCTGTAACGCCACCTAGTGTGTCACGGAGAGCAGCTGCTGCACCGTTTACAGAGATGGTTGATGTTACCTTGAGTGATTCAACGCCAACCTTGGCAACGCCTTCAAATGTTTCAACGAACATCTTGTAGTCGTTTGTGCCAACGAGTGTTGAGTCACGGATGATACCGAGATCAAGTGTACCGCCATCAAGGAACAAGAATGTTCCTTCTGCGAAGAGGTACCAGACGAATGTGTCTGTGAACTCGTTCATTGCGTTTGCGCCTTGTGAGCCTGTAAGTGCTGAACCGTCGATTGTGTAGCATACGTTAATACCGCGTGCTGCCAATAGGCCTTCGATTTCGCCATACGCATTTAGGAGGTTATCTCCAGGTGCTGATAGAGCGAGGTCTGCTGCCATTGCGTCCTTGATCCATGCAGGAATAATTGCACGAAGTGGGAAGTCAGCTGGTAGACGGTGACGTGAGCGGTACGCTGCTGAAGCGCGGCCGATCTGCACTAGGAAGTCACGAGCAAGACCAATGATTGATGTTGATGTGACTGCTGTTGAAAGAGAATTCAAACGAGTAAGAATCTGGCCTTCAGCTTCGCGTGCGTGCTGAATAAGACCAAGCTCGTTGTGGCGAGCGATCAATTCAGGATAAGCACGTGACATAAGGTTACCAAACTGGAGCTGCAATGTTACAGCGTCTGTAGCAACAGTTTCTTCTGATGCAGCTGTGACTGTAAGTGAAGCCTTTACGTCAGTACCTGGGTTTGTATCAACAACGTTTGTCCATACACCGACTGCGTTGTCGTAGCTTGAAAGGACAGGAGGTGTGATGAAACGGATACCACCGCGGTCTGCCTGAAAACGTGGTAGGCAGTCACGGACTGGACGTACTGTTGTGCCGATACCAAAGATATCGTACTTAACAGCGAATGGTGCTGAGTGACCACCAGATGCAACAATTGCTTCTGGTGATGATACTGCCTGGATCTTGTTCCAGTTTGATTCTGCATCCTGTGTAAGAGTACGTGACTCATCATAAGATGTTGTGATAGACGCAACAATGTGCTGCTCTCCATCACCACCGTTTACACGGCGTAGGCCATGCAAACGCTTTGCCATTGCTTCTGCAACAGCATTCATGCTTGACAATTCGCTGCCAGCTGTGTAGCCAGGGATATCAGCGCCTGCAGTGATTGCCACTGGAGCTACTGAAGCCTGTGCTACTGGACGGCGATCTGCCGGTGCTTCAATTACTGCATCCGGTTCATTTACGGCGGCGGTCACTGGTGCCTCCTGATCTTCCTGCACGATAGGTGCTTCGGTTGTTGGTTCTGTTGATGTTACTTCTTCAGCTGATGCGGCGACTGCCTCAACGACTGGTGCTTCTGCAACTGCAGCTTCTGCTGCAGGCTCGGCTGGTGCTTCTGCTACAGCTTCTTCAGCTACAGCTTCTGCAGGAGCTTCTGTTGCTTCAGCAGCAGGAGCCTCTTCTGTTGAAAGCTCTGCAGCAGGAGTTGCTTCCGCAACTGCCTCAGCTACTGGAGCTTCTGGTGTTTCTGTTGAAAGTTCTGATGCTGTGTCCACAGCAGTTGATGCTTCTGTCATAGGCTTTTCTTCTTCCTTTTCTTCAGCTGGTTCAGACTTAGGCTTTTCAGCTTCGTCTTCCATAGCTGGGGTTTCTGTTTCGCCTTCTACAGGCATCTCTTCTTCTGTACCTTTAACGCGCATCGCGGCTTCTGCGGCGCGTGTTGCAAGCTCTTGAGCCTGTGCCTCGCGACGAGTTACTTCACCACGAACGGTGTCAAGCATGTCAGCTAGAGATGTCATTGCATCTACTGTCTGCGGAGTAGGATCTTCTTTTTCAACCGTCTCGAATTCGCTTACGATGGTTGTTTGAAGCTCGGTGACTTGTTCGTCGCTAAGCTCAGACAACATATCGAGCTGTTGTTTGATTTGGTCCACTCTGTCCCTCCTCCGGGCCAGTCATGATGAACAAGATTAGTTAGTTCATCTCGCTTATCAGTCCAAGGCCGAGGGACTCCGGACGCACATTGTATGCGTGGAGGCACTCCACCCGAATTGAATAATATATTAGTTCTTAAGTTAGGAGTCGGAGAAGCTTACTCATCTGAGATGAAACCTCAGACTGAGAGTAATAGTCTCCACCTGACATGAACGACTTGAGATCTGTAGTCGCCTCATCAGCATCCTTCTTTCCGATCTTGTTTTCCACTCGTGAAATCATGTCTTTCATGAGTCCTTTAAGTGCCGGAGGAAGATCGCTGTAGCGAACCTTCTCCGTATCGCTACCGAAAGGCAGTGGAAGGTTAGCAATAACTCTTCCAAGTTCTCCTGCCGAGGAGCGAACATTTTCTAGTGAGTCTTTGTTAAGAGAGCCCGCATCGAGTCTATCAATAATTGAGATAAGGTCTCCGGCCGAGCGAGCAGCTTCCATATAGTTTCCTGCATCGTCAAGGTTCTCCGTTTCTTCTATCTTCTTGATAGCATCGTCAAGACCAGAGTCTCCTAGGTCTTGCTTAATACGTGCTAAAACTGTGCGAAACTTACCTTTTGCATCGCGCGGTTGAGTGTCAGGGTTATATTTACCCTGCTCTTTGACCTCAACCGCTGGTGCTTTTCCCGCTTCGTTGGTATCCTCAGGCATGATAGGTGCAAATGAGGCTAAGCGTGAACGAAGATCGTTGAGATCTTCTTCAATAAGTGATGCAGATGCCTTCTTCCATTTATCTGGAATTAGGTCCGCTCGGTCAAGAGAACGTGCGCGCTTCATAATGTGGCGGCGAACTGCTGCTCGCTTGCCTGGCTTTGAGCGGCCGTACGCTTGAATTGAATCCTTAAGAGAATCAACATTTGTGATTGGGTAGGAGCCATCAGGAAGAGCCTTACCTTCCTTGGCAAGCTTCTGACGCTTCTCACGGGAGATGTATCCAAAGTTGTCGTCGTAGCGAGGCTCGCCATGGATACGCTCGTATGCGGCGTCAGCAGCTGCTGAAAGCTCAGCGGCCTTTGCCTCACGAATAGGCGCGAATTTTGCGCGAGCCTCATCAGCCTTGGCTGAAAGCTCTGCATTTTCTAACTGCTCAAGTTTGTGTACACGAGCAGACAGTTCTGCGACAGGATCTGATTTCATGCGTGCAAGTACATTTGCACCAGCGGCAACAAGCGCCATAACGGCTCCTGAAGCGACGCGTGCTCGGGCAATTGGGAACCCTGGCACGTTTACCTGGCAAACCGCAACAAGTTCAAGCTGACCCTTAATTGGGCGCCAGTCACCAGATGGTGCTGATGCGCGAAGGGCGCGAACTTGCTCGGGGGTTGTACCTGGGCGTAGTGCTCCAGCAACCCAGATGCCGTAGGCATCTTCTCCTGCATGAACGTCTGCGATTGCTGATGCTGTGTCGTCATAGTGACGTACAGCTTCTGCGGCTGATGCTTCTAGTGAAGCGTGGCCACCAGCGAGTGTTAGCTGACCGACAGGAACATCAGTTCCGTCCTCAGCACGAACAACACCTGTGTGGAAATATGCGTACTTGCTGCGGCTGCGTGGTGGCTTGGTTCCAAAGCTCATTCCG